CACGTTCATTTCACTTTCTCTTTTGTTACACATACTTGACCTTTCACATATATATCATTTTCCCTTTTAAATTCACTTTTAAATTATCTTAAAAAAAAACAAGCCCCGAAGGACTTGTCTTTTTTCCTTTCTTTAATCCACGTACTCCTTGTAATTGTACTTTTCCATTATCTCCTTGTTAAATTCACGCCTACCCTCACAATGCTTCCTAAATATCGTCTCCACTACATACTCTCTATCATACTCCCTTTCTTTCATCTTTCTCACTGGCACAAACTCCCTTGCATTCACATTCATCCCATTCATTGATATCATATACGCATTCATATACGCATTCATATACGCATTCATACTTAGACTTGTACTCATACTGTCACATACCACCATATTTACATTTTTAATTCACTTTTTAAAGTACCCAAAACGGTTTCACCAAAAAAAAAACAAGCCCCCGAAGGGACTCATTCTTTTTTTTTTTTTGTTTTCTTTTTTACACATTTTTTTGCTTTTTTCTTTTTTTAAACTTCACACAACTACCGCTTACTCTTCATCTTCAACTCCCTCCGCTTCCATGATTCGCTTCATCAGTACAGCTCGAGTTCCAGTCGTCGAAAGATCTCGCTCTTTGCATAGATTCTTCAACTCTGCCACTGAACACTTTTCAAGATCAACCTCCTCTTCAGCTTCCTCTTCAGCTTCCTCTTCAACTTCCTCTTCAACTTCCTCTTCAGCCTCCTCTTCAGCAACTTCCTCTTCAACTACAGCTTCCTCAACTGGTGCTGACAGACGCTCCAGTAGAACTGTCTTTGTTCCTGTCATCGCAAGCTTGCGCTCCTTGCACATCGCCTTTAGCTCCGCTACTGTACACTTGTCCAATGACTTTTCCACTTCGGAGACCTTCGCTGACACCCCCTTTTTCGCCTGCTTCTTGTATTCCTTGATTGTCGCTTCAATCATACCCTTTAACTTCTCAAACTCACTGTCAGTTTCCGGTTCCTCAAACTCCGCCAATGACTTTGCATTCATCTTTTCCGCCTTCTCGTTAAATGCCTTCTGCTTTGCCTCACTCAGTTTCTTCCACATTCCACCCAATTTCGCCATTATCTCTCCCGGCGTTCCATCCATCCCCTTACGTGACTCCATACTAAATACATTGTAACCTGATACCTTCTTCGCCTTACTCGCATTCGCCTTACCCGCCTTCAATACCACCTTCATATACTTCATCACTTGAGACTTCTCGTTGTTTGTTGCTGACATTCTTAATTTACTTTGTTCTTACTTTTGACATAAAACCTTAAATTCCTTTTTAATTCACTTTTTTTCCACAGCCTTTTAAGAAAAGGCTAACCCAAAACAACACGGGGGCTTTCGCGCCCCTACTACGAACAAACAAGGGTTAAGCCACCTACCTAATGCAAAAAAGCCCAAGTACTTACACTTGGGCTTCCTCACTTTTCAAAATTTTTAATAACATATTTCTTTTTTGTTATTTACAAACCATTCTTTAATATTATCACTCATTTCATCTTCCAAATCTTCATACATTTCTTCACATATTTTAAATCCCAACTCTTTTAAAAATTCAAGAAACTCAATATTTTCTGCATAAACTAAAATCCAACCTTCATTATAAAAGTAAGAAATATCCAACATATTTTCAAATGCATATAATGTAAAATTACATATAGCTTCTACAAATACAATTTTATCTCCATTTTTTGCTAGATTACAAAAATACATGGTCGAAAAATTTTCAATTGCTGTCATCACAAAAATCTTAATATCCTTTTATAATTCACTTTTTTTCTAATAGGGATTTTACCTTTAATTTTGGTGATACTACAACTTCAATTTATAATTAAGTGCGTTTTAATTTAAAACTAATAATATTTAATAATTTAAATGGAAGAATACAAAATACCTTTGAAAAATAGAAAAAAAGAAATTGTAGATTATACTTTTGTATCAAAAGAAGATTTCGAACATCTTAGCAAAATTAAATGGTATTTATCTAATAAATATGTTGTAAATAATACTTCATACAGAATGCATAGATATATAATAATACAAATTCTTAAAAATAATATTGATTCGCATACATTTGTTGACCATATTAATAATAATTCTTTAGATAATAGAAGAAAAAATTTAAGAATTGTAACATGTACAGAAAATTCTAGAAATAGAACAAAAAAAGTAAAAGCAACTAGTAAATATTATGGAATTTCATTTAATAAAAGAGATAATAAGTTTAGTGTTAAAATAAGATATGATAATAGTATATTATGTGCAGCATTTGATAACGAAGAAGATGCAGCTTATCAATATGATTTATGGATTAAAAAATATAATATTACATGTGCCAAATTAAATAATATAAAAAAACCTGAGAATTTTATAGAATATAAAAAAAAAGAAAAAATAGATAATCTACCAATAGGAGTGTCAAGAAATAGAAATGATCCAACTAAGTATGATGTAAGATTTCATCAAAAACGATGTGGAAAATTTAATACAATTGAAGAAGCTTCAAATAAATATCAAGAATTATTAAAAAAATATAATGAGAATAATTTACAAAAAATTTTAAATAAACCGATTGTTAGAAATAAAGATAATCAATGTATAATAGAATTGTTTAATAATCAAAAAGAAAAAGTCGGAGAAACTATTGTTGATGAAGACATTTATTATAAATTACAAGAATTTTCTTGGTGGTATAAAACAAAAATTAAAGGCGGATATGTTTTAGGTAATGTTAATAAAAAAAATATACTACTTCATCGTTTTATATTAAATTATTATGGTAAAGATGTTGTAGATCATATTAATAGTAATCCATTAGATAACAGAAAATGCAATTTAAGAGTTGTTACAAAAAAACAAAATGCCATGAATGTTACAGTTTGCAAAAATTCTACATCAAAATATATTGGTGTTTGTTCAATAAAAGAACGTAATACATGGTCTGCTCAGATTCATGTTAATAAAAAAAAAATACATTTAGGTACATTTAAAAATGAAGAAAATGCTGCTAAATGTAGAGACATAGCTACTAAAAAATACTTTGGTGAACATGGTAAACTTAATTTTCATTAAATGGAGGTGTACCCATGAATACGCAAGATTGACATCTAAATGCATCCCCCTTTGAACAATTTCCACATGCACTTTTAAAGTTTGGATCTATTACTGCTCTTTTTTTTCTTGTTTTCAAATCTGTTACATAATAAATGGTTGGAACTTTTTGAGTATCTGTGTTTTCAGATTCAGCTCGTCCGCATGTACAATTTTTACATGCTTTCTTTTTAGGTGGGCATATAGTTTTAGTTTTAATAGGTGGAAGTAAGTCTTCATCTGATAATAATGAGTCCTCATCAATTAAATCTTCATCTCGGATGTCAAGGTCATCAAATTTATATTGTGCAGGTACAACAATAGTTGGCCACGCTCCTGGAATTGAAACATTTTCTTCAATTAACCCCTTGATCATAAAATCACCTTCTCCATAATCTTGTTTGTATCCAAGTTTCTCGTAATAATTCTTTACACCATTACCTGCAATAACTGATATCTTTTTATAAGTGTGTTCTTTTGCAATTTCTTCTGCTTTTGCCATTAGCTTTTTACCAATACCTTTGTGCTGAGATGCATTCTTTTTGTTTTTGTCAACTTCAACTAAATTCCCATATACATGAAGCTCTCTAATTAATGCACAATCTTTTAATTCTGGAAATGTTTGTATGTCAGGTTCACAAATACGAAGTCTACAAAATCCATAAATAGTTTTTAGATCTGCAGATTCATATGAAATGAAATACTCTGTAGCTTCACTTGCATTATATTTTCTAATTACAATTACACCATCAGAATGTTCTTTGCCTTTAACTTCTCTGCATCGAATACATTTGCAATATTCTCCTTGAGATTTTAGTATATCAGCCAAGTCATTACGTAAGCTTGGATGATCACTGCTTGCTATAATGTAATCTGATGTAATGTCTCTAATTACACGATTCAATCTAATCCATGGTAGCATATTCTTTTTAGTGTCTAGTAGCAAATTTTGCAATTCGATTGGATTGTATGGAATGTATTCTCCATTTTCATACCATTTTGCTACTTCTGAATAAGGAACTACAGCCATACTGTATATTTTCCATTGATCCGTTTGCAGATCTGGTCGTTCAAGAGTGTATTCTTGAATAATTTCAGATGGTTTTGATGTAAACCAATCGTACCAACTATTGTATTTATAAGACTGCTTTAGATTATTTACCTTTAGAAAATTTTCTAAAAACATATTTCTATCTATTTCAGGAGTCGAATCTGGAAGATTAGGCATTAAATGAATATCTACTTTATAACCACTATTTTTTAATAATTTAATGGCATTTATTGTTTTATTAGTTGGACATTTTCTATTAATTTTTTTAAGCAGATGTTCGTTAATATGTTGCACGCCTAATTGAACTCGTGTACAACCATACATACGAAGACGTTTAATTTCTTGTCTTGTAATTGTATCAGGACGCGTTTCTAATGTTAAGCCAATAACACGTGCTTCCGTATTTACATTTATTCTTTTTTCTTCATTTAAACTTAAACGAGGTCTTTCTTTTTTTGTAAAAACATTTGCTGCATAATACATATCTCTAATAAATTCTTCACGATATTCAAGTGGATAACTAGACCAAGTACCACCTAATACAATAACTTCTAATTTATCAATTATATGTCCTATTTTATATAATGCTTGCATACGATCATGCATTTGCCTGACTGCATCCCATTCATTGCGTGTAGCGCGAAGTACACCTGGTTCACTTTTTAAATAACTTCTAGGCATACCTGGTTCGTTTGGGCAATATGAACATGACCAATTACAGGAAAATGGCTGCTTTACACGCTCTCCTTTTGAATTTGTATATTCTGGATATGGACTTGTAAAAATAGTAATTACTAATACACCACTTTGACTACGACCTTTCTTTGTCTGTAATAAAAGTCTAATTAAATCATCTCTTTCTAGTTCACCGCGATCAATTAATGTATTATAAATTTGATATAAAAAACTTTTAGATTCAGTATATTTATATTTAGATTTTAATTTGTTAAATTCAGAATTAGATGTTCCTTGACTGTACATCTCAGGATCTTCAAGTAATTCTAGTAGTAAATTTTTGTATTTTATAATGTCATTTTCAGTTGGTTTTTTAAATTGTCTTTGATTTGATACATCGTATTTAATATTAAGTTCTTCTATATCAACTATGTTACGCGTACCACGAGGGCAATTGTCACACATATTGTTATTGTAAATATTACGATGTTATTTTTATTTTCATTTTTAAAAATGATTTTAAAGTAATATTTAACTAATTTAATGTTATACAAAGAAGAAAATTTACAAAAATATATTGAAACAGTAAGTAAAATACATAATAATAAATATAAATATGATAAAGTAATATTAAATGGATCTAAGGTTAAAATTAAAATTATATGTAAAGATCATGGATTATTTGAACAATTGCCCTATGTACATTTATCTGGTAGTGGTTGTAAATTATGCGCAAATAAAAATCACTCCGAGTTATTAAAATTATCTCTAAATGAATTTATAAATAGATCAAATATAACACATAATAGTAAATATGATTATTCAAATTGTATTTATATAAATAATACAGTTAATATTGAAATTATTTGTCCATTACATGGTTCATTTTGGCAAGAACCAAGTTATCATTTAATAGCCGGTGGGTGTACTACGTGTTCAATAAGACCTAAAATTGATACGACTGAATTTATTAAACGAGCTATTATATTACATGGAGATAAATATAATTATTCTAAAACTATTTATAAAAATAGTTATAGTCAAGTAATTATTAAATGTATTGATCATGGAGCATTTTCACAAATTTCAATTAATCATTTACAAGGTAAAGGATGCCCTCAATGTGGTTATAGTAATCAATTTTCAAAAGAATCTATTAATTGGTTATCATATATTGAAAAATCACAACAAATCGTTTTACTTACAGCAGTAAATAAAGGTGAATATGTAATACCAACTACAAAATTTAGAGCTGATGGTTATTGTAAAGAAACAAATACTGTTTATGAATATTTAGGAGATTTTTACCATGGAAATTTAAAAAAGTTTAATGGTAATGAGATTAATACAAAAATAGGTCTTACATTTAATCAATTATATAATAGAACTGTTAATAGACGTAAAATTATAGAAAATTTAGGCTATAATTATATTGAAATTTGGGAGTATGATTGGAAATTAGCTATTAAATGGGTTAAAAAAATCCAACGATTATGGAGATCCCTTATTTTTTTGAAAAAATAAGTTTTATAAGGCTGGATTTTTAATGTTTAATCCATTTTAGATTTAATAGTTTTGGGGTACTTGTTACGGTATTCTGGGTCGCAGTTACTTGATAAACATGGGAATGAACCGTTTTGATCCATGTATTTTTGTAATGCCATTGATTCATAACTATGAAACGTTTGAGGAATTATGTCCATCTTTGTTCCAAATACATCCGCTTTTACTACAGTTCTTGGAATGTTGTAACCATACATTTTTACAGAATGACCAATTTGTAGATAATTATTAAATATTTTGTAAATATTAGAATTTGTACTTGAACTCGACAAGTAATGACCTGATAAATATCCATTTGTTCTACCAAATAATCCATTTCTTGTACCTCCAATTTTTACTATTTTATCTTCCTCTACGCGACGCTTTTTGGATCTAAGTGAAACACACTTTTGATCACTAATTGTAAAGATGTATAACCACTCCAACTTTTGCTTCCAAAGTACATTATCAATTGTCTTTTCAAATTTAATTGAAGTCTTACGTGTAGAACTAGAATCTAATGTTACATCTGCTACATGATTAAAATATCTTGATAAACTAAAATCAGATATGTCTAACTCTTTGCTTAAATTTAAAGCCGCCTTGGACTTTGAACTTGTACTTGTTTGTCTTACATTTCGTGAATAAGGCTTAAAAGCAACTCTACTAGCATTACGTAACAACATTTAATAAATTTTGTTTTTATTAAAATCTCAATTTTTTTATTTTATTTTGGGTAAGCTTTTTCCTTATTTTTAATTAACTAAAGCTAATTGAAAATTTACAAGGCTAAATGTCAAGGTAATTTAATGGTAATGTAGGAAGATAATACTTATTTATTGTACTTATACAACTTGTTACTAACAAGTCTATATCTTTTATTTTTTCAGCTTTACCTATAGTGTCAATTTTTACTATCTTGTTCTCTCTACAATTCCAATTTCTATTTATTACTAAAAATGAATCATATACAGTTGATAATGATATATATTTTAAAGAACAATCATTTGATATTAACCAATTTAATAATTTAACTTTTGTTCTTCTCTTTTTAACTGATATATCTGATTCTATATTTATATATAGATTCTCATTTACATCTTTAAATTCTTTGTACTTTGATATACAAAATACATAATAATTGTTTATATCAGAATATACACTAAATAAATATTCGTTTGAATCGTTGTATAACATTTTAAATTCATTTAGTGATGTATCTAATTTATCAAATACTATTATTATTAAATTAGGAAATGACATAATGTAAGCCGATGTATTTAATTCTTTGTAAATAATGTACTCTGGGTTACTCTTTATAATCATATTATTTATATAATTCTTCTTATTATTATACAAATATATAGCTGTATTTATAGTACTTCTCCAATCACTATTAAATGTAAATTTATCTTGGTTTATCTTTAAATATTTGTTCAATTTTATATTATTCTCTCTTGTAATTTTTAAAAATAAATTGTGATTACTATTGTCACGCCTTTTTTTAAATGACTCCATCTATTAGTATAGCTTTTTAAATTAATTAATTTCATTTAATTTCTAAATAAAATTAAAAAAGTTTTACTGTATAATTAATAAAAATAACGGTATTACAGAGTATTTGGAAAATTTAATTTACCATATTTTCCAAAATGTTCTTTAGTTGCTACATCTCTACTTTTAGCTGCATCAATTTCATTCTCAAAAATCCCTAAAAATATATTTTTATTATTAATAGTTATTTGAGAACGCCATTTATTATTATAAGTTAATGATACACCTATATATTTAGATGATGAATTTTTATTAAAAGATTTGTTTCTACTATTTTCAGATGGAGTAACTATTCTTAAATTACACTTTCTATTATCTAATGGATTATTATTTATATGATCTACCATATTATCACCTGTATATTTTAATATATACCTATGTAATAAATTATGAGTTTTATCTTCTATTCTTCCATATGCATATCCATTCGGTTTTAATGACCAGCCAAATTGTATTAAGTAATAATAATTATCTTCATCAACTATTGTTTCTCCTACTTTTTCTTTTTTTCTATTAAATAATTCTATAATTGGTTGTCCATCACTATTTCTTTTTATTTTTTGAGAAAGTCTTTTATTAATTAATTCTTTTTCATATGATTCTTTTATTTTAACTAATGCTTCTTCTGCTTCTTTTAAAGTTTTGAAATTTCCAGTATAACCATTTTTAAAATATATTCTATATTTACCAGTATCTTTTCTTTGTATTATATTTTTTGGTAATTCTCTAATATCCTTTTTATATTCTATAAAATTTTCTGGTAATTCTATATTATTTTTATTAGCATATTTTATATTATATTTATCAACCCATAAATCATATTGATATGCTGCATGAATTTCATTATCATAATATGCAAATAATTTAGATTTATCTAGTAAAATAATAGTAGTCATAAATTTATCTGCATTCTTTGTAACTCCAAAATATTTACTAGATGCATTTGTTGCTTTTATTTTATTCCTATTATTTTCTGCATGTGTTACTATTCTTAAATTTTCTCTTCTATTATCCGCTCTATTACCATTAATGTGATCAATCAACTCTTTACTGGTTAAATTTTTATTACCAACTAATTCAATCATAATAAATCTATGCATTAATATATTTTTATTATCGGGCCTTCCTTGTGCATAATTATATAGTGTCCACCAAGTTATTTTATTTAATTTTTCAAAATCACATTCTGATACTAATATTATTTCACCTTTTTTAGTTTTTATTTCCATTTTATTGTAGATACGTATTAACAATAAAATAATTTTTAACTTTAAACTAATTATTTTTAAATTCTTTTTCTTTTTGATAACGTTCAGCTCTTTTTTTTAATAAAATTTCTTTATTTTCTTCATAATATTTTTTAGTTCTTTGAGGATTTGTATATTTTTTAAGTTGATCTTTTAATTGTTGATTTTCATTTTTCAAATTTTCTATTTCAAGCTTTAATTCGTCCATTAATTAGTTATATATATTTTATTTTTAAATTAAATTTTTATAAATAATAAAAATAGTGGTATGAGGCTACTCCAGGCGCACCAATAACGCCCAACATTTGTATTTTTATCATACGCTACAAAAAATGTAACAAAATTTATAGCTACAACTATAATATTTACTGGATATGATATATTTTCATATGCTAATAAACCCAATAAACATACAAATAACAAATATACTATAGTATTATTATTTTTAGAATTCCATTGCCAATAAAGTGTACTCTTACCACTTGGTTCAAGTTTTTCTTTTGTATAGTCAATTTTGTTGTAAATGGAGATACTGTACATTAATGCTACTATAGAATACACTAACAGTAATACTCTTGAATATTCGCCAAGTTTACCATTAAAATAATATATAGCTAATGCAAATACAATTGGCTGAAGATGATTAACTATCATAGCGATCTTTGTAAATATAAAATTAATTTGTAAAGCTGTCTCCGTCGTAGGGGGGCGGAACCCCCGCTGTGTTTCCCAAAATATCCAATCAAATAATTGCATTAATCCCACAAACCCAAAAAATATAGCTAATATTTTATTGTCTTTAATCTGTGAATTATATAATATATAACATGTAATTACATTTATTATAAAGTTATTTCTTGATACTTCTTTTGAATAACACATTCCTATATGTATTAAACAAATAAATTAAAAAAAAAAATTACCAAGGATTAACTCCAAGGTAATTAAAAAGAACTAGATCTATTCTTTTTATAAACTACTTTCTACTTTTTCTACTTTTTCTACTTTTTCTTTTTGATTATATATTTTTTAGCAATTGACTTTGGCATTTTAATAATTCTATCAAGTTTTTTTTGTTGCTCATCTGTTGACAATCCAGATGTCATAATATCTAAAATTTGATCTGATGTGTTTGTGTTTGTATTTGTATTTGTATCTGTGTTGTCTTTATCTAATTTTAAATTCTCAAACTTTTTATTAAGTCCTTCTGATTTTGTTTTCTTGGTAGCACCTTCAAGCATAGCCTCTGCTTCACGTCTTTTTTGTTCTCTACGATAAGCATATGTATCTTTTGAGATAGGATGCGCTTTTTCCATAGAGTTCATTAGTTCTGTAGCTTTTTCTAATTCTTCACCTTGCAATACAAATCTATTAAGTAGTTCATCATATATATTTTGGAAATAATTTTTAACTGAATTATCTGGAAGTTCTCTAATAGCATATGGAGCTCTGTGTAAATTTTCAACAATTAAATTCTTTACTCTTGGGTCAATATTTTGTACAGCCCAACGTTCATTCATCTCTTGTAAAAGTCTATTTACTTTATACATACGATCCCACTTGATTGGATATTCTTCTTGAGGCAACTCCATTTCTCCATTATTTATTTTTTGCAGTTCTTGAATATTTATATATACTCTTTTTACTGGAAATTCATCATTGTTATTTGTTCGGCGATAAGTATAAAATGTACTAGGGATTTTTGAACCAGATTTAATTGCAGCATCTCTTTCATTCTCATTTTTATAAACAGATAAGTGTTCATTTATTTCAAGATTATTTCCGCGTTCTTTATAAACTCTAGTAGGACCAGTTTCTTTACTATATACCATTTCAGATGGACGAAGCATATTTAAAGAATTATCTAATACTTTACCATTTGAAAATACAAATGGCTTTATTTTATTTAACTTATTGTAATCAGAATCAATATTTAAACCAAGTGCTGATTGAATCAAATTATCACACTTTTTCATCATCATGTATGCTAATCCTTTTACATTTTTTGCTTCAATTAATTTTTTAATACTAGAATAATTAGTCTCAGTATCAAGTAATACATTATCATCAACTTGAGACATTACATCTTTTTCATACAAGTATACATTATTATTTACTAACATATTTGTATATATTTCTAGAGAAAACTGCTTACGATCTCTAATTCCACTCTTGATGTATTCATAAAACATTATACATGCAACAATGTATCTAATGTATTTGTTATCTGATACATTTAGATTTGCAACAAAGTATTTTACAACGCCGTCAACTTTTTCCATTACCTGAAATATATCTACATCAAGCTGAACTCCAACTACTTGAATAATTTTTTTTATAGATTCTTTATACATTTTTTGTTCATCTGTTAATGTTGATACGTAACTAGTTCTTTCATTGTCCTTGAATGAATTTACATAATCTGGATCGTCATTGTCTTGCTGCTCTTCTGGTTCATTGTATTGTGTTACTTCCTTTTCATCACCGCCATCATCATCTTGCTCTTCCGTCTCTTCTGTCTTTTCTCCAATAAAATCTTCTTCTTTTAAAGGTACTTCTTCATCAAATTCTTTGATAATATTAAATCCATTATTATACTCTTTAATGTCATTTGAATTAATTGTAAAAGTAGTACCACCATTTTCTTTTACCTCAAATTCATTTCCAGTTGCACTTACAGAAACAACTTGCACTTGCATTCCATTTTTCAAAAACAAATCAATATACACAATGTCATTTATATTTACATTATAATACTTTTTATTATATACAATTGTATCAACCGTTGCTTCTTGATATTTACCATAATAAGACTCTTCCCTCGCATACATACCTTTTGTTACAACAACTAATCCAGACTCTTTATCAATAACTCGAAGATTTTTTAAAGATACAATTCCAGTATTATACTTTTTACACAGAATGTATTTGTCACCTTTGATTCCAGTTAGTACATAATCATCAATTGAGGGAGTATTTGTAACCACATTTTTCATATTAAATGTATACCCAATTTTATCCAAGCCACCAAGATTGTACTGTGCATTGGATACTTCCATAACATCTTGTACAGTTAAATTTGCACCAGGTACATACATTTCTTTCATTGGTTTAACTGTATCAATTGGAACTTCACCTAAAAGAGTACATTGTCTCTCAATAAATATCAAATAACTTGCCGACTTGAAACTATTTGCAATTTGCTCACCTACTTTACCCTTATTTACACCTGATTTAAATTGAATGACTGAAGAATGCTTGATTCGTAATTTGTTTTCACCGCTTTGTCCACTTGTCCTGCCAAGTGGACCTTGTTGTTGCTGTCTCTTTTTTCTGTTGTCTCCAAAACCCATTTTCTTAATTTCTTATAGTATCGCAATAAAATAAGAAATTCAAATATAATTCATTTTTTAAATAATATCAAATTTACTTTAAAAAAACAAGCCCATAAAGGACTTATTCATTTTTTTTTACACTGGTCATTTTCTTTACACATTTTTTATTTTACACATTTTTTATTTTACTTGTCATTTTCTTTATTAAATAGTTCTACCCAATCACTATCTGAGTCCCATTCTTTTATTTCTTCAAACGTATATGTAGGCTCATAATATCCACCTGTAATCTTTAGTGTACTTTCATCCAAATCAATTATATAAACCCATTCTATAAATAAATCATTTTCAATATCATTTTTATTGTCAGTTATATACACTTGTTCTTTAAATTGTTCAATTACATTATTTAAACAATCCAAATTTTTATTTAGTTGTTCTTCACGAATAATACTTACTACTTTTACACCTAAATTACTAGGATATGAATCCCAGTGATTGTAAATCCTATAATATCTGTTTTCAAATTTCACCACAATATAACCTCTTGTACCCATTTTACAAAATTTAATAAAATTAAATGTTTTTCACTTTTTATCTAATAGAATTTTTACAAGTAATACAATTAGCATTTGATTTAAAAAATTTCTTTAAAACAGTTACTATATATAAATTACATAAAAATCCTATTATAAACCCACATATAAAAATTGTAATTGTCATTGTATTTGTACAAGTTTCTATTTTAATTCACTTTAATTATGTATTAAATAGAATATACTCTTCCCAATCAGTTCTGCATTTTGGGCAATTATAATATTCAGATACATTCAACCATAATTCCATACACTCTTTATGAACTATCACATTACACGTTTGGCATTTCACATGGGAGTTTTGTCCCCCCACGAGATTATTTAAACATATCATACAATCTGTATTATCTGTATTATCTGTATTATCAGCATGGAATTCTTCATTTAAATATTTAACTGATACGTTTCTATTTCTCCATACTGCATCTGAACGTAACAACCTAAATACGTAATCTGTTTGATGACCTGTTAATGTTTTACTTGTAAAATATTCATTTGTAAATATACTGCACACCTTGCATAATATAAATACTATATGTTTACATACTATATCACATTTCTCACTGCGATATTTAAAATCTTTACAATCACATGTCAGTTTTGAACCTACTGTAAATTCAGTCGCTTCACCTGCTTTGCTTATGTATCGTTCAGTTATAGTATCAATTGATACTGTATAAGATTCTCTCTTTTTTTTATTTTTCAAATTACCAAATAATTTTATTTTTAATGTATCTGTATTTTCATTCAGTATATATTCGTAGTCTTCTAAATACATTGTGTCGTAACCATTAAATACATTATAAACTATTTCACCTTGAAGATCATTATGAGAATTGTAACTCCAAGGAATACCCCTACAAGTATAATCCCAATACATAATTGTGTACTTTAGTAATATACAAATAAATTTCAATTTTCTTAAATTAAAAAAGCTCAAGGCATTTACCTTAAGCTTTTTAATTTGTCAAATTTTTCTTTTTTAATCACTCATTACACCTAATTTTATAGCTTAAGGTGTTAGTCAATTTTTTTTTTCTTTAAACACTCATTACATGCAAACTCATTATTCATTGGCCAACATTTTGTACATAAATTTCTATCACAATAATCGCACAAATAAATATTCTTATCACTTTTTTTGCACTTTTTCTTACATAATTCACATATGTATATTTCTGACATCTCCCATCCATTCTTTTTATCCATTTTTTTTTTCAATTTTTAACACTTATTCAAATTCACCAATAATCCCAGCAATAAATGTTGGAGTTGATAGATTATGTTTCTTACAAAAAGCCCGGATGTTATTCAATTCCTGTGTTGTTACTGTATCGTAATCTTCTACAATCATTCCAATTGTATAACTATCCCAATCAAAATTACTATGATAAATCATTGTCATACCATTTTCTTGAAGGTAATAATCCAGCTTTTCAAACTTTTTGCTGTCACTATCAGCGCAATCTCCGCCATTACCATCGCAGATAGAACACTCACTACTACTTTTTAATAATTTATTAATCCAAAAATAATTATTTTCTTGTTCTCTTGGACCAAAGCTTAATACACTCCATTGTTCACCACCCATTTTAATACTTTCACAAATTTCATAGATTTAAAAAAAATTCAATTTTTCCTCAAAAAAAATAACCATGCATTTAAGCATGGGTATTTTTTGTAAACATGCAATTGTATTTTACTAATACTCGTAACGCGGGACCCACTCACGATCTTCGTCTTCGTTGTCTTCATTGTCTTCGTCCTTAAAATCCCAATCATTTGTAACTCCGTTGAACCACTTGATTACGCAGTAAAATGTAGTAGAATAACCATCAGGATACCGACCTCCATATCCAATAATCGTGTTGTAAGGACCACCGCCTGCACCTGGACCATTGTTATCAGTAATTTCGTCTTCTGTAATCACTTTAGCATCTTCATTTTCATACACGTCCATGTCACGCTCTGCAAGACTGTATGCATACTTTCTGGCTTCTTCAAAGTCATCAAATCCCTTGATAAATCCAGCACTTAGCTCCTTGCGATAATTGTACCAATGAACAACTGCGTAATTGTACTGCATTTTTGACCTTATTGACTACTTTGACATAAATCTAATTTTTCATTTAAAATTCACTTTTTTGCCTAGGGCTTTCGCGCCCTTACGACGAAGACGTGTATAATTATTTCGTTTAAAAATTTGATTTAAAAACAATTAATATTATAGAATTATATGGAATTATCAACAGAAGAATTAAATAAAGTATGGTTAATATCAGGTGTTACAGGTCAAACAGCTAGTTATTATTGTGATATGTTACTAGAAAAAGGGTATACTAATATTCATGGAATTATGAGACGATCTGCGACATTTAATACACAGAATATTGATCATATTTTTGATAAACTACAATTACATTATGGTGATTTAACGGATGCTATGAATATTCATAATATAATTGCAAAAGTTAAACCTGATTATATTGTAAATTTCGCCGCGCAATCACATGTTGCCGTATCTGCTGAATTAGAAAATTATACAATACAAGTAAATACTATTGGAGTTTTAAATATCTTACAAAGTGTTAGAAATTTAGGATTATCAGATACTTGTAGAATATATCAATGCGGAACGAGTGAGGAATTTGGAAATTTTACAGATGGAACTAATAAATTAAATGAAGACTCTCCTAAAATACCAGTAAGTATTTATGCTGTAAGTAAATTAGCAGCAGAACAAATATGTGATATTTATAAAAATGCATTTAATATGTTTATTGTTACGGGAACATTAATGAATCATGAATCACCTAGAAGAGGTGGAACATTTTTAACAAAAAAAGTTACTAATTATGTTTCTAAATATAATAAAATTGTAAAACATATTGGTACCGGATGTGGATCGCCAAGTGGAAAATTAGCAAATAAATCCAGAAAAGCAGAAGCATTAAATAATATTGGACCTTTACAATTAGGAGCATTAGATTCTAAAAGAGATTGGAGTCATGCAAAATGTATGTGTGATGGTATATATTTAATGTTAATGCAAAAAACTCCAAAAAATTATTTATTATCAAATGATACAACACATTCTGTTAAAGAATTTGTAGAATTAGCTTTTAAAGAAATTGGTATACTTATTGAATGGGTTGGATCTGGTATTAATGAAATTGGTATAAATGCTTTATCTGGTGATACATTAGTTCAAGTTAATCCTCGTTATTTTAGACCAATTGATGTAAAAGTATTAATAGGTGATTCAAGTAGGGCTAGAAAAGAATTAGGATGGTCTCCAAAATACAGTTTTGAAGATTTAGTAAAAGAAATGGTACAATCAAGTTTAGTTTAAAAATAAAATATAATTGTAATTAATAATGGAAGAAGATAAAGATTTAAAAATAAAATTATTAGAAGAAGAAATTGAACAATTAAAATTACAATTAAGTAAATATACAAATCCACAAAGATATAAAGAATATTATGAAAAAAATAAAGACATAATTAATGAAAAAAAGAGAATATACGCAAAAGAATATTATAAAAAAATAAAGAATTTAAAAGAATAACGCGTTTAATTTAAAAATACATTTTATGTAATACGTATTATATAAAATGATAACTTGTAAAAAATGTAAAATTAGTAAATTAGATAATGAATATGATAAAACAAGAAAAACTTGTAAATCTTGTAATAAAAAAAATAGGTTATGTGAACATAATGTATTTAAACCGCATTGCAAAGAATGCGGTAGTCAAATATGTGAACATCATAGGATTAAACCTTCATGTAAAGAATGCAAGGGTAGAGATATATGTAAGCATGATAAAATAAAATATTCTTGTAAACAATGCAAAGGTAGTAGTATTTGTGAACATAATAAAACAAGATCACAATGCAAAGAATGTGGAGGTAGTCAAATTTGTGAACATAATAGGATTATATCTAGATGTAAAGATTGTAATGGGTCTCGAATATGTAAACATAAAATTGTAATATATGGATGTATAGAATGCAGTAACGGAACTAATTTTTGCAAGCATAATAACCAAAAAAATCGTTGTAGAGAATGTAAAGGAAGTCAAATATGCAAACATGATAAACGAAAAGACCATTGTATTATTTGTTCACCTCAAATTGCTTGTAAAAATTGTATTTTAGAATGCATGTCACGTACTAAACTATATCAACCATTTTGTTTTAAATGTTATTGTGTATTAAATCCAGATATTGAAATTAAACAACGTTACAAAACTAAAGAATTTTTACTAGCTGAAGCATTGCAAGAAATGAATTTAGGATTTAAATTTATTCAAGATAAACGAATTGAAGGTGGTTGTTCAAAAAGAAGACCTGATTTCTTATTTGATTTATTTACACATACAGTAATAGTTGAATGCGATGAAAATGGACATAGCAGTTATGACACAACTTGTGAAATTGCTAAATTAAATGATACATTTACAGATCTTGCAGATAGACCAATTATATTAATAAGATTTAATCCAGATAATTATGAAGGTAAAAGTTGTTTTGATAAAGAATGTAAATTAATTAAAACAGAGTGGAATAAAAGAATAAAAGTATTGAAAAAAGAATTTAATAAAGCTATTAATATGCCAGATGATTTAATCACAATTAAATATTTATTTAAAAAAAAATAAAAGACATAATGTCTTCTAGTTTGGGGGACGCCTTTTTGAAAAGGCGTTAGTCTATTTTCTCTTTTTTTACCTCTTTGGATGGAACTCTTGAAATAACATATGCTGATACTGCCCAGCACGTACAACTTGCTACTACTAATCCCCACATTTCTACTTTACTTTTTAAAAAATAAATCACTTTTTAAAAATACATAAAAATATATCAAAAAAAAATGGAAGACCAAGTCTTCCATTCAAAAAACCTAAGGATTTTTTCACATATTTTTTTAGAACATTTCAAGGTACCCCTCATCTTCATAACCATTGTCTTCATAACCATTGTCTTCATAACCACTGTCATAGTCCCCACCATTCCAATCAATATAATCATTCCACTCATTCCAGTCAATGTCAACGTGACTGAGTACACAAGGTGGGGCCATTTCAATGTCTTTGTTGTCTTCGATGTCTTCGACGATTATCTCGTTTTCAGTGTCGTCATCCCAAAGTGCATAACTAGGAATATGCTTCTTACATACATTGCCATAGTTGTGATTCTTCAAGTAAGCATGACAGATGTTACAATTTTCTTTTTCTTCAGATTCACCGTCGTAGTCGTCATCATAGTCGTCGTTATCGACTTGACCACAGTCGTACTCACCAATATCCATTGCCAGTTTGCGTTCTTCAAGCATTTCATTCCAATCTTCAAAAGTCATATCCATATCACAAGTCATTTCAACAATTCACAAAATAGCTGTTTTTCCTTTTAAATTCATTTTTTATACAATATCTTTTTTTCTCCATTTATAACCACCAGCCATTACATTTCTTTTACCTATAGCATGATATAAGCTAGTTAATCCTGTTTTCCTTTTTGCTTCTGCTATACTATTAAATGTTTCTATAACATTATTTTCACTATCTAATTTTTCTATTACTGTTAATAAATGTTTATTAATTTTATACATATGAAGTAAATTTTCAGATTGAGTAACCCATTCTAAATTATCTGCTTTGTTATTAGTTTTATCACCATCTATATGATTTACTTGTAATTTATTATTTATATTTTCACAAAAATACATAGCTACTAATCTATGTAACTGAAATATTTTTTTATCAATTGATATATTAATGTAATTATTTTTTGTTTTTGTGCCATTCAATAATTTTTCATTAAAGTTATTTTTAATTTTTACTCTTCCCATATTAGATATAAAGTATTTTTCATCTTTTATTTCTTTCCAAAATTCAAATTTTAAATCTTCTATTTTACATTTAAATATTAAATTTTTATAAACTTCTCCATTTTTAATAGCATTAAATAAGCTTGATCTAGATAAATTTAATTCAACTGATATTTTATTTATAGAATTAAAATTTCCTAAAAATTTATTATCTTTATAAACTTTTATAATTCTATTTTCCTGATGTTTATTTTTATCTTTTTTATTAATACCTTGTGTTTTATAAGATGCCCATCGTAAATTAGAAACATTGTTATTTATACAATTTTTATCAATATGATCTACTGTTGGTAGATTATCTTCATTATTTAAAAATGTAAATGCTACTAATCTATGTATATAAAACGTTTTTTGTTTTTTATTTATACTGTTTTTGTCTAATTGAAGCGTTATTCTATAATAATGTTCACCGTTAGTATTCATTGATTTTATTTTCATTATCTTTTGCGTTTTTATAATCTTTACTTTCCCTAAAGATGATATTATATATTTAGAAATACATAATTCTTTTGGCGGTATTTTCCAAATCTCATTCATAATCTTATATACATAGAATATCAATTAAATTAATTTTTTAAACGCACTTAAATTAAAAAGTCCAGAGGGTTATGAATCTGACCTGTCACAATTCTTCCTGAATTCCAATCCCAAGGAGTATGACATTCAACGCAAAACATTTGGCTACATCCTATAATCTTGAATGTCATACTTGCACACTTTGGACATGGCTTTGAATCTTTTTCCAAAAACTTTACAGATTCAACAATCTCAGAATTACAAGTATGAGCTTCACGTTCTTCTGTTGTCTTACCTGTTACTTCACGACAATCGCTGCAAGCAAAGTTCTCACATAATTCACACTTTAACCCAGAACTTAAAAATCCATGACAATCGCCATTAGGACACTTGCGAACAAATTTCTTACGCTCGACTGTTGTATTTCCGCTAACTGCTTGATACTCATCTTGTAAATTACGTAGGTCATTTTCATACTTTATACGAAGTTCATTCCTTGCCAACTCTAATTTTTCAAGCTTGATTTCACGCTCAACGTACGGCTGAGTTGCTTGAAGCATACCCATTTCACGCTCAATCAAAATTTGTTCACGATGATCTCTGCAACCCTTAGCCATAAACGTCTTTTCAAAATTATCCGCCATGAATACTCTGTCCCATCCAACTTTACAACTCATACAATGCGCATCCTCAGTTTTGCTCAAGAGATACATCTTAATACACGAGCGACACGCCGAGTAATCGCATCTGCAAGTAACTTTAGCACGACTAGTCTTATTGAAAGACTCTGCACATACGTTACATTCAGACATTTTATCTTATCCAACACAATTTGTTTGTTTTCATTTAAAATTCAATTTTTAGCTATTCAAAGAATAGTTTTTTTATTGTAATTAACTCTTTTGGTATTTCTTTTATAGCATTTTTAACTTCTTTTTTTAATACCTTAATTCTACGGTTCCATTCGTTTTTAATAAGCTTCGCATCTCTATCAAAACAACTTTTACCTTCAAATTTATCTGGATTAAATCTTATTAATACCATCGGTCTATCTGCGAGATCAGTAAATGTCTCATTTAATTTTGCTATCTCACAAGTCGTATCATAATCTCTATGTCCATTTTCATCACATTCAACTATCACTGTATGTGTAAATAAATCAAACAAGAAATCAGGTCGACGTTTTGAACAACCTTCATTTACTCTTTTATCTTGAATAAAATCAACTCCTAGATTCATCGCTTTTAATGCTTCTGCTAATAAGTTTTCTTTAGTTTTATATCGTCGTTTGATTTCAATGTCAGGATTAAGAACACAATAGCATATAAAACAATATGGACGATAAGTTTTATTATTAGATCTAATCATATTTTTACAATTTTCACAAGCAATATCAGGAGAACAATTTATACATCTGTACAAAAATATATCATGTTCGCATTTAAGTTTATCTTTATTCATTTTATAATGTTCTCTTTTTCTTTCTTGTATTTTTTCTTTATTCATTTCATCATATTCTTTTTGTTTTTCTGTAATTTGTTCTTTATTTTCTTGATAATATTCTTTCTTTCTTTCATAAATTATTTCTTTATTTTTTTCGTCATATTCTTTTTGTTTTTGTAAAATTTCTTTTTTATTTATTTCATAATATTGTTTTCTTTTTTCTAAAATTTTTTCTTTATCCGTTTTATACTTTCTTTCTTTTTTATCCATCTTAATTTATTAAGATTCAAAATAAATTCATATTTATTAAACTTCTTTGATATGGCAGTCAATTATTTTGACTTTTATTCCTCTTTAATTTGTTTGATTAAAAAAAAAAAAATCCAAGATTGCCTTGGACTTTTTGTATTTTTTTGGTGGTAAACCGTTTTGGGGTTGCCTTTTATGAAAAGGCATTAAGAAATCGGCATAGGCCTCCCCGCAAGATTCATCCAAAACTTGTCACCGTAACTAATATGGATTTTTTCCATAGTATCAATGTCCTCTCGAACAATCTCACCAATCTCATTTGAATAGTAAACACGCCTAATACCAATGCTCTTTAGCTTTTCAATACAATTGTTACACGGCCTTGAATTCTTAAGCTCCATTTTATTGTTAATACGAATAACAATAATGTCTACACCACCCGGCATTTTCTGAATACTAGACTTGATCTTCAACGCTGCACTTAGTTCCGCATGCATCGTCTTATGACCAAAGTCACCTCCCTCCAGTAGTACTTTTTTAATATATTTGTTATGACCTGATGTCATGATTTGATTCTTATAAATAACAGCGGCAGAATGCCTATGCAATACTGGCGAATTGCACGCCTCTTTCTTCAAAAACTCTGTCAAACTAATCATATCCATTTTGTCTTGAAAACGTACAATTCACATAATTTATCAGTTTTTATTTTTTTTCACTTTTTAACCTTTTCAAAAAGGTTTACCCAAAACCCTTGTTTATTAACTGTAACTGATTGAGTAACATTTTTTTTGCGTCGATTTTCTTCTAGTAAAATTGCTGCTACGTATGCAAAAATCATTTGTCTGTTGAACAATAAAATTTTATTTCAATTTTAATAATCTCTCATAATAGCAGACTGTAATTTATCTTTTATAAAAGACTCTTGTAGAAAGAATAAATAAAAATTATTATAATGACTTTTTTGTGGAACCACAATTTTATGTGTATTTACATAATCTTTTGCTTGAAAATTTAAACCTACAAGTTCTTGAATAATTATATTATCTACATTCTTTTTTTCAAAATCTATTTGTAATTTAGAAATCATTTCTATCAAATTATCTCTATTAAAATTTTGTTGTTGACAATTTCTACTTGCTGATACACATCTAGGATATTTCTCACATAGATTATTAGCTACATTTTCGCATACTGTTTTTTTAATATAATTATTTTCTTCTAAATAAACTGTAGGTACAGATATTGCTTTATTTATATTCTTAAAGTCTTCAATAATTAATGATTCATTATTTGTAAAATAAATCTGAATTAATAATTCTATATTTCCAACTTCAAATGCTGCAAGTATCCTATGTATTCCATCATAAATTTCTAGTGATTCATTATTTTTCCAGGCATAAACTATACCTGGTAATACATTTATATTTTTTTCAATATAATAAGATTTTATATCATTTACTCTAACTTTATCATATGGCCTGTTTTTATTCCAGTTTATACAATTTATAGCATTTCTTAATTTGTTAACTGATGTTTTATATAATATGATATTTTCATTTACTTTGAAAATAATATCTCCATAATTATTTGTATTTTTACCATTAAAAATATTTTTAAACATTATTTTAAGATAAAAAAACTCTTTTTATTTCAATTTTTTATTTTGTTTGATTAATGTAATGGAAAAAGTGATTATACAACCCTCGCTTATACATGGTGTAGGATTATTTACTACTCAATACATATTTATGTACAACTACATCTTTACTGCTATTAAAAATAATCAAATTACTGAATTAGGTAGTAAAATTAATCATAGTTACACCCCCAATTGTATACTAATTCGCAATGGTGACGATTATGAAATTTATTCAAATCAAAATATTAGTGCTAACACTGAGGTAACAGCTGATTATACATTTACACCAGACTTTGTTAAAAAACCCCATCAATACAAACAAGCATTACTTTAATCATTTTCTAGCCCGAGATGGTGGTAATGAAATTTGTCTAAGGGGGTTTCGTCCCCCTACGACGAGGGGCAATATATTTTTAACACCGTAGACTGTACCGTTGTCGTAGGGGGACGTAACCCCCATATTAATTATATATTGTTTTACTATCTTATATTTATTCTCTTCAGTTTTTATTTCATTGTTTAAAAGTACTTTACATGGTTCTGTATATTTCTTAATAATTATTAATAGATTATTAATATGTTTATTTGCTATGTTTAAACATTTTTTTAGATAGTTGTCTTCAGTTGGATTTATTATTTGTTTATTTGCAACATCTAAACATTGTTTTAAATATACAGATTGATATAATTCATCATCTAATGTCTCTTGAAATTTCTTTATTAACTCTGATTGTTTCTGATATTTTGTTTTGGGAAACTTTTCTGTTAAATCTTTATTTGTAAATATCTCATTTAATTTACATTCATATATTATTATATTATCTTCTTCCCCGCCCTTATCTATATTATCTCGCTTGTTCTTTTCAATTGTAGCGGTTTCTTTATTATTAAATATACCTATTATATTCATATTGTAATAACATTCAAATAAAATATAAACACTCATTACATATAGCATACAAATTATTTTATTGTTGAAAAACATGAATCTTTTTATTAGATTTAATTTTGAGTTTAAAAAAAAAAAATAACAACCAAAATGATTGTTATTTTTAGGTATGCTAGGTATGCGATTCGAACGCATGAACCATAAAAGGACTGCATCTTAAGTGCAGCGGATTTGACCACTCTCCAAACCTAGCTATCAAAATTAATTGATAGCTAAGATAAAGCCTGTTACGGGTTCTGCCCCCGCGACCTCCAAATTACAAGTCTGGCACTCTGACTAGCTGAGCTAAACAGGCAATTAATACAAAATTGATTGCATGTATAGGGAATAGGAGAATCGAACTCCTGTGACGAATGTATAAGAATCGCATAATAAACCACTATATGAATTCCCCTAACCAAATTAACATTGATTAGAGTAATTAACAAATTATGACGGTGACGGGACTTGCACCCGCAGTCTCCGATTTAGAAGATCGGCGCCTTTCTGTTAGGCCACACCGCCAATTAAATTATTTTTAATTGCCAGAGTAATTAAGATTACAATTATATTAAAGGGATTAAGAATTAAGGAAAGTATTTACAAATTAAGGAAATTATTTACAAATTAAGGTAGAATTAAATTAATTGATAGTCTATTTTCTATTTCTATTTGTATTCTAGATCTATATTTTATTTTACAATTTTATTAAATTCATTTTTTTAATTTTTACTCGCGCGTCAAGTTCTATTTTAAAATATATTATTTTTAATTATGGAACGCAGACAAAAAGTGTTACGCCGAAAAGAATATTCTGATAATTTACGTGCACAACAAGGTGTTTTTACTCCTCTTCAACGAGTTACTACCATTCCAATTGTAACACACCCAGTTTTAATGCCAAGACCTATTTATTTACCCACTGTTTATCAAACTCAATCATTTTTACGTGACAACTATGAAGAGTACTCTAATTTACAAGACGTAACTGTAGGATTAATTAAAAAAAAAATAGTTACTAATACTAAAGTAACTATATCTGTAAATGATAATTCTTTTTGTGTAATTTGCCAAGAAAAACCAGACTTTGGTGATGTTCTTAGACTACTACAGTGTAATCACACTTTTCATATTGAATGCATTGATACTTGGTTTTGTGATAATAAAACATGTCCTATTTGTAAGCAAGAAATTTAACTGAATGTAATTAGACCTAATTGTATATTTTTATCAAATTTATCTTTATCAAATTCATCTTTATTAAATTTATCTTTATCACAATTTGTATGTTTATCTTCATTATTTTCATCTAAAGATTTTCGCGTTTTTGAAAGTTGAATTGCATGTTTTAATTTTAAATGACATTTTAATGATTTATCTGTACCAAACATTGTTCCACATAATTGACAACTATAAGGTTTATCATTAGAATTAATATGAGTTCGTTTGAAAAAGTGATCTAATTGATTTAATCCTAATTTCTCTAATGCTATAAGATTAAATTTAATAGAATTTATAAGTTTAGTATGACTTATTAAAAAGTAATTGTATTCCAATTTTAATCTTTGTAATAACTCTTTATCAATTTGTATTGCATCATTGTCTTTTAATGTATCATATATATGGTATATAATTTTAATAGCTAATTTAAAAAGATTATTATCACCCTGATGTTCTGATATAAATATATAAACATGATTATCTTGAATATCAATTTCAAAATGATCTTTATTTGCTATACCCGCAGTTTTATTGCATAAAATACCACATGCATTTTGTTCTTTAATACTTTTATAAAACTCGTCTACATTATTCTTAGAAATATTTACATTATCTATATGCGAATATACTAGTATATTTGGTTTATTATCACTTGTTAATTTTATAACTTCAGTATCACCTTCAGTTGTAAATGGCTTTATGTTTAATATTTCACATTCTTTTTTAGGAAATGCTTTTATTAATTTTGTTAATAAATTACAATCACCAGTACTACTCGCAATACCAGAACTACTATAAATATCATCTTCTTCTACTTTTAATTTACATATTGTTTGTAAATTATTCTTTATTAATTCTTCAACTTGTTCTAATGGATTATGTATACTATATTTTTCTAATAAATTCTCAATATTTATATGAGTTGTTATAAAATCTATAATAGCGTTGTCTCCTTTATTTTTAAAATAATTTATAATATTTGTTGTCTGTATTTTACTTATTTGCTTTTTAAATTGTTCCATTCTAATATTAGAATTTATAATATATAATCATTTTTAAAAGTATTATATATTTTATATCAGTAAATCCCCGTAGTATTTTTTACAAGTATACATTAACTACAAATTTTTATCAGAGACATCCTTTGGATTTAGTTTGTATTTAGATTTATAAATATTTAATTTAGATTTATAAATATTTAATTTAGCTTTACGTTAATCAAGTATGAAATTAATAAAATAAATATTTTATAATTATTAACTCAGTAGGTCGTTCATTTATAGCAATATTAATTTCTTTCTTTAATATTTTAATCCTCTTATTCCATTCACCTTTAATTAATTTAAGATCTTTATCAAAACATTTTTTCTTAGATTCTTTACATACATCTGGATTAAATCGTAATAAAATAAGAGGTTTATCTTTTAAATCTTTAATTATTTCATTAATTCGGTTGTTTTCTTCATTTAATTGGTACCGACTATGTCTGTGTTCATCACATTCAATTATTATAATATGATTTATACAATCTAAAAGAAAATCTGGCCTTCTACTGGATATACCATTATTTATTTTTTTATTATTAATAAAATTATATTCTTTTAATTCTTCGGCTAAAAGATTTTCTTTAGATCTATATCTGAATGGTATTTCTAAATTAGGATTTAAATTACAATAACACATAAAACAATATGGTTGATATTCTTTTTTTCTTGCCTTAGGATTTATTTTACAATTAGTACAAACAATCTGGGGTGAACATGTTATACAATTTTGTTTTCTAGTATCATGTTGACAAAATGCTGAACCATTGCATTCTTTACAAAATTGTTTAAATTTATCATGTTGACAAAATGCTGAACCATTGCATTCTTTACATCTATATTTTTCTTTATCATGTTGACAAATAGTTGAACCATTACAATCTTTACATCTTTGTTTTTGTTTATCATGTTGACAGTATTTATTTCCACATTCTTTACAACCTGATTTTATTATATTATGTTCACATATTTGACTACCATTACAATCTTTACAGGTATATTTTAAATTATTATGTATACAAGAATTGCATATTTTACATTGATGTTTTTGTTTATCATGTTCACAAAATGCAGAACCACCACAATATTTACATCTTTGTTTTTGTTTACCATGAATACATTTTAAACATTGTTTACATGATGAACTTTTTTTATAAAATTGAGAATCCTCGAATTCTAAATTACATTTATTACAAGTTTTCATTTTAATTTATAAATTAAATTAAAATTTATTTTTAAACGTAATAAATGTTGTGAAACAAAGTTATTTAAGCTCGTGCAACACTACCTGACCCAACGTTAGTAGTAGTGTTAATAACACTGTTAGTAATTCTTGCTACTAAAGCTTCTTGTTGTGCGGCAGCAAGTGCTTGTGTAAGTTGATTCATTTGACCTTGTTGAATAGATGCTTGGTTGTTAGTACCATTTTGCATAACTACATTCTGAGTAGAAGCATGTGCAAGACGATTTTCGCAACAGCATTCAGCTAATTTTTCCATTATTTTAGCAGTTGTTTCAGCAGTTTTTAATAGGCCATCTGCCGCAGTTTTGGTAATATGATTTTCAAGATAAGCTTTATATTGACTTGCTTGTAAATCAGATGAGCCTTTATACTCGGCGGCCTGTAATCTAACTGATCCAAACTGTTCAGCAGCTTTTACTTCACGATCTTTTTGTCCTAAAAGAACAGCTTGAGATTGAGTTAGTACAGTTGAACTTATAAGAGCTGCATTCTTTTCAGATTGTACTCCAAGAGCGGCAAAATTGGCAGCTAATGTAGCTGAAAGATCTCTACGAACATCTGTAACAACAGATTTTAAGTCTGAAGCAGTGTTTTGTGTAGCAAGTAAACCAGCTGTAGATGTAGCTTGAACATTACCATTAATATAATCTGCATTACGATTGGCATCTAAAGATGCTTTGTCAGCATTACGATTGGCATCAGATGATGCTTTGTCAGAATTACGATTTCCATCAAATGATACTTTGTCAGCATTACGTTCGACTGCTTGACGAGTTTCAATTTGACTTGAACGAGTTTGTGCTTGATCAGCATTTGCACCAGAATTTAGATCAGCTAAAACTTGAGCGCTTGTTCTACTTACATCAGCTGTTAAACTAGCTACTCCTCGTTGAATTTCAGCGTTAAGAAACTGAGTACTACGAGTTTGATCGCTAACTAAATGCTCGCTACCGCGATGCATTTCTCTTTCTATATTATGAATTCCATTATGTAAATAACTGGAATTTCCATCGTTTCCGTATTGCATTGTAACGGGGATAACTGGTTGTGATTGTGACATTTGTGTTTGTTTTTATAATATATCAGGACATAATAATAAACTAACTACTTTTGTAAATCTTACCATTAAAATATAGAAAGATTTGTAATGTAACTTATTAAAGAGATTACATGCTTGTTATTTTAATATGTCTTGGAATTAGATTTATAAACGCGAATCCTAAATTGTATTCCAATAAAGACAATTTAATTAATAGAAAATATAGACAAAGACATTTTTAGGATTTAATTTTCAAATTAGGTATTTATGCTTTTAATTTGTTAGTTTACATTAATGGATATAAATACAGTTAATGCAAATACAATTACATTACAATTCTCTGATTGTAATAAAAGTACAATTTATTTAATACCCAAGGACATGGATGGAATTATAATATCATATAATGATTTAACATTTAATTGCACTGATATAAATGTTTATAAAACAATTATTAAATTTATTTTAGATAAAATTGGCAAATGCGATTGCATGGAAGTAATACGTAATTGTACAATTATTTATACAATAACTTATTCAACTATCGTATTTGATTGGCAAAGACATATTATAGAAGAATTATCAACTTTATTTTATATATGCAAAATCCCTAAATTAACTGATGAATCACCCATTTATTTTTAAATCCAAATTTATACTTTATCAATCAAATCTCTGTAATATTAAAGATTCTATAATATTATACTCTGTATTTCTCTATATTTTTCTATATTTCTTTATATTGCTTTTTTAGTATATATGTATAATTCTAATCGTAATAATCTGTGTAATTTACCACCTAATTTAAATTTAAACTCTAGGGGGCCGCCTGGTCCACCAGGACCTCAAGGCCCTCCTGGTATAAGTTTAGTTGTACGCCAAATTCAAGAATCTATAACAGTTGGTGTAAATCAATCCACCGGTTCTATTGGACCACAAGGACCAATTGGTTTAACTGGACTTACTGGTGATATCGGTACTCAAGGACCAATCGGTTTAACTGGATTAACTGGTTTTACAGGACCAATTGGTTTAACTGGACTTACTGGTGATATCGGTACTCAAGGACCAATCGGTTTAACTGGACCTGGTGCTACTATTAATTTTTCAGATTTTTATGCTTTAATACCAGGAGATAATTATGTGACTATTGCAATCGGTTCTCCTATATTATTCCCCCAAAACGGTCCGTCAAATGGGATTATAACTAGAGTTAATAATAGACAATTTACATTGCCAAATATAGGTACATATGAAATAAATTATCAAGTTAGTATTACTGAACCAGGTCAATTAGTTATAGTTTTAAATGGTGTCGAAAATGCATCAAGTATTGTAGGTAGAGCAGGAAGAACTTGCCAAATTATAGGTATGTCACTCGTACAAACATCGTCAATTAATTCTATTCTTAGTATTAACAATCCTTTAGGTGAAAGTACAGCTTTAACTATTACACCTGTTGCTGGAGGCATTAGACCAGTTAGTGCTCATTTAATTATTAAACAAATTGCCTAAAAAGTAAAAAAAAATCAAATAATACAAACGTATTATTTGAATTAAAGCTATTGTGTTGTATTGTCTAATCAACTTCTTCTACCGTGGGTCCAGAAGAAGGTTGTTCTGGGGTAACTTCTTCAGTTGGCATGCCACCTGGCATACTATCAGAGTACATCTTCATCATTATAGGTTTTGCTAATTCTTCTAATTCTTTTTGATGTTCAGAGTATTCTTCTTTTGATGCTGATTGACTATCTTCAAGCCATTTTAATGTTTCTTCGATTTTACTTGTAAGAGAGCTAATGTCTTCTTCTGACAGCTTGGTTTTACTAGACTCTTCTGACAAAGTATTTTTAAGATTATAAGTATATCCTTCAAGACCATTTTTAGCATCCACTCTTTCGCGAGCTGCTGTGTCTTGCTCTTTGAATTTTTCTGCATCAGCAACCATTTTTTCAATGTCTTCTTTTGAAAGGCGACCGCGATCATTTGTAATAGTAATTTTTTCAATCTTATTAGATACTTCATCTACTGCTGATACATTTAAAATACCGTTTGCATCTACATCAAATGTTACGTTGATTTTAGGAACACCTCTTTTAGCAGGTGCAATACCACTTAGTTTAAAGCGACCAAGAGAACTATTATCACGAGTAAATTGGCGTTCACCTTCGTATACTTGAATAGTAACTGCCGATTGTCCATCACTGTATGTAGAGAATACTTGAGACTTTTTAGTAGGAATTGTTGTATTACGAGGGATTAAATTAGACATGACGCCACCCGCTGTTTCAATCCCAAGTGAAAGCGGGGCAACATCAAGAAGTAGTAGACCATCTGTCTTTTCAGATTTAACACCTGATAACATAGCTGCTTGGACTGCAGCTCCTGAAGCTACTGCACAATCAAAGTCAGCTGATTTGCATAATTCTTTCCCATTAAAATAATCGCTTAGTAATTTTTGAATTCGTGGAATACGCGATGATCCTCCTACCATAACAATTTCATTAACTTGCGATTTAGAAATCCCACTATCAAGTAAAACTTTTTCAACTGGATCTAATGTATTTCTAAAAATATCTTGGCATAATTCTTCAAATCTAGCTCTTGTAATACTACTATTAAAATCAATACCTTCAAATAGAGAATCAATTTCAATTGTAGTTTGAGCAGCAGAACTTAGTGTCTTTTTAACATTTTCGCAAGCAGTTCTTAGACGTCTAAGTGACTTTGAATTTGTAATTTCTTTTTTATGTTTGCGTTTAAATTCTTCTGCAAAATGAGCTACAAGACGATTATCAAAATCTGATCCCCCTAAATGAGTATCACCCGCTGTTGCTTTTACTTCAAAAATACCATCTTCAATTGAAAGTAATGATACATCAAAGGTCCCACCGCCGATGTCAAATACAAGTACATTCAATTCCTTTCCAGCTTTTTTATCTAAGCCAAAACTAATAGCTGCCGCAGTAGGTTCGTTAATAATACGAAGTACATTTAATCCAGCAATTAAACCAGCATCTTTTGTAGCTTGACGTTGAGAATCATTAAAATAAGCAGGTACTGTAATAACTGCATCTTTTACTGGGGTGCCTAGATAACTTTCTGCAATTTCTTTCATTTTTACAAGTATCATAGAACCAATTTCTTCTGGAGAAAATGTTTTAAGTTCTCCTAGATGACTAACTTGAATAAATGGTTTAGTATCTTTTTCAATAACTTTATAAGATAAATGTTTCATATCATACTGAACATCTTTATCATTAAATTTGCGACCAATTAAACGTTTAGCATCATATACTGTGTTTGTTGCATTAGTAGCAGCTTGGTTTTTTGCGCTATCTCCAATTAAACGTTCTTCATCATTGAATGCTACATAACTAGGAGTAGTACGATTACCTTGGTCATTTGCTATAACTTCAATACGATCATTTTGCCATACTGCTACACAAGATGTAGATGTACCAAGATCGATACCAATTGCTACGCTATTTTGAGTTTCAGATTGAGTCATTTTGTAAATATATAAATTGTAACAAAATTTTAAACATTTTCATTTTTTTTTTAACTAAAATTGAAATAATTATAATATATAACTTTTATAATGGGAATACTATTTGAAAAAAGCTTTGCTTCACATTCAAAGTCTATATTTTGGAGTGAGCTAAATGTATTAACTCCAATACAAGTCTATAAAACATCTCATAAAAAATTTTTATTTAACTGTGATAAATGTAATCACGAATTTATAGCTCGTGTAGATAATATTTCTAACGGTAATTGGTGTAGTTATTGTTCTAATAAAATTTTATGTAAAAATGATAATTGTAAAGAATGTTTTGAAAAAAGTTTTGCTTCACATCCAAAGTCTACACGTTGGAGTAAATTAAATAAATTAACTCCAATACAAGTTTTCAAATCATCTCAGAAAAAATTTTGGTTTAATTGTGATAAATGCACGCATAATTTTGAAGCACGTTTATCAGATATTAATAATAAAAATAGATGGTGTCCATATTGTTCTCATCAAAAATTATGTAATCAAGATTGTGATGATTGTTTTGAAAAATCATTTGCATCACATCTTAAAAGTAAATTTTGGAGTTATAAAAATAAATTAAAACCTAGACAAGTTTTTAAATCATCTGGTAAAAAATTTTTATTTGATTGTAATAATTGTAAACATACTTTTGAAGCACGTATATCAGATATTAATAAAGGTATATGGTGTCCTTATTGTTCTAGTAAAATATTATGCGAAAATAAAAATTGTAATAATTGCTTTGAAAAAAGTTTTGCTTCACATTCAAAATCGGAATTTTGGAGTAATAAAAATGAACTAACACCAAGACAAATTTTTAAAGGATCTAATAATAAATATATATTTAATTGTAATAAATGTAATAATGAATTTGAATGCATATTATATAACATAATAAATAATCGCTGGTGCCCATTATGTAAAAATAAAACAGAACTAAAACTATTTCAATGGTTAAAAAATAATAAATTTAATGTACAATCTCAAGTTAATTTTGATTGGTGCAAAAAAGTAAAGCATCTTCCATTTGATTTTGTTATTGAAGATTTAAAATTAATTATTGAACTAGATGGTAGACAACATTTTGAACAAGTTAATAACTGGGATTCGCCTGATAAAACTCAAATAAATGATAATTTTAAATATAAATTAGCATTAGAAAATGGATATAAAATGATAAGAATATGTCAAAGAATTGTATTAAATGACAAAGAAGATTGGCAAATACAATTAATAAATGCAATTAATCAAGGGGGTTTATTAGTTAAAATTGGGAATGTATATTCTCTTTAAAATTTTAAATAATAAGTAATTGTTTAAAAATTTTGGTGAAACCCGTTTTGACTACACAGTGAAATTTCCTTCTAATAGAGGAATTTCTGTTACGTCCATACTTGCACTAGCAGGGCTAGTTTTCTTAATTGAATACGTAATAGCTATTTTGTTATAACTCATTAAATCTTTTATAATCTTTGGATCAGATGTTTTATATTTTAATTTATATTCTTGAGAACTATCTGTTTTTAATTCATCAAAGAATTTTACAGCTTTTGTTTTAGTATTAATTAAATAAACATTGTATTTTTGAGGAACTGGTTTATTATCAAATGTAGAGTCTTGTCCAAATGGATTTGCATTTAATAAATACAACCCAGCATATACTTCCATATAAAGAGTAGGGGTTTCACCAGCCTCTACTAATCTTGTAGCATGCCCACTTTGTAAATCATTAGGATTTCCTACCGTATCTTCTGATGGACTTAGATCAGCTTTTTGATAGAATGAATAATTTTTGAATAGTCCGTCGCGATCACTAAATGTTGTAACGTCGTTGTCATTTATAGTAAAATGTTCTTTATGACCCACGTGACCTACATGACCTACATGACCAGCGCTAAATTGTACAGGAGTTGTATTTTTCATGTCTTCTTCGTAGTCTTCTTCTTCCTCGTGATGACGATGTCTTTGAGCTCTTAGTTGTGCTTTTTGACATGCTTTGCATACAAGATTATCCATTTCTTTTTGTGATATTCTAGGACCAAATATCATAAACGTACTAATTAGAATAATACAAATCATTACTAAATACCATATTACATTAAATGTTATATTTGCAACTAAATCGTTATTTATTTCGGCCATTATAATATTATCTAACAAAAAAAATTTTAATAAATTAATTGTCATATAAATTTATTTCTCTTTCATAATTAAAGTTGTATTTACGGATTTTATATATTTCTGGACTAGAATGTAACTCTATTAATCTTTTATCCGCTATTTCTTTGTCTATAAATATATCATCTATACCATATATACCATAATCATTTAAATTGTCATGGGGATTGTTATCTTCAAATGGACTACCCTTAAATCCTTCCTCTTTTGTTATTATAAATAATTTAGTTCCGTCGGAGCCCAATTCAAATGTCAATATTATATAAGATTCTTCTATTTCAAATAGATAATTACTAGCTACTATATAATACATGTCGCCCGATTTAAATATAGCATTTTTTGTATTCATACTGTATTTACAATAAGATGTACTTACTTCAAAATCCATCTTTAAATATTTACTTTTAGCTTCTTTTGCAAAATGCTTTATATACATTAAAGCATCTGAATAATCACATGTAATTTTTACTATATGCTGCCTATCACCATAATCATATGATGATTCTCTTATTATAATATAAACCAACATAATACTACAAGAAGTAATTAATTAAAAAAAAAAAACAAGTCGCACTTGACGACTTTACTTTACTTTAATCACAGTCACTTAAATATTCTAAACTTGACCAATCTAATACAGTTTCACTTGCTACTTTAACCTTTTTTACTACATTTTTTACTTTTTTTAATGTTACCTTAGTTTTTTTAGGTAATGCCTTAGGTAGCTTTACCGAAGCTTTATCTTGTTTATCCATTTAAATACAAATACAATTTTATTTAAATATTATTCAATTTTATTTTAAACGACGGCTTTTGCCTTTTTAGCACGCTTTTGTTTAACTGGAGCGGCTTCGGCTTCAACAACTGGTTCGGGTACAGCAACAACTTCAGGTGCAACTTCAGGTTCAGGCACGGAAGCGGCTTTAGTAGTCTTTTTTAAGGTCTTTTTAAATTGTTTAATTGCTTCAGCTACAACTTCTTTTAAGGCTGCGACTTGAGAGTCTTCTGGTACTTCAGTAAATGCACTAACTGATGCTGTATTAAATTCAGCTGATTTAACATTGTATGCTTCTTTATCTGCATTTTTCCAAAGACCACCTAGTTTTGTCATGATTTCTTTTGGAGTACCATCCATTCCAACACGATGTTCCATACAGAATACATTGTATCCTGATAATTTTTTAGCACGAGTGCGACCGGCGTTACCTGCTTTTACTAGACTTTTTACGTAAGATTTGCATTCTGAGTTCATTTGTTTATTGTTTTTATACTTATTCAGTTTCTTTATGTTTAAATCATTTTTTTTCTAAATCATTTATAATATCTTTTATATTATCTTTTATTGCATCACAACAATATATTAAGTAATTTAAATAGTATTTGTAATAAGTATTAACCGTATAAAAATCAGCATCCATTTCTTCTAATATATTATCAAGCGCATTGCCTTTGTTATTGATATTGTTTATTATTTCAAATAAATAATCACTTTGCAAAGCTGAAGATTGGCTTCGGTAAAGGTCACTAGCTTCTTTATCTTCTCTTATATTTATATGTTCAACGTTATTTAAATGTAAATTATTTAATATACATAATCTATGCATTGAATTTGTATTAAAATAGTTATTCTCACTAAAATTAAAATTTGTATCATTTATAAAATTAGAATTTTTTGTAATTATATTAAAAATACTTTGTCTACCTTCTGTATTACTACCCATTGTTTCTTTACATTTTAATATAAAATTAGTTAAACTACAGGGGTTTTGACCCAAAACACCTGATACATTCAGATTTAATGCTATAATTATATCTACATTAGATATCTTACCCGCTGATATAAATTCATCTGTACTTTTAATTTCTATATCAAAAGATATAGAGTCTTTGCATATGTCAGATACTTCTGATATACTCTCTTTAAATTTACTAATAAAATTTGTATCATCTGTTATTAATAATATTCTTATATTAGTATATTCTATATCAGATAAATCATCATTTATACGCCCTAGTCTATATAATATATGTTTACAAAATTCATCTATATGAAGTTTGTTATACTCTTCGTGTATCTTTAAAGGATCTGTATTTGATATATGAAAACATCTTGTACAATAATACATATATTTAGGTAATAAATTATCTAATGGACTTTTACATATATCACAGTTCATTACTTTATAAAAAAAAAATAAAATTACCTTTTCAGCGCAGTTCAACGCTTAAATTTGTAATTTGGTGATATCTAACATTACAGACTTTTTTTTAATAATATAAAATACCTGTAATAAATCGGGTATACTACAATTTTTTTGTTTTACAAAATTTTCTATAAATGCAAATTTTTTATCAAGATTATATTCATTTGTATTTGATGGACCGCCATATTTCAAAACATTTATAAATAAATCTTCGACTACTTCTAATGAAGACAATGTTTTTCTTTTTTCTTTACTTGTTATATCATAATTATCTATAAACATCATGAAATACATTAACGATGACATATCTGTTTCTTACCTAATTTACTTTTAATTCATTTTCTTCTCTAATATAAACATGTTTCATATGCTCGGGGGAATGGAACCATATCTTTTATAGTATGAACTTTTCCACCACATAATATTAATAATAATCTATCAAATCCTATACCAAATCCGCAATGGGGAACACTGCCATATTTTCTCAAGTCTGAATAAAATGTTAATTTAGATGGATCAATTCCTTTTTCTTTCATCTGAGTTATTAATATATCGTAATCACTTTCTCTTACTGATCCTCCAACTACTTCTCCTATACTAGGAAATATTAAATCAAAACAATCAGAACGTTCAATTTCACTTTGTTCTTGTTTTAATTTTGGCATATAAAAAGCTTTAACTTTTGCTGGATACCATTTAATAAATACAGGAAGTTGTTCTTGTAATACTTCTGTAACATATCTTTCATGATCTTTTGTCAAGTCATCATCATATTGTGGGATTTCTTTAAATATATATACATCATCTGTTTTTTTACTAGGATCAATTGTAACTTTTCCTAATTTAATATCTTTTAACATTTTTTCTACACATTCTTCATGTGTCATAATAATATAATCTTGTGTTATATATTTTTTTATAGTTTTAATTATATCAGTATCATATTTAGCTTGTAAATATTCTAATTCAGAACTGCATCTTTCTATAACTTTTTGAAAACAATATTTTATACAACTTTCACTTAATGACATACAATCAGTTAAATCACCAAAACAAAATTCAGATTCCAACATCCAAAATTCGGCTAAATGCATTCTTGTAGATGAAGGTTCAGCTCTAAAAGCTGTTGTCATAGACCATGCTTTTGATAATCCTCCTACAACTAATGATTTTAAATGTAATTGTCCACTTACTGTCAAGTAAGTTTTCTTTCCAAAAAAATCTTTTGTATAATCTGTTTCTCCAGCCTTTAATGTTGTCACACTAAAAGGCATTGCTCCCGACTCGCATTCTTGGTCTGTAATACATGGTAATTAAACTTCGCAAAATCCAATTTTATCATAGAATTCTGTCACTGCCAACTTTAAAACTGATTTTATTCTAAGAATACTTGCGCAAACATCTGATCTTGATTTTAAATGAGGGATCTTTCTTAAAAAATCCATAGTAAAATCAACCTTTTGAATAGGAAATGTTTCATCGCAATCACCTAATATATCATAACTTTTTGCTTGCATTTCTAGACTTTGTCCTTTACCCATACTTTTAACTATTTTACCATAAAATTCAATAGATACTCCAGTTTTACATCTTTTAAATAAATCTTCAAAATCGCCATCTTTTGCACTGCATACTATTTGCAAATGATCAATGCAAGATCCATCTGATAATTTTATAAATGCTAATCTTTTATCTTTACTACCAGATATACGACAAGTTTTTACCCATCCACATACAGTTATATCTTTATCCAGTGAAGATATAATTTTTTTAATATCGGTATACTTTTGTTTATACATTTTTACAATAATTATACTTTACATTTTAATTCATTTTTATTATCATTCTAATAAATTATTAAATTCCCAATACCATTGCCAATTATATATGGTAATGCAACAAATGGTAAAATACATAAGACTAACCCAATTTGAAAATTTTTATTAAAATAAAACCCATAAATTAATGAAATACCAGTTGCTAATGTTACAAGTGAAAAAAATACACCCATAAATATAGGAAAATAATATCTAAAACTCATAATTCTATTTTAATTAAGCATTTTATTAAAATTCATTTTATTTGTTATATAATAATGATAACTAAAACCGATTTCGAATCTAAAAATTGTCAAACAGGTCGAGGGGGATGGACTCTTAAAGAATTACAAGATATATGTATATCATTTAATTTATCATTTAATACACGTAATAATAAAGATGATTTATGTAAAATAATTAAAGGATATTTTCAAAATACTCCTGTAAATACTCTAGCAAATGTTAATTATAAAGAATTGCTTGAAAAATATCAAGTTGATTATACAGATCCAAATAATTTTATTTATAAAAATCATGAAAAAAACATTGATGAATATAAAAATGCAGATGGAACATGGAATTATACGTCTATTTATGAATTATATTATAAAGTTTTTAATGAAAAAATAATTGTATGCGAATCATTAGGTATTACATCAATGCCAGTGTATCCTAATATGGAAGAATTTGGGGGTGAAAATAATGAATTAACAAGCTTTCCTATCCAGCCTAATATGAAATTATTTGTTGGTGATAAAAATCGATTGACCAGTTTTCCAGTTCAGCCTAAAATGGTACAATTTCATGGTGATAATAATCAATTAACAAGTTTTCCAGTGCAACCTAAAATGGTACAATTTCATGGTGATAATAATCAATTAACAAGTTTTCCAATGCAACCTAAAATGGTACAATTTCATGGTGATAATAATCAATTAACAAGTTTTCCAGTGCAACCTATCATGGAAGAATTTCACGGCAATAAGAATCAATTTACAAGTTTTCCAGTTCAGCCTGAAATGAAAGAATTTTTTGGTATTGATAATCAATTAACAACATTCCCAGTTCAACCTAATATGGAATCATTTTGGGGTGACCGTAATCAATTAGTCTCATTCGAAATTCAACCTAAAATACAAGAATTTAGCGGTAATAATAATCAAATTACAAGTTTTCCAGTTCAACCTGAAATGCAAATGTTTTATGGTAATAATAATCAATTAATTAGTTTTCCAGTTCAACCTAAAATGAAAACATTTTATGGTAAAAACAACCAATTAATTAGTTTTCCAGTTCAACCTAAAATGAAAAATTTTGATATAATAGAATTTTTAAAAACTCAAAGAAAACCAGAACTCAAATTTAAAAAATTGTTTAAAGACATTTCACAAATTGAAAATTGTGATTCTGATAATATAGAAATAGAATATCTTAATGAACTTAATAAACAATTTAATACAACTTTTACAAAAGAAAATATATGTGAAGAGTTACAAATGTATTTTAAAGAAAAAGAAGATGTAAAACAAGTCGTATTACCTAAATGTACAAATGATTCAACTATTTTATTAACTGATTTAAAAGATGTACCAAGTTTATTCTTTTATAATACAGAAATAAATGGTAAAATGTTTTGTGGTGACATTCGCGAATTAATAGAGATTAAAAACAATAAAAATCCCTGGACAAATGAAGAATTTAAAAATAATGAAATGCAACAAATAATAAGCAAAATTGATAAATTAAAATTACTATTGGAAAATTTAAATGACATTGATGAAGAAGAAGTTGTAAATGAAAATATTAACAGTACAATTAGAAGAGCAATGAGTAACGTTTTAGAAAAATTAAGATATCCAAATCAAGTTAATAATTATGTAAATGCAAAGCTACGGCAAGTGAATAACTTTATAAATGTATTAAAAGAAGAAAATGTAATATCAGAAAATGACAGTGTAAAAATAAATAAAATAACAAATATAGAAAATAAAAAATTAGCATTAGCAAATTTATTATATATAAAATTAGAAAATACAACAGAATATGTGGAAATGAGTGGTATAAGAATAAGTAGTATGTCAGTTGTATTAGAGGAATTATATAATAGAATTTTTAATTAGTCTAATTTAGTTTCATACGAAGACAAAAAACTCTCTTTTACCTCCAAAAATTTTTTAAGTAAAGACACGGGCTGTTTAGACCCAGACTCAAGCTGTTTAGACTCAGACACTGGATCAATATATTTTTCAAGCAATACGTCTCTTAATTTATGAAAATCTTGTTTGATTAAATCTTTATATGTCATATTTAATTCACGATCGTCACATTTTTTATATAATGTACCATTTAAAATGTAATCAGGAATTTCTATTTTATATTTACTTAATTCATCTGATAATTCTGATAGTAGCTTTGAATCAACTGGACCAAAGTATTTACATAACATACTTGTATTATTACGCTTACAATCATTCTGACGCCAGATTAAATAATTTAAAGTTTCATATTCTACATCAAATTCTATTACTTTTCCACTGTACATTATTGGTTCTTCTGGTGCAAGGTTTAAAGTCATACATGAAGAGGCATAACTACTAATCGTACTTAATTTTTTATTTATATTATTAACTTCAGAATCAAAAAATACTAGGTTAATTTCATTATTAAATGCATAAATTAAATATGGACTAAATTTATTATATAATTGTGATATAGTCTCATTTAGTTTTTCATTGTAATTTTCAAGTTTAGATATATGTTCATAAATACTAGAACTTTTTGAATTTACTAAATCTAGTAATTCTTTTGAATTTAATCTAATAATATGATACTTGTATGGATGGAATTCGTTTTTGTTATATTTAAATACTAGATTATTCATTCGATGTCCTAGTGACATTGTTGCGTACTTTATAATCTATACAACAATATTTATATTTTCATTTTTAATTAGTTTAACTAATTAAAAATTAAGTATCCAAAACTAGCTTTCAGCTCTACTTTTTGTCATAGGGGACGAAACCCCACTTAACAATTTGTTAATATACCATTTGCATAATAAGTTGTACCAGAGTCAACTGTTATTAATTTATATAATGTTTTAGTTAAATTTGTATCAGTGTTATCATATGTAACAATTAATACATCCGATGACGGATTAAACATTTTTAATGAACTTTTTAATATAGCACTATTATCATTTACTTGATGTAATGGTAAATAATCAGCTATAGTTTTATTATTTAGTTGATATGAACAATATACTTTAGTATCTGGACATGTAAAAAATACACCAGTATTATTATCTAATTGAATACCTACAGCAGGTCTATTAGGATAAGAAACTACTTCTAATACTTTAATCATTTTATTATTTTTATTTAATATTAACTGCCCTCTTGTTAATAAATTTATATTTTTTTTAGTTCCATCTGCCATTGTTATCATAGTCTCTTCAGAAAACATTTATGTATATATAATTAACTAATATTTTAATTTTTTTTAATTAAAACTAAATTTTATTAAATATTTATTTTATTGTTGTATATTATAACAATAAATATGACTGGAAGTGTAAAAAGACATTCAAGAAAACGTTCTAGTTTAAGACATTTAAAATCTCACCCTAAAGAATCTGCTCAACATTTTTCACTTGGACAAAAAAAAAAAGGTAGAAGTGGAAAGATGTACCAAGTCGTCGCTGTAGGAAAACATTTTGTCTGGAAAAAATGTAAGAAATCTTGCAAAGGTGTTCAATCTGGACCTTCCCCCGCTCCATATGGATTTTCACTCGGCGGAGCTAGAAAATCTAAAAGACGTTCATCTAAGAAACGATCCGCTAAACGATCCGCTAAACGATCTGCTAAACGATCTGCTAAACGATCTGCTAAACGATCTGCTAAACGATCCGCTAAAAAATCTGCTAAACGATCCGCTAAACGATCCGCTAAACGATCCGCTAAACGATCCGCTAAACGATCCGCTAAACGATCTGCTAAACGATCTGCTAAACGATCTGCTAAACGATCTGCTAAACGATCTGCTAAACGATCCGCTAAAAAATCTGCTAAACGATCCGCTAAACGATCCGCTAAACGATCCGCTAAACGATCCGCTAAACGATCTAAAAGACGTTCATCCAAAAAATCTACTAGAAAATCTAAAAGACGTTCATCCAAAAAATCTGCTAGAAAATCTAAAAGACGTTCATCCAAAAAATCTGCTAGAAAATCTAAAAGACGTTCATCCAAAAAATCTGCTAGAAAATCTAAAAGACGTTCATCCAAAAAATCTGCTAAAAAATCTAAAAGACGTTCATCCAAAAAATAATCTGTTAACTTAATTCCTTATTAATTTAGTAATATATTTCTTACTAAAACATTAAATTACTAATTAATTTAATTTCTTCATCTTGATTTCCACCAGATTCTATAATTATAGGAATTTGTTTACTTTTAGCAAAATTTAAAAGTGCTTTTAATCCTGATTTTTCATTTTTATAAATAAATCCATTACCTATTTGTTCATGCCTATCTTTAGAACAACATACATCGCCTTTTGAATCATTTAAATGAAATATTGTTATATTTTCTATTCCAATATGAGTATCCCATAAAGATATAAATTCTTCAAATGTTTCTTTTGTTCTAATGTTGTATCCAGATGCAAATACATGGCAGCTATCAATGCATATTCCTATTCTTTTTTTAAAAAGTGTTTCTCCAAGATTTAATTTTATACTTTTAATTAATTCTCCAAATGTTTCAATATTATAAAATATATCATTACTACTTTTAGTTGAAGTCTCAAGTATAATTTTTACATTACAGTCCATAGTATTATCTATAACATTTTTAATATTTTCTGTAAAATTTTTTATACATTCTTCATTTGATTCTTTATTTGGTACTTTACCTAAATGTATTACTACTCCAGTTTTATTTTGATCTTTTTCATGAATAATTTTATTTAAAGTTCTAATGTCATCAATAAGAGATTTTCTTGCCCATTGAATAGTTGAACCATTGCGTATAAAATTTATTATGTATTGACCATGAACAACTAAAAATATATTATTTGTATCAATATAATTTTTTGTTTTTTGTATTTGATTTTCATCAATTTTTGTTGTTGATACTTTCATTGGACTTTTTAGAAAAATTTGAGCAGCAGTTTTAATTGGAACATTTTTAAGACTGTTTTCATTAAATTGTAATCCAAATATAATAGAAGGATTTATAGTAGTATGAAACCCTAATACTAATGGTGTATATACTATTTTAGTACTATCTTCATAATTATCATAAAACATATACGCGTTTGTGATTTCTTTTGTAGGAATATTATTAATCCAATATAATATTGTATTTTTTAACTTTTTTGTTCTTCTATCCCAATCATTATTTAATATTGGAACTTCTAATGTTTTATGATATTTAAAACAAGAATCTACTTTTTTACCTTTTTTATTTATATAACTATCAGGATTAAATCTTATAAATACTACAGGTCTATTGCCAAAATCTTGAAATAATTCCATCGTTCTTTTATTATCGCAACTAGTATATTCGTTTCCAGAATGCTGATTTTCATCACATTCTATAATTATTACATGAGTAAATTTATCAATATAACAATCTGGACGCCTTTGTGAACAACCACCTGTACGTTTATCAAAAATTAATAGTTCATCTTTAAATTCTTGTTTAATAAAATCTATCATATGTTTTTCTTTTATTTTATAATTTCTAACTATTTTTTCATTAGGAAATAAATGAATGAAACATCTAATACAGTATCCTTTATAATCTTTGTTTTTGGGATATAAGTAACAATTATTAGTTTTACACGTTGTATGTAAAACATCAATCATATTTTCTTTTTTATGATTTGAACAATATATTCCTAGTGTATTATTTTCATAATTAAATTTGGGTGATATAGAATTACAATTTTCTTCTAAACATCTTTTATTTTTAACATCAATCATACTTTCTTTTTTATGTTGCGAACAATATAATCCTTTTTTTTTATTTGGTAAATTAAATATAGGTTGTTTAAAACAATCTTTTTCTATACATTTTTGACTTTTAACATTTATCATATTTTCTTTTTTATGTTGGTTACAATAAATTGGTCTTTGATTTATTAAATTAAATTGAGCTATTATATTACAATTTTCTTCTAAACATTTTTTCTTTACTACATTAATCATATTTTCTTTTTTATGTTCATTACAATAAATCCCACCTTTTGTACATTCTAAATTAAACATAGGCTGTTTTTCACAATTTTTTTCTAAACATTTTCTAGTTGTTACAACAATCATTTTTTCTTTTTTATGTAAATTACAATAAATTGCAGGATTATCTTTTATTGCATAACTTGCACTTTTTTGGCAATTTTCTTCTCTACACTTTTTCATAAGGCTGTAATGTCTTGTAATAATTTTTACAAGATATTTAAATTCAATTTATTTACTGGTATTTTTTATAATTCATTAATCTCTGTACTTGCGGCCAGTAAAATGTCGCCATTGGAACAACTACAGCTGTGGTTAATACACCTGCAGTTAAATGTCCTAAACTGGAAAATAATTGTTTTAAATACATATCAAAATAAGGAGACATAATAGCACAAACAGGTTCAGCTGGAATATTCATTTTGTTTATTATACTTGAACTTTTATGTTTAAATAACTTTATTTTCTAGTAATTGTAATTGTGGTTGTGAATACAATTGTAATTGCTGTTGAGAATGCGATTGTATTAAAGATTCAATTAACGGTTTACTTATAAATGTAAGTAATGGTTGACTAATAAATGTAATTAAAGGTATTATAGACATTAAAACAATTTTCATAAAGGGGCAGGCCATTTTAATTAACAAAAATTTTTTGTTTTTAAACCAAATTAAAATGAATTTTATAAAATTATTAGAAATTTAAAATGATAGTACTTTTAATATTTTTAAATATTTTATGTAGCAGTGTAATTCATGCTATTGTAATTTGTCCTAATATAAATTTCTGTTTTATAGAAAATAAAATTAATAATATATCGACTGAAATCGGGGTTCAATTTCCTATTAATAATTGGGCATATATATGTAATGATAACAATTGTTGGATAATACAACTTGCACAAGGCTCTATTAATCTACTACAACTACAATTGCAACTTCAATTTCAATCTCGTGTTGCTTACATTATTAGTAATAATACTTTACAAAATCAATTGTCTGGTATTACATTTATAAATAATACAGAATATTTAGTTTCATATTTTAATATATCAAATACTGTTAGTTCAAATTGGACGTATCACTACTACCCGTACCCATTTAATGTAAATTTGTTACAATCACAATTACCTTTAGTCACACCCACTACAACAAAAAACTCCCAAAGTATAGCCACAAGAACCACAACTACAATTACAACCACAATTACAACTACAACTACAACTACAACTACAACTACAACTACAACTACAACTACAACTACAACTACAACTATAGACTATGCATTTTGTAATACTCAGATGTGTGTTAAAGGTAATAAATTTATTAATAACACAGTTCAAATTACTATGATAAATAAAAATAAAATTGGATGGATTGGATTAGGATTAGGTACCAGTATGTTAAATTCAAATATAATGTTTATTAAATGGAATAACGTATTACAGATACGTTCTAGTAATAGTCATTCTGAACCATCTATAAATAATGATATTAAATTTAATGTAATTAATGATAATACATTTGAATTGAATAGTTCATATTTTGATATTAGTAATCCGCAAACTTGGATATGGGCAGTTAGTGACATTACACCTACTAGCAATTCTCTAAGTATTCATTCTGATAAAGGTATATTCACTGTAAATATGTTTAAACCAGGCGATCAAGCTACTACTGTTATCCCAAGTATACCTAATGAAATCTTTACTCATGCTATGATAATGTTCTTTGTATGGAATGTTATATGTCCAATTGCTATTTATATTGCAATGTTTGGTAAAAATTTATTAGGTGTATGGTGGTTTAGATTACATGCTGGACTATTTGTTTTAGGAGTACTTGTATTACAAATAATTGGTTTTACAACTATATATAATTATATCACAATTAATCATTTTAGTACTCCGCATAGACAACTTGGATTATTTGTAATTACACTCAGTATATTACAAGTAATTTTAGGATTTGTTATAGATAAATTGTGGTCTCCAACACGTACTAGTGTACCATGGTATGATAGATTACATTGGTTAATTGGAAGAGTATTAGTTATAACAAGTATTATAACTATTATTTTAGGATTGATTGAAACTAATATAAGTTACAACTTACATATAGGTATCATTATCAGTTATCCACTGTACTTGGCATTTGTTATTATATTGTTTGTAATAACATATAAAAAAATAGGTGTAATTACACACTAGCCTAATTAAAAAATAAAGAAAAAATGCTAACCAAAATTATCCTGCGAAAGCTCCTTTTAATGTTGTAGAAGATATAAATAAAGAATTTTTACTAGAACCATGTTTATTTGCAAAAGCTGATTCAAAATTATTTGTACCACATAAATTTGTATATACTCCACTTCCCCCCGGATGTAAATTTACCCAGGTAGTCATATCATATACATTTGATTGAAAAACAACCCAGCAATCAGATAAAGAATTGTGCTGAGATACAGTTGATAATGAAATACCAGAAGGTGGAGGTGGAGGATTTGGAGTGGGATCAGGCGTAGGAGGGGGATTTGGAGTAGGGTCAGGTGTTATAGGTGTAACAGTTGGTAAACTACTCGTTGTACTAGTTACTTTTTTATGACAACGATGTTTGTGTCCATGTTCGTGTTCACGAGCTTCATCACGTCTGGCATACGGAATTGCATAAACATGCGTAATTAAAAAAAATAAAGGTAAAATAGTTGCGATTGTTATTTTCATTGTTTTAATATGTTTGAAATTTTATGTTTAAACCAATTTACACTTTGAAATTTTTCAATTAGCTAAAGCTAATTGAAAAATAAAAAAAAGTAAAGATTTTTAAGTATCAAAAAAACGGGTCACCACCAAAAATAATAAATCACAGAGGAATAAATTAAAGTAAACCAAATGTGTTGGTGGTGTCATGACGAGTTGAAGCTCGTCTTCAACAAGTTAACTCAGTTTTTATAATTTTTTTTTTAAAAAGTTGTTTAAACATAAAATTTTATAATAATTACTTATGAGTTCCCCTAAAAAAAATTATTTCAATAAAAAAGATAATGCTATAAAAAAATTAACAGGTAACCAATTGTTGTGTAATAGAAGTATCACTAAATACTTTATATTAGATAACTACCCTGAATTTTTACAACTCATCAAAACCAGTAAAAAAAAAGACTTTTATGAATACATTTGGCCTGACAAACAAGTTAAACTTTTTTTTGATATAGAAGGCCCTAAAGATCTTGTTACAAATGAATTGCTGACTGAGTTGTCCAGTAAAGTTAATACTTTTCTTACTGATAATTACACTGGCATTAATGTAAATTCAATTGTATTAGAATCACATTCTGCTATAAAAAACAGTTATCATATTATATATAATTTAACTGGACTAGATGGGACTACACTAGTTTTTAAAAATGTAGCTGATCTAAAAGCTATATGGACACAATTAAATTTGAATATGTATCGTAATGATAAAAGCTATCTTATTGATCCAAGTGTATACCGCACCGGTTTATTTAGAACAGTGTATTCTAGTAAAGATGAAACTCCTATTAGACCACTTACAAAAATTAATAAAGATGACTTAGATTTACTTACATTTGTCCAGTACATTCCAGAAAATGCAATCCAATTAGATGTTAAAGCAAATTTAGTTACAATCTTACAGCAAATCCCTGGACTGGACGAAACCCCCGCTAATATTCCTGAAGAATTAGATGACCCCGATCGTACAACTATTAAAAAGTTTATAAGAAATAAATACTCTCATTTACCTAATAAAATACGAGATATCTTTATTGATAAAACTAAAAATTGTATTATAGTAGCTTTACAAGAACGTTATTGTAATTTTGCTGAAAGAGAACACACTAGTAATAATCAATATATTATTATTGATACTAGTTCATCTAAACAAAGATGTCATGATCCAGAATGCGCGAGTGGTGTACATTGTGAAATCAAAATGGAAGATTATCCTAAAGAAATCAATTTAATTATCAAAAAATGCTTAAAAGTTAATAAACAAGAATTAGATCTAATTGATCATGCTATTGAAGAATGTAAAACTTATATTAATGATAATTTTGATGATAAAATAGAAACTATACAATTCGATAGAAATGAAATGGTATTTAGAGGTAATGTACAAGATAGATCTTTAATTAGTGTTATAGGAGGTAAATGTACAAGCTGTCAAGTTGAACATCAAATTAGTAATACTGGATACTGTATTAAATGTATAGTTTGCAAAAGTATATTTCCTAAGAACCAATTAATACCAATCAATGATAAATATAAAAACTTGAATAATTTCTGGATGAATTACAATCAAATTACTAATAACGGTACAGTTAATATAAATATTTACCAAGGCGAAGAAGACTTTATATGCGATGTAAAACTTGATAATAATATTTTTAAAGATAATGAATTAACTAAATTATATAATCAAGTTTTAGATGGACATAAAATAACTAAATTAGCTGAAGTACTGTGGTTTACAAATAAAGATTTTGTTTATACAAAAGGAAGCTGGTATTATTTTAATGGTAGTATTTGGAAATTAGACGATGATAATTTAACTATGAAAAAAAGCTTATTAGATAATACTAGCTATTTTAATAAAATCAGTAATTATTATGAAAATAAAACAATTAAAGAATCATCTGCACAATTAGTAAAAAATGTTAAAAGCCTAATTACTAAAATCAATAAACCTGGATTCAAAGATGACATCATAAAAGAAGCTAAAATGTTTTATAATGATCCAGGGTTCTTAGGTAAACTTAATAGTAAAAAACATCTAGTACCATTTACTGATGGTGTATATGATCTTTTAGATAATCAATTTAGACAAACTACTAAAGAAGACTACATCAATCTTACCGTTGGATTTCCTTACGCTCTTGTGAGCGATAATCAAGAAGTCTATAAATTCCTACGTGAAGTACTCCCTAGTGAAGGTGTTAGAGACTATGTATTAAAAAAAATGAGCGAGTGTCTTAATGGTGATATTCCTAATACATACTTTTTAATGTTTATTGGTGATACAGGAGCTAATGGTAAATCACAACTTCTTAATCTTATGAAACTGTGTATGGGTGAATTTGGAGAAAAGGTAGAGGTAACATTACTTACACGTAAACGTAATAATGCTAACGAGGCTAACACTGAAAAAATCAAGTTAGTTAATAAACGTTTTGCATTCCTTAGTGAACCTGAAGATGGTGAAAAAATCAATATTGGTTTGTTAAAAGAACTCACTGGAAGTGAAGAAATAGTAGCTAGAGGTTTGTATCAAGATTCGTTGTCGTTCGTAATGGAAGCTAAATTATTCTTGGCTTGTAATGAACTTCCAGAAATAAAAGGTGAGGATACAGCACTTTGGAGACGTATTAGGGCAATTGATTTTCCAAGTAGATTCTTAGATGAACCAAAAGAACCAGGTGAATATAAAATTGATAGAACTTTACCAAGTAGAATGCGAGAAGACTTGTCTTGGAGACAAACATTTATGAAAATTCTACTAGACTACTATTATCGCGACAACATAAAAGAACCAGAAGAAATCAAAATGAAAACTAATGAATATCGTCAAGAAAATAATGATTTTTATAGTTGGTTAACTGAAAATATAGAATTATCAAATAAAGAAACTGATTACATCGAATTAAAAACTGTATGTGAATTGTTTTTAGAAAAACAAAAAATTCCATCAAAGACTGCTTCAAAATATAAAAAAGAAATTGAAAAGTATATTAAAGAGAACTTTAAGTCTATTAAATGGGAATATGATCAATTTCGTATAGATCCTACGCTTAGACCACGTGGATGGCAGTTTTTAAAATTTAAATAAAACAAATATTAAATTACATCATGATTTATGGCTGTCACACGGTGCTCACCATTGACTCACCATTGACTCACCATAGGATTTTTAGAAAAAATCTAATTTTTTTATTTTTTCTAATTTACTGATAATTTAATGATTATTTTTAAAAAAATATAAAAAAATAAAAAATATAAAAGTTGTCACACCGTACTCACCAAAATCACAAAAGTATTTTTTTGAAAAATAAAACTATATTTACAAAAATAAAAACATATAAAAATTATGAAAAATAGGTGAGCACGGCGAGCATGGCGAGCATGGTGAGTCATGACCCAAAAAAAACTGGGGTAAAATGAAAACGTATACAAAAATAAAAAATTTTATGGCGAGTCATGGTGAGACAAAAATTTCAAGTATATAAATGTGAATTTGATCAAATTTATGTAAATTCTACACTTAGACCACGTGGATGGCAATTCATTAAATTTAAAATCATGATTAATTAAAAAAAATAGTTTTATTGTGATACTGTAAACATGAGCGTTAGTAGATTTATTACACAAGATCTAGGTAATTTAATTTTATCAGGTCATTCACTGACAGCAACTAATGGTAATTTATTAGTAAATGGCCAGTCTATAAATGGCAGCATCAGTGGTGATGCAACAACTGGTAATTTAACTGTAAATGGTAATATAAATATGCCAGGTGAAAATGCAATAACATTAAATACTATAAATGCTCAAACTATAAATGTATCTGCAATTAATATACCAACTTTAAGTACATCGAATATAAATGCTAGCAATGGTACATTTGGTAATCTTGAAGTTACTGGTACTATGGCTTTTCAAAATTTTGCAGCAACAAATATTTCAACATCAAGTATATTTGTATATCATCCAGCAAGTACTAGTGATCAAGATCCAATGGGTAATAGTTCTTTTAATTTAGTTGGACAAGGTGGCGGAGGTGCAGTAGTTAACATTGATTTTAGTACTTATACTACATCAGATTGTCCTACCGCGCGCATTAGTATGATTGATAATGGTGCTTTTGCTAGTACATTTAATATTATGAGTAAACAAAGTGGATCAATAATTAATGGTATGATATCTCGTATTTTAATAGAACCAGTTAATGGTTACGTCGGTATTAATAAAACAAATCCAGAATACCAGTTAGATGTTAATGGAACAATGCGAGTAAATGGTGATACTACAATGGGTAATGTAAATGTAAATACTATAAATACATCAACTATAAATACATCTAGTGCAACATTATCAAATTTACTAATTACAGGTTCTATTATTACTCCAATTATTAATATAGGACAACAAAGTACAAATGGTAATTACATAATAACTAAAGAGATGTCAGGAACTACATTTTTTATTAATAAAAATCCAGCTGATAATGGTTATATATACTTACCAAGTCCTAGTGGTGGATTAAACTTTAAATTTATTCAAGCTAATCCTGAACAAAATTGGACTCCTATTTGCGTACCAGGACAAAATATTATGATTGGACAGATAAACGTAACTGGAACTCAAGGTAGTTCTTATGCAAATACATCTACGCCAATTTTAGATGTAGATTTTTCTCCATCATCTGTTATAGGTGATACTATCAACATTGTTTCAGATGGAACTTATTATTACTATACTGGTAATTCATTTAATATTGATGGTTTTAATAAAATTTGGCAATAATTAACTTGGTATCTGGCGTTAAAACAAAATTAATTAATAGTTAATTTTGATTTTAATTATTTTGGGCTTTAGTTTATAAATATACCAGTAGATTGATACACAAATTTAGTACTTGTCCAACTTGGATAATTAGTTTGTGATGAATATTGAACTTGGCCGCCACTGGTTATATTAAATGTAATATCTATAGTATCTCCCAAGTAATTTGTATACAATGACCATCCAGATGCAGTTTGTATACCTTCTATAGTTGTTTGATTATATAAATTTCCACCTGCTAATACTACAGATATACTCATTTGAACATTGAATGAACGATAAGTAGTATTAGAGAATAATAGTCCTGTAACATTAGCTGGCGTGGTTTGATTATTAGCGGCACTAAACAATCCACTTGAGATTATACTATAACTATTAATATTAACAGCAGAAGTAACATAAACTGATGAACTTGTTACATTAGTAATTACAGCTGAGTTAATTGTACACCCAGTAGCACTTAAATTACCAGTAGAAATTAATCCAGTTACAAGTAATGAAGCACTAGTAATTGATCCTATATTAGTATTACTCATAGTAGCAGTAGTAACTGTTAAATTAGTTAATCTTCCTGATCCATTCACATCAAGATTAAAAGTTGGTGAAGTTGTATTAATACCTACATTACCACTACTTGCAATTACCATACCAAATGTAGTACTTGTAAAAAGAGAACCAGCTGATCCATTTGATCCTACTATAAAATTTAGTCTATTAGCATTTTTACTTATAAAAAAAGGAGTATTATTTGATGCATTTCGTGTATTACCGTCATAATAACAATCAAAATATTGTAATATATTATCGTGACCTAAATTTGCTATATGTAGAGAAGGAAAATTGTCTGTTTGATTTAATAATAGTCCACCACCATTTCCTATATATAATCTTCCTAATGTACTGCCACTAAATGTAGGTTGTGTTCCATTAATAGAAACAGAATTAGATATTTGAACAGTACCAATACTTGCATTAGTATTAATCATATTACCCACAGTAGATGTAGTAGCAATTAAATTTGTTAGATTTGTTAGTCCTGTAACAAGTAGTCCTGAACTTGTAATTCCAGTACTTGCATTAATTGAACCAACACTAATATTTGTAGAATTTAAATTACCAGCAGTTACAGTTGTAGAATTTAGATTAGCTACACTAGCCAGGCCAGTAATAAGTAATCCAGCGCTTGTAATGCCAGTACTTGCATTAATTGAAGCTACGCTTATATTTGTAATTAAAGCCGAGCTTACACTAGCATTTGTAGAAGCAAAGTTTGCGACGGAAGCAAGGCCTGTAATTAGTAAAGCAGCGCTTGTAATACCAGTACTAACATTGATTGAAGCTACGCTTATATTTGTAATTAACGCAGAATTAATGGTACTTGTAGTTGCAGTTAAATTTGCGACTGAAGCAAGGCCTGTAATTAATAAAGCAGCGCTTGTTATACCAGTACTTGCATTAATTGATCCAATGCTTGCATTTGTAATTACACTAGAGCTTACACTAGCGTTTATAGAAGTTAAATTTGCAACTGAAGCAAGACCAGTAATAAGCAATGAAGCACTTGTAATTCCAGCTGCACTTATATTTGTAATTACACTAGAGCTTATACTAGCATTTGTGGTAAATAGATTTGCACTAGAAATTAGTCCAGTTACAAGTAGTCCCGAACTGGTAATACCAGTGCTTGCATCAATTGATCCAATGCTTGCATTTGTAATTACACTAGAGCTTACACTCGCATTTGTAGCAGTTAAATTAGCTACACTTGTTAGACCGGTTACTAGTAATGCAGCACTTGTAATGCCAGTTGCATTTATTGTTCCGACGCTGATATTGGTTGTAGTTAAATTTGGTACAGTCCCGGTAGTAGAGAATAAATTAGAAATTGATGCAAGTCCGGTAACAAGTAGTCCAGCACTTGTAATACCAGACGCATTAATTGCACCTGTACTGATATTGGTAGTTGTTAAATTTGGTACAGTCCCAGTAGTAGAGAATAAATTAGAAATTGATGCAAGCCCAGTTACAAGTAATGCTGAACTAGTAATCCCTGTAACATTAAATGTTCCAGTACTTATATTTGTATTAACCATATTACTCATTGTACTTGAAGAAACTGACAACGTCCCTGTACTAATATTAGTACCGACAATATTAGTTGAAGTGATATTTGATGAATATAAATCACTGCTAATAAATGCATTACCAACAATATGTAATTTATTAGTAGGGTTAGTAGTACCTAATCCTACATTACCACTACTTCCTATAATAAATCTTGTCGTAGTACCTGTAACATCATAAATAGTAAAACCGTTACCTGCACCGGAGGCTAACCCTGTACTACCAACGTGATATGTTCTACCACCAGAACTTGTATTTTCAAAACGAATAACACCACTATCACTAGTTGAACCGAAAAATCTAGTTGCTATATTACCATTAACATCTAAAGGATAACTAGGTATAGTGGAGATACCAATATTTGTACTGACAATATTAGCAGATGATATTCTTGTACTAACGATATTTGAAGATGTTAAATTAGTGGAATTTAAATTTGAAGAGCTTATATTACCACTTACAGTCAAATTTCCACTTGTAATAATCATCGATCCATTAGTAATATTCAACGCACCAGAAACTGACAATGTACCTGTACTCGTATTAGTTACAACTATATTAGGAATAGTCATAGAACTAATAGAAAGTGATCCAGTACTTACACTTGTTACAATTAAATTAGTTGTTGTAATACTACTTGTATTTACACTACCAACAACAAGATCAACAAAACTTGATGTATCTGTAACAGTGCTAAATCCTGGATCAGTTGTAGTATATCCTATAATGTATTTATTAGTACTTTGTTTATAGTATGAACTAACATAAGATCTATTGTATAAATTAAATGTATTTCCGGTAGAAGGTGTAAATGATAAATTAGAACTTAAAATTGCAGTGCGAGTGGAACCAGTGTAACTGACGATTCTTCTTACACCATCTACAGCAGCGCCATCTAATAGTTTAATATAATAATTATTATACGTATTGTCACTAGAACTAAATCCACTTGGGAATACTAGAGTACTAACTGAACTACCAGCTTGAAGAGTACCTGATACTACGATTGGTTCTGTTAAAGCAACAACGTCGCCTAAACCAGAGTCATTATCTACTTGATATCGTTGTATTAATGTACCAGAATCTCTACTTCCACCGGGACCGGCATTAAGAACTATTAAATTATCACCAATTGATACTGTTGTAGAAACAATTGATGTAGTAGTGCCATTTACAGTTAAATTACCGGCTACAATAACATTAGCATTAGCATTAATATTTCCAGAAACAGTAAAATTGGCAGTATTATCAAATCCTCCTAAGAATGTATTGTAACCAGATCCCGAATAAAATTGTATAGAACTATTATTTGATCTAATACGCACTTGTCCATTTGTAGTAGCAGAATCAAGAGCTAAAATACCAGGGTTATTATTTAACATACTAAGAGTACCTGTGTAACCAGCTGTATTTGATACATTAATTGTGTTTTGTACGTACATATTACCTCCAAGATACAAGTCTTTATTTATAGCTGCGCCTCCTAAAGTACTTATAGATCCAGTACTTGAATTTATAGCATTTGTAATTGACACCACATTTAATGAATTACTAACAATGACATTTGAAATAGTAGCATTTGTAATTGTAGCATTACTTGTACTTGCATTTGTAATGATAGCAGTTGATGTAGTTAAATTTGATATGATACTATTACTTATACTTGTATTAGTTAAAACTGTATTTGCAATTGTACTTGATACAGCTAATAATATACCAGTAGTAATATTACTTGACACTACATTATTTGAAGTTAAATTACTTGATACTACATTACTTGACACCACATTACTTGAAGTTACATTACTTGCCACCACATTTGTTGTTGTTAAATTTGTTATTATACCGTCAACTGAACGTAATGATCCAGTTGTTAGATTTGTTCCAATAATGTTTATTCCATTAATTGTTCCATTCACATCAAGTGTGTAAGCTGGGTTAGTTGTTCCAATACCTACAAAAACAGACCCCGCAGTTCCATAATACAGTGTATTTCCACTTGTACCAATCCATCGAGTTGAAGTAATAATACCATTTTGATTATATATATTACCACCGACATAAAAATCTTTACCAACACCAGCACCCCCAGCAACTGTAAGACCTCCTCCTGATGTCGCAGACATTGCATTTTCAGTGGCTTGTATACTAACTCCACCAAAACTAACTAATGCGCCATTTACTAAATTATTAGATACATCAGTAGCAGTAAGAGTTAGGTAAGCATATGTAGTAGATTGCATTGCTGAATTTGCGTAATATATAGTTCCATTAACAGTAAGATCGCCTGAAAGCGATACGTATCCTGAACTTATATTCATAGTATTTAATGTACCAGCTGACAGAGTAGTTATAGATGCTTGATTTGATGTTAGATATCCATTTGACATAGTACCAATAGCAGAATTACCAGATGTTAAATATGTTATAATAGAATTTGTAATATTTGCATCTGACACAACCGCACTTGAAATAGTACTATTAGTTATTCTTGAATTTGTTGTACTTGAATTTGTTAATACACTATTCAAAGTAATAGCATTTGTAGTTGTACTATTTGTAATTATTCCATTAGTAATAACTAAATTACTAACACTTGCATTTGTTAATATTGAATTCAAAGTAGTAGAATTTGTTACACTCACATTTGTTAATAACACATTTGATAATGTAGTATTTGTACTAATTAAATTACTAACACTTGCATTTGTTAGTATTGCATTTAGTGTAGTAGAATTTGTAAATATACCGCTACTAACACTGGCATTTGTAATTATAGCATTTAGTGTAGTAGAATTTGTAAGTATTGCATTTGTTGTTGTAGAATTAATTAAAGTTGCATTACTAACACTTGTATTTGTAAGTACAGCATTTGTTATAGTAGAATTCACTAGTACTGCATTTGTTGTTGTAGAATTAATTAAAATTGCATTACTTACACTTGTATTTGTTAAAATAGAATTTGTAAGTATAGAGTTTGTTGTTGTAGAATTCGTTAAAATTGCATTTGATATAGTAGCATTAACAAGTAAAGTATTTGATAAACTGCTATTTGTTACATTTGCATTACTCATAGTAGCATTCCCAATAATTATATTTGGAGTTGTAATATTTGTTGTAATTAAATTACTAGCGCTTATATTAGTTCCTAATAAATTTCCAATAGTAGATCTAATAGTTACAATTGAGTTACTATTAATCGTACCATTAACATCTAAAGTAAAACCAGGATTTGTTGTTCCAATACCTACATTTACGGATCCAGTTGATCCATAATACAATGAATTTCCACTAGTACCATTCCATTGACTTCCCACGTATGGAACACTATTTTGATACAGGCTCCCAGTAAAATTAATATTACCAGTAGTAAGGCCTAAGGGAGCATTCAGTGTTCCAATAGTAGCATGCGTGGATTGTACATTACCATAACTGGCACTCGTTGATACAAAATTTGATACAGTAGCATTACTAACTACAAGACTACTAACAGTCGCATTAGTTAAAATACCATTAGTAATTACTCCATTTGACATAGTGCTATTTGATATACTTGCATTTGTAATTAATCCATTAGCAAACGTTGCATTTGTAGAAGATACATTTGTAGAAAATATATTTGATATAGTAGCATTTGTAGAAATTATATTAGCTACAGTAATATTTGTAGAAAATACATTTGATACAGTTGCGTTAGTTGTAGTTAAATTACTTGCAGTTAAATTACTTGAAATCAAATTACTTGAAATCAAATTACTTGAAATCAAATTGCTTGTAGTTAAATTGCTTGTAGTTAAATTGATTGAAATCAAATTTCCAGTTGTAATTGAATTTGAATGTAATGTCCCGTTGATATCTAATAATGTATTAGGGGAGCTAGTACCAATACCTATAGATCCATCATTATAAAAAATGGTATTATTCCCTGCGGTATTCCATTGACCTGACAATATAGTAGTTCCAGAACTATTAAAAATATTACCTTGAACAAACACATTTCCAACAGTAAGTGCATTTAAATACGATTGTTGTTCGACGTACAATCCTCCCGTTATAAGAACACTACCACTAGTAGATCCGGCTATAGTTGTCGTAGATAAAAAATCAATATTATTATTGTAATATCTCATACCTATTATTAATTAAAGTAAATAAAAAAATTAACTGTAAAAAAGAATTCTTATTTTAAAAACTTTTTTACAGTTAATTTTTTTATTTACTTTAATTAATAAGTAATGAGTAACATTCCAAAAAACATAAACAATGTTATTGCTATAAACATAACTACTAGTAATTTAGTTACAAGCAATTTTAGTTCTACTAATGCTACATTTAATTCAATTGCATTAACTAATACTACTATTCCAAATTTAGTATCAACAAATTTAAGTTCAGGATCTCTTAATGTAATTAATATTAGTGCTTCTACCTTGAATGCAGTATCTGGTCTTACAACTGGAAATATAAATTTTACTGGGAGTCTATTTCAAAATGGACAATTGTATGTTGGAAGTCAATGGACAAGTACATCTGGGAATGTATCTTATACAAGTGGTAATGTAATTATTGGAGGATTAGCTAGTGTTAGTAATTTGATATCTACAACAGCAACTGTACCTAATGTTGTAAGCACTAATATTAGTACATCTACATTAAATGCAGTATCTGGTCTTACAACTGGAAATATAAATTTTACTGGGAGTCTATTTCAAAATGGAGTACCTTACGTAGGAAGTCAATGGACAAGTACATCTGGAAATGTGAGCTATACTTCTGGTAATATAATTGTAGGTGGGTTAATTTCCACAAGTAATTTAATTTCTACAACTTCAACTTTAGCGAATCTAACTACTACTAATATAACTGCAGTTAATGTAGTGTCTACAAATAGTTCTATAGCAACAATTAATGTTAGTACAGGTATTACAAGTGCAGCTTTACTCATTACTGGACTAGCTAGTATATCAAATTTAAGTGCTACAACTGCTACTATTCCAAATACAGTATCTACTAATATTAGTACTGGTACAATTAATACTACCGGAATTACAAGTACAAATGTACTTATTTCAGGACTAGCTAGTGTTGCAAATTTAAGTGCAACAACTTCTACAATTCCTAATATAATTCACACGAATATTAGTACAGGTACGATTAATGCTAGTACAGGAATTACAAGTAATTCTTTAGTTGTAACTAGTTTAGCTAGTATGGCAAATTTATTCTCTACAACTGCTACTATTCCAAGTCTGACGACTACCAATATTACTACTGGTTCTATTAATGCAAGCTCTGGGATTACAGGAGGTGTTTTAAGAGTAACTGGAGATGCAGTTATAGTTGGCAATTTATCAGCTGGAAATTTATTTATAAATTTATTCACTGCTGGAAATGTTATTACTAATAATGTAAATTACGGTGTATCAAATACTTATTCTGGATCATTTGCCGCAGCTAATAATGTAGGCACTGCAACTGCTATTACAAATTTACAATTTAACTCAAGTGCAACTGGTTCATTTACTATTAATTTGAATGTAAATATAGTAACATCACCATCAATCGGTAATTTGATGAGTTATAACATTTTAGAAGGATACTACACAAATTCTGGATGGACTCTTTTAACTAATACGTCAGGTGATGCATCAGGTATAGTATTTACAATAAATTCATCTACAGGACAAATTAATTATACATCAACAAATGTAACTAATTGGGTAAGTAGCACATTTAGATACCATGTAACTAGTATTACAATTAATGGAACATACAATTCATTGTTGAATCCTACACAAGCAAGTTACTCATTAAGTAGTATACAGTTAAATAATACATCTATTGCAGTTGCTGGAAGTAATACAGGAGCATTGTATACTCTTGGTGGTATTACAGTTGGTCAAAATTTACAAGTATATTCTACAACAGATGCCACTGCAGTAGGAAGTGGTGGAAGTTTAACTGTTCTTGGAGGTGCAGCTATTAGTAAAAACCTTGTAGTTGGTACTGGATTGTCTGTAGCAAATTTAAATGCAAGTAATATATCTTCAGGAACTTTAACTTTAACTAATTTAATTGATGGACCAGTATTATATGCTAGATCATTCTCCACATCTTCTAATTTACAAATATATGGAGGTCATTCATCTGGATTTAGTTATCTTCAATTAGGATCGAGTAGTACAAATGGAAATTTAAGAATTTCTAAATATGGTACAAATACTACACAAATTGATAATATGGAAGTGTATTCAACAAATATTTTATTATCAGGTACTGTAACTGCTTCTAATTTATTTGCAACTACATCTACAATTCCTAATATAATTCATACCAATATTAGTACTGGAACAATAAATGTTTCATCTAATTTAACGGCAATAAACAATTCAAATACTCTAGGAAATATATTTACTACAGGAGGTAATGTTGGTATAGGGACAACTAGTCCTGTTGTAAAACTTGATTTAACTCAAAACAATGATCAAATACTTGCATTGTATTCGATTAATGCAAATAATAGTTTTTATGGATTTGGTGCAGCCACTAGTGCATTAAAATACCAATCAGCAGGTGCTCATAGATTTTATACAGGTTCAAGTGCAGGTGCAGTAGGAACTGAAATTGCTAATATTACAACTACAGGATTTAGTTCAAGTAATGTATACGCTATCTCGGGGACAATTACTAATTTAGTTGGTACAAATATAAGTTCTAGCACTTTAAGTGCAACAACCTCTACAATACCTAATATAGTTGGTACGAATATTAGTACTGGAACAATAAATGCAAGTGCAGGAATTACAAGTGCTACTTTGTTAGTAACTGGATTAGCATCTGTAGCAAATCTAAGTGCAACTGCGAGTACAGTAGTTAATTTAATTAACACAAATATTAGTACTGGTACAATTAATGCAAGTACAGGTATTACAAGTGCTAATTTATTTTCTCCTAATACCACTATTACAAATTTAATATTAACAAGTGGATCTATTGGAAGTCTAAGTACAGGTAATATTTCAGTTAGTGGTAATATGACTGTTGGTGGTAATTTACTAGTTCAAGGAAGTTTAATATCAGTTAATATAACTTCAGTTAATGTAATTGATACAAATATTACAGCTGGGACATTAAATGCGACATTAGCATCTATTCCCAATTTAATTACTACAAATATATCTTCAGGAACATTAAGAGCTTCAACTAATATAGCTATTGGTAGTAATACAGCAGCTTACACACTTGATGTAACAGGTAGTGCTAGATTTACAACTGGTGTAGAAATAAGTGGAGGTAATTTAAGTGTTACTCGAATTGGAGTAACTAATTATGCAGCAACTTATTATCAAAATAATAATGGTAATTTATATGTTGGTATAGATGGTTTTGGATTGACAAATGATAGAGTACAAGCAGCATTATATACTTCTGTGGCGCCTATATCATTTTATACAGGTGCTACATTTAGAATGATAATTGGAAGTACTGGTAATATAGGTATAAATAATGCTACTCCGGCTTACACATTAGATGTAGCTGGTACATTAAATGTTAGTACAGTTGCAACTATTCCAAGTTTAACGACTACCACTATTACTACAAGTTCATTAATGACAAATTCTACTATTTTTTCAAAAGCTGGAATTAGTATTAATACAACAACAGTTAATTCAAGTAGCGTAGCCAGTTTGTATATAAGTTCTAGAATGAATAGTACAGGAAATATGCTCAATGCAAACACAGCTGGATCAACATTAACAAACATTGATGTAAAAGTTATGAATAAAAGACAACGGACATCACGAGCGAATGCAACAAGGGCTGTTAGTACATTTACATTACGAACTATGGCGGCTTCAGGTTTTTGGCAAGACATTGCGTGGTCTGCTGAACTTGGTCTATTCGCTACTGTTAGTAATGCAGGTGGTACAACTCAAGTACAAACAAGTCCTGATGGCATAACGTGGACTGCAAGAACTACATCTGGTAGTGCTGGATATTGGTGTGGAATTTGCTGGGCAGCTGAACTTGGACTATTTGTAATTGTAAGTAATAATGGTAATATAGCATCTATAAATTTGATTATGACTAGTCCAGATGGTATAACATGGTCACAACAAACTGCTCCAAGTTCTCAAAATTTGTATGGAATTTGTTGGAGTCCTGAGTTGTCAATTTTAGTTGCATCAGGTAATACAAATACACTACTTACATCAAGTAATGGAACTTCTTGGAGTTCTACAACAAATACTGGACATACTATTTTAAAAATGTGCTGGGCAGCTGAATTATCATTATTTGTAGGTGTAGAATACTCAAATGCTAGTTATGGGTTTGCTTATAGTTCAAATGGAACTACTTGGACTGGTGTAGCAAGTCGTACAAATGAATTATGGTGGGGAATTTGTTGGTCACCTGAGTTATATCTATTTGTAGCAGTTTCTGCTACATCAAGCGCAAATCCAATTGCAACAAGTCCAGACGGTATTAATTGGACATCTAGATCTACACCATTTACAACATCAATGTTTAATGTAATATGGAGCCCTGAATTAAGTTTATTTGTAGCTTCTGGTTCTACTTATATATTTACAAGTTCTGATGGTATTAATTGGATTACAAGATATTCTTCTTTTACATCAGCATCTTATACATGTTGGTCACCTGAATTAAGTATGCTTTGTTTTGTTCTAAATGGTAGTTCTAATGCATTAACAACAAATCCAGTTTTAAGTAACAGTAAATCTGCAGTTTTAGCAAATCCTAGTTATATGTACGTTAATAATACAAGTGGTAATGTAGGTATTGGTACAACATCACCAGTTTATACTCTTGATGTATCTGGTGTAACACGATTTTCAAGTCCTTTAAATAATGCATTTGTATTCAATTGTTCAACTTCTAATAATAATCCTTGTTTAGTTATATCAAATTCAATTAGTCAAGTAGGTTATATAGGTATAGGTGGGAGTGCGGTTGTAGCTAATTATAGTAATAATATGTTTTTACAATCACCTAATAGTATGAATTTTTTGACAGGCAGTGGACTATATACACTATTTTTAGGTACATCTGGTAATGTAGGTATTGGTACGACATCACCAAATAGTATTTTACATTTACGATCAGCTGTATACCCAACTTCTGGTAATGTTCTTATTGAACCTGGTACATCGTCAGATGGATTAAATCCTGGATATACAGCTATAAATATAAATGGGTATTACAATGCGGGTGATCAAAGACTAAATACTGGTAAACAAAGATGGAGATTTGTAGCAGATCAAAGAACTACGTCAGATACATTTTCTTTAGATACATATAATGGAACCACTGTAACATCTGTATTCAGTGCAAGTACAGCTGGTAATATAGGATTTGGTGGAAATGTTGATATATCTGGAAGTCAAATGTCTTTAAATAATGGTACAAGTAATACAATAATTTTTAATGGAGTTGGGCTAGCTGCACCGACAGTTGCTAATAATGTAGGAAGTGGATGTAAAATTAATTTATACCCAACTTATGGTATAGGTATAGAAGCAAGTGGTATTTGGTATCATTCTAATGGAGGTCTTCATAAATGGTACAGTGGAGGTACTCCTTTTAATTATATGACATTAAATGGTGCAAATCTTGGTATTGGCACTGCAAGTCCAAGAGCTAGTCTTGAAATTACACAAAGCTCGTCTACAACTGGTGCAATGTTGTATTCTGGTCTTAATGAAGCAGGTATAAATAGACTTATATTTAATCACTCAAGTGACTCTGCAAACTATCAAAAAGTTCAAATACAAACACAATCTCTTGGAACAGGACAATTTGGTAAATCTAACTTTGCTATATGTTTAAATACAGTATCGGATACGTCAAATGCAACATTTGCAGACCACAAGTTCTTTATATCTGGTTCAAGTGGAAATGTTGGTATTGGCACAACAGCACCAACTGGTATTTTACAAGTGAGTAATGCTATGTTAATGATATCTACTGGAAATTTGACTGTAACAGGTGACGTACTGGCCTTTGGAACTATATCAGATCAACGTCTTAAAACAAATGTTCAAGATGTATCGGGTGCTTTAGATACAATTAAAGCACTTCGACCAGTTACATTCGATTGGAAAACTGATATTTTCAATAAACAAAAAGCAGGAACATCTGATTCAGGGTTTATTGCACAAGAAGTTGCAGACATTATTCCTCATGCAATTGGAGAGTACAAAGACATAGAAAGTGGCGATACATTCATGAATCTAAGACATGAAAGATTCAATCCATATATTGTAGGGGCTATACAAGAATTAGTTGCAAAAGTAAACTCATTAGAAGCTGAAATTGAAATTTTAAAAAGCAAGTAAAATTTTTAAGTATTAGTAATTAGTTTGTAATAAAGTAAATTTAATTTTATTTTATTATATTAATACACATGACATCGTTAACGTCAGGGAAAGATAATCTATACAATTTTTCAGAAAATTGTTTTATAAATAAATTGTCAAGTTATTCGCAAGCTAATTGTAGTGCAGCTTTTAGTTTACGTTTACTTAAAGCAAATTATACTGGTCCTATGGTAAATGTTCGTAGAGGTTCAGATAATGCAACATTAGATTTTTATGGTAATATTTATGGAAACCTTGGTACTTCACCAGGTGGTAAAGGTCAAGGTTTAACTGATTGGCTCGGCGGAGCAACTGGATTTCTTGTAACTTGGTATGACCAAAGTGGATACAGCGGTCGTGATCTTACACAAGCAACTACAATTACTCAGCCAGTAATTACAGCAACAAGTATTACTTATGATGGTACAAAGTTTCTTTCTAATACTACAAATACTCCTCTTACTTCAAGTTTAAAAACTTATACATACGTATGTAATTTTACAGCAACTGACTACTCGACATCGCGTACTATTTTTGAAATTGCGCCATCAACAGGTGCTAATTATGCAAGGGCTTGTCTTATGCAATTTAATTCAAGTTATGGATTTTCAGGTTTGAATAGTGATGCATTTTTTGTTAATAATAATACTACAACTAATAGAAAATGTGTTATGATGTGTAATCACAATTTGTCAACTGGTAATATAGTTATAAATGATAATGCTACGGTGTATTCTGCAACAACTAATAATGTTGCTACAAGTAATTTATCAGTTAATCCTCAGACGTTTTATGTTGGTAGAAATCCAGCTGGTGCTGAATTCTTTATAGGAAATATTAATGAAATAATTATATTTCAAAATACATTGACTTTACGTGAATCAGAAATGTACTATGTACCAAATACAGTGTCTCGTAAAAATTACACTAGTTTTCCCAGAATTCAATTAAAAGGTGTACCCAAGGAAATTTCAATCCCTGTACCACCAGCTCCTAGAATGATGTTTGATTCACAGTGTTTGTCTAATTTAACAAGTGGAAATACAGTTTCAGCTTGGTCATCTTACAACAGAGATACAAATTATGACGCTGGTTATACTATTACGGCAACAAATTCACCAATTTATAGAAATGTAAGTGGAACTACGACTAATGCTATAATTCAAGCGCCTTACATAGAATTTACAAGAGCTTCCAGTATGTCTATAAATGGTGGTGCTCGAGTTTTTAATATTGCTACTAATGGTGGATTTACAGCTGTAGTGTATTGTGCATTTACAGGAACAGCAGGAAGTTATGAACGTATATTTGATTTTACAACGAGTACTGTCGATAATACTATTAACAATGATATAAATCTTACAAGAAATGCAAGTAATAATTATGTCAGTTGCAATGCAGCTAATGGTAGTACTTGGTTAACAGGGCCTAATACATTTAATAGTGCAAGTGGTACTATTGTTCAAGGTACTTGGTATGTTTGGTGTATAAGATATACTCATTCTTCTAAATTTTTTGAAATAATTCAAAATGGAATAACGTTAAATAGCGGGACTTTAAGTGCTCAACTTACAGATAGAACATTTAATCGTACTTTTATGGGTAGATCAGAATATACAGCATCTGACAGTTATAGTTCAATTAATATTGCTGGTGCATTTTTTTATGATCGTTTCTTGACAGATTCACAATTGTCAGCAGTTAGTAATCACCTTGTTTATCCTACTACTTATTCAATTCCTAATGTTATACCGGATTATACTAAAGTTTTTAAAGTGGGTAATGTTCAAACAATTGGTTATCGTCAAGATCAATGTATGTATTTTAATGGAAGTGTAACTACTTATATTGATATACAAGACCTTCCTGCACTTCCTATGACATTTTGCTATTGGTTTAATTCATCAGACGTTACAACTATATATTCTCCAGTTTGTCTATGCGATCTTAGTCGCAATGGTTTTGGAATACAAAATGATATTTTAAGTGGCAATTTTACAGTTTATGCTGCATTACCGACACAGTGGAGTAATACAACTGCGGTTGCCGTTACAGTAAATACGTGGTATCATATTGCAATAGTTGTAAGTATGTCCAATCAAGTACTTGTATATATAAATGGATCACTAAATCAAACATTAACTAGTGCTTCTGGTACTAGTACTCCTGGAATTGGTATTCCACCGGCTCGTAGTAGACTTATTGTCGGAGGTGCAGGTGATGGATTTAGAGGATTCAAAGGAATGATTTATGATTTAAGAGTATATGACTACACACTTAGAGCTGATGAAGTAACAAATATATACGATTCACGTGAAAAATTACAATTGACTTACACAACACCAAGTAATTATCTAGTAAATGTTCGAAATTGGTACAACAATATGAAACTTGTTCAAAATTCTGGTTATACTGGTTATACAGCTGTTACAGCTGGGTCGGATCCTAATGTACAATACCAATTAACTAGTACCAGTAATGGTAATGGTTCAAATATATTTTACAATCAAACTCCTATTCAAAATTATGCTTCTTTTACATGTTCTTTTGAAATTAACGTTGCATCAGCCACAGCTGATGCTATGTTTTTTTATTGCGGAAGTACAAGTACAAGTTTTAATAATGGTAGCGGTACAAGTAGTAGTTACGGAGTTAATTTTCAAGTATACGGTAGTGTTATTGCATCAGGTGTATATATAAATAATAATTCTGGAACAGCACTTGCATATTCAGGTGATACGCATTGGTTGGGACTAGGTATGTGGGTACCAATAACTATAACTTACACCCGCGGTGTTACAAATACATGGGTAATTAATCTAAGTGGGACTGACATTATTACTTATTCAGATCCTAATAATGCAACTTGGTTAGCAAGTGCTGGTAATTATTGGGGAGTAGGTGCATGGAATGGTGGTGCAAGTATGAACTCTTACATTCGTAGAGTTGAATTAACTTATGTCCCTTATACAAATACCTTGACTAATTCGCTGAATTCAAGTTTAAAAACGTATCCAACAGGTGCTATGACAGCTACTACAACTGTACTTACAGATGGTACTTATATTGCAAGTGCAAGTAATACAGGTGGAGGTTCTCCTTCTCTTTATACCGTATTTGATTATACATTTAGTAATACAAGTAATGTTTGGTGGCCTGGAGCAGTTTACAATATTACAACCGGTGTTTATACAAGTTCTGTATCAACTACTGTATCTGGTACAACACAATTAGGTGAATGGATACAAATACAAATGCCGACTGCTATTGTAATAAATAGTTATGGACTTTCATTTTATTTTAATAGTAATAATTTTGCAGCAAAATCTTTTGTTTTAGCTGGTAGTAATGATGCTAGTACATGGACATCTCTATCAGATTATGAATCTAAAAAAGATTGGGTGTATGGTTATGAACAAGTACTACCAGTACAAAATGAATCTAGAACAGCATATAGATATTATAGATTAATATTAAGAAGTTCAGGCGGAGTGTATAATGGAAGTGGTAATCAAGATCAAATTGTTATAGATTCACTTAGATTATTTACTAATCAAAATACTAATAAATATCCAATTGCTGCTTTGGCTGGAAATAGTACAATTATTCTTGGTAATACTCTTGGGAACGGACAATACGTTTGTAGTGCTAGTACTGAAAATAGTAGTACGTATTTTGCATTCCGCGCATTTATGAATAGTTACAACGACAATGTTGGTTGGGCTAGTGCATTTTCTTTATACAGTGCAACTACAGGTGCGTATACTGGTAGTGTAAGTACAACTGTATCTGGAACAAGTTACAGTGGAGAATGGTTACAAATACAGTTACCAAATGCAATTCAATTAGCATCATTTAATATTTTACCAAGACAAGATGGTGGTAATTATTTAGATACACCGGCTACGTTTGTATTAGCAGGCAGTAATGATGGTGTAATTTGGACGCTTGTACATACAGGAACTACAACTAGTTCAACTACTGAAAAATCATTTACATGCAATGCAGGTAATAATAATAAATATAATTATTTTAGAATAGTATGTCAGACTATTGGGGTTAGTGGTAATACATGGTCTGGGTTCCAAAATATGAGTTTATTTGCTGGACATTCTGCTCGTACAAGTAACGGGTTAAATATGTATCCACCTGCAAGTTTAACTGCAAATACTACAACACTTTCTGGTTACAGTTATGGAAATGGTGCTTACGTATGTAGTGCTAGCGAAATTAGTGCAAATAGTGCATTTAATGGATTTGATGGCGCTAATGGTACACCTTTTCAAGTAGCTGTATATAATGTAACTACAGGAGTTTACTCTGGAAGTACGACAACTACTGTATCAGGAGTTACACAAACTGGAGCTTGGTTACAAATTCAATTACCAAATAAAATACAATTATATAGTTGTAGTGTAACATCAAGTTACAACACTTTTCCTTATACACCTCGTTCTTTTGTAATAGCTGGTAGTAATGACGGAAGTACATGGACTTCTTTATATGATACAACCAATTGTAGTAGTTGGATTTCAGGTATTGCAGTTCAAAATATTCAAGTAAATGCAAGTGTGAAATACATGTATTATAGATTTATTAATAGACGTAATGGAGTTGCTGACTCTCAGAATGGACAAGATTGGTGGTTTATGGATAATTGTATATTGTATGACAGCTCTTCAATAACTCCAAGAGGTCTTATTGATGGGTTGACATGGAAAAGTTATAATGGGTATCACGCCGACAGCATGACATTTACAACAACTAACACTTATATGAATGTAGGAACATCAATTGATTTTACTGATTTACAATCTGAAACAAATGGTCTGTATTACAATGGAGTTGGTCAAGACCTATTTACACTTGAATGGTTTGGATATTTTAGAGCAAATGTTACCGGTACTTGGACTTTTACTATATTACAATCTGATGACTCTTCTTATATTTGGGTTGGTTCAGCTGCACTGTCAGGATATACTACGACAAATCAAGTAGCTAAACAATCTTCTACAACTGGTACTGTTAATATGATTGCAGGCGTTTATTATCCAATAAGAATTCTGTATGGTGAAAATACAGGAGGTGAAGTTTTTTCATTTACATTTACACCACCCGGCGGAGTACCAACGCGTAATGGTCAAGGATATTTTTTTAGTAGTACTGGAATGAATAGTGTATACCCAGCAGAAAGTGCTAAAATTATCAAAGATCTTACTGGAACTAATACTGATGGAACGTATTATATTAATGTTAATGGTACAAGTACAGCAACATATTGTTTAATGAATGACTGTTACGATGGAGGTGGATGGATGATGTTGATGAAAGCTACTACTGGAAGTACTTTTAATTACGCAAGTACACATTGGACAACTACAAGTACATTGAATCCAACTGATACTACAAGAAATAATGCTGATGCAAAATACAATGTATTTAATTACAATTACATAAAAGATGTTATGGCAATTTGGCCAGATATTAATCCAGACTCGTTCACAAATGTATATGGTAAAAATGGTGGAAGTATTTATGTTAAAGACGGATGGGTATGGAAAGTAGATAATTGGAATAGTACTACACGAACTACTGCACTAGCAGGATTTCAAAGTAATAGATTTGCTAGTAATAATAGTGACACAGGTAATGTACAACAACCAATTTCTAATAGTCCTTTTAAATACAACGGATTTAGTACTGGGGTATTTAGTTCTCAAACCGGTAGTTACCTTCACTTTTTTTATTCAATTGGATGTGCATCTGGTGCAACAAGTATATCAGCAAATATAAGATGGGGAATGTTATTTAATAATGACACTAATAATCTTACAACTTTAGATGCATTTTGCGGTATTGGTATAGGCGGTAGTTCAGTAGGAAATTACAGTGCTGGTGATTATAATGATGGTCTTGGTGGAGTAGGCCTAGTTTCTGGTATAAATAGATCTGCAAGAGTTGAATTGTACGGGCGTTAACAAAATCACTCCTATTAATTTTTTACATTAATTTCCTTATTTTCTAATTATTTAATTAGAAAATTTATCAATTTAAAAAAATTTTTATATTGGGTTAAACTAAACACAAAATGGACTCTATGTATTATAAATACGATCCTCATACAGGAAAAAGACTAAATACTACAGAAGCTCGTGCAATTAGACTTGTACAAAATAAAGAAATGCAAGAACATTTTGCTAAAAGTGGAACTAGTCCCGATCTTATTGAAGAAAAAGAACGTAGAATTTTAAAAGATATAGCTCATTATTCCGATAAAGTATCAGCTAATATACAAAAAACAATGATTGATATTAAAAGAGAATTAAAAGAACTACCTGATATTAAAAAAGAAGATAAACAAGAATTACAACAATTTACAACTGATCTTTTAAAAGAATTAAATGAAAAAAACAAAATTGCAATGGATTCTTTTAAAGAAAAAGTAGAAGAATTTAAAGCACAATTCGGATCAGGTAAACGTCGTTCAAAGAAATCCAAACGTTCATCCAAAAGACGTAGCTCTAAGAAACGATCAACCAAAAGACGTTCGTCTAAGAAACGATCTACCAAAAGACGTTCGTCTAAGAAACGATCTACCAAAAGACGTTCGTCTAAGAAACGATCTACCAAAAGACGTTCGTCCAAGAAACGATCAACCAAAAGACGTTCGTCCAAGAAACGATCAACCAAAAGACGTTCATCCAAGAAACGATCAACCAAAAGACGTTCGTCCAAGAAACGATCAACCAAAAGACGTTCGTCCAAGAAACGATCAACCAAAAGACGTTCATCCAAGAAACGATCAACCAAAAGACGTTCGTCCAAGAAACGATCTATAAAATCCAAAAGACGTTTGTCCAAGAAACGTAGCTCCAAGAAACGTAGCTCCAAGAAACGATCTATAAAATCCAAAAGACGTTCGTCCAAGAAACGTTCATCTAGAAAATAATAAATAGTAAAATTGATTTTTTTTTTAATAAATTATATTAAAAAAAGTTATGTTTGAATTATATTTTGGTCATGAATTATCGGAAGATCAATTAAGAGAAACATGTCATTTTGATGATGACGACATATCAATTGGAAATGTATCACAAATTGATTTTATACTAGTAGCAGAACCAGAATGTGAAGATTTGCCACACAGTATAGCAAGAAATATACGTGGAACTCAATATGAATTGTTACACAGTAGTTTTAATGGACTACCATGTACAGTTTTTATATTTTGGCACTAAGGGGCTGAACAAATAGTCGAGTCCCTACGACGAAGAAAAAGGCTTACCCAAAACAAGTTTATTAGATTAAATGTTTAAATTTACATTTAATTGTTAATTATTTACAAACATATGCGTTTATTTTACAAATTTTATTTAAAGGTAAAGTTTATAAGATATTTATGGAAAATCAAAAATTAGATAAGTTAGATATAGTACAATTAATAGAAAATAATCCACTAGTAAAATTATCTGATGATTATAAATGTAAATTTATTGAAAAAATACAAACAAAATTTACTGAATCTCAACAAAAATTATTTGTTGCAAGTTTTTATACATATTTAAATTACAACTCTAAGAATGATTTTGTTATTGATTTACAAAGTATATGGAAATGGTTGGGATTTTCAAGAAAAGACCATTGTAAAGTAGTATTAGAAAAACATTTTAAGATTGATATAGATTATAAAATAATAAAAGCTGCTCCCGAAGTTGCGGGAGCAGGTTCTAAAAAATTAGGAGGCGCCGGTTTGAATAAAGAAAAAATTCTAATGAATATTAATACATTTAAAAAACTTTGTTTAAAATCAGATACAAAAAAGGCAGATGAAATACATGATTATTTTATAAAGATGGAGGAAACATTTCAAGAAGTAATAAATGAAGAATGTGAAGAATTAAGATTGCAACTTACTAATTCTAAAATTGAAATGACAAATTTAACTGAATCAAATTATAAAGACAAAGAAAAACTTTTATTAGATTCTTACCATATGAAAAATGTTTTATATTTAATAAAAATAAAAACAGATAACCAATTATTAATAAAGTATGGAATAAGTTATGATATAAAACAACGATTATCAGATCATAAAACATTAATAGGAAAAGATTGTGATATACAATTAATATTCTGTATTGAATCAATCCATTATCAAATATTAGAAAAACAATTAGAAAAACATAAAAAAATTATTCAAAATATAGTTTCATATAAATTTAATGATAAAGTAACATATACAGAATTAATAAAATTAGATGAAAATTTACAATTAAAAACTATAATAAATACAGTAATTGAAATTAATGAAGATACAAGACAAAAAGAAATAGAATTAGAACTAAAACGTATCGAATTTCAAATAGAAATGCGTAAAATTGAAGTGCAGGAACAACAAAAAAAAGTAGTTACAATTAAGCAAAAAATAGAAAAAAAAATACTTATGCCACAGTCTACACTAATTGACAAGCCCAAACGATTAAGAAAACGTGATCAAAAAGATACTAGTAAAATTTTAGAGTTTATAACTACAAAAACGGTTTTGTCACAAGAATTTAATGATATGATAAAAATGAGTGTTTTATATGATAAATATAAAGAATGGATAAATTTCAATTACAAAAATTATTTAATTGAATCTCAATCTTCATTTACACATAGATTAAATAAACTGATTGAAAATAATAACCCAATAGTTATATATAAAAGTGCTTTAACAAAATTTAATGGTAATTCTGGAATAATGTATAGAAAATTTAAATAAATCTATTTTGTTACTTTTTTTAATTAAAATAATTAAAAATTTTAAATATTGGGTTTAATTAATGAATACACCTACAAAAGATATATTACGTGGTCAAACAGGATTGCGCGGTCCAGAAGGACCACCTGGAGCACCCGGATTACAAGGTCCGATAGGACCCCAAGGACCAATTGGCGAAACTGGTCCAATTGGTATTCAAGGAGTACCTGGTTTACAAGGCTCTATAGGACCTCGAGGACCAGCTGGTGAAACAGGGCCTCAAGGACCTAGAGGACTTGTTGGTGAAACAGGGCCTCAAGGACCTCGAGGTATTCCTGGGCAAAATGGACAAGACGGGCCTTCAGGTAAAGATGGTGCAATCGGACCACGAGGTCCACCTGGATTACCTGGTGCATCGGGTACACCTGGTACGCCAGGCATAGACGGATTGCCAGGCAAAGACGGAAAAGATGGCGTACCAGGCCCTCAAGGTGTATCTGGTAATAATGGATTACCCGGGGTTCAGGGCCCAATCGGTTTAACTGGACCACGAGGGTCACCTGGAAAAGATGGTACACCCGGTGCAATTGGACCTCAAGGACCAATAGGATTAACTGGACCTCAAGGTATGCCTGGTAAAGATGGTCTTCCTGGTTTAATAGGCGAAAGAGGCCAAATTGGCGAAACTGGAATACAAGGTCAGCGTGGACCACCAGGATTAAATGGTAAAGATGGAAAAGATGGTGTTCAAGGGATTCCTGGTATATCTGGATCAATCGGTGAAAGAGGACCACAAGGCATTCCTGGGTTAATTGGCGAAAGAGGACCTCGGGGATTAATTGGTGAAACTGGTCTACAAGGTCCTTCTGGTACACCCGGTGCACCAGGTGCGATTGGGCCACGAGGATTAATTGGTGAAACTGGTCCACAAGGTCCTTCTGGTATACAAGGCTTAATTGGTGAAACTGGTATACAAGGTCCACGTGGACCACCAGGATTAAATGGGAAAGATGGAAAAGATGGTGTTCAGGGGATTGCTGGTACACCTGGATCAATCGGTGAAAGAGGCCCCCAAGGCATTCCAGGGTTAATTGGCGAAAGAGGACCTCGGGGTTTGATTGGTGAAACTGGCCCACAAGGACCTGCTGGTACACCCGGTACACCAGGTGCGATTGGGCCACGAGGATTAATTGGCGAAACTGGTCCGCAAGGGCTTATTGGTTTACAAGGCTTAATTGGCGAAACTGGTATACAAGGTCCACGTGGACCACCAGGATTAAATGGGAAAGATGGCAAAGATGGTGCTCAGGGGATTCCTGGTATACCTGGATCAATCGGCGAAAGAGGACCTCAAGGCATTCCTGGGTTAATTGGTGAAAGAGGACCTCGTGGATTAATTGGTGAAACTGGTCCGCAAGGTCCTTCTGGTACACCAGGCGCACCAGGTACAATTGGTCCACAAGGGTTAATTGGTGAAACTGGATCACAAGGTCCTGTCGGCGAAAGAGGTTTAATTGGCGAAAGAGGTCCACAAGGGTTAATTGGTCTAATCGGTGAAACAGGCCCTCAAGGTCCTCGTGGTTTTATCGGATTTTCTGGTCCAGCTGGTCCTATAGGCCCACAAGGCATACGTGGTCTTATTGGTGAAACTGGAGCGACTGGTAAGGATGGCAAGGACGGTGCGATTGGTCCAAGAGGCTTAATTGGTGAAACTGGACCACAAGGAGCAACTGGACCTCAAGGGCAAATTGGGTTAACTGGTGAAGCAGGACCTCAAGGTATTCCTGGGTTAACTGGCGAAAGAGGACTTCGTGGATTGCAAGGGGAAACTGGGTCGCAGGGACCTCAGGGGCTGATTGGATTAACTGGGAGTGTAGGCCCCCAAGGAATTCCTGGACAAGTTGGATTAACTGGACCACAAGGTATTCCTGGGAAAGATGGAGTATCAGATATTCCAGGTCCATTTGGTCCACCTGGGCCACAAGGGATTCCAGGACCTATGGGGTTACTTGGTCCAAGAGGTCCACAAGGATTACCGGGACTACGCGGTGACATCGGTCTTCAAGGACCAGCTGGAAAAGATGGTAAAAATGGTATTAATGGAATTGATGGCAAAGACGGCGCTGCGGGTCTACGCGGTGAAACTGGATTACAAGGTGTAACTGGTAGAGCCGGAATAAATGGAGCGCCTGGACCACAAGGACCAGCTGGAAAAGATGGGAAAACGGGTGCTGTGGGTCCACAAGGCGATGCAGGTCCTCAGGGACCCACTGGCCCAATTGGCCCGAGAGGATTACCTGGAATCCAAGGGTATGGCCCGGCTGGGCCTGCTGGTGCACCAGGTTTTGGTAGTATAATTAATGGGTTTTTAATGTATGATTTTGCACGGGCAAATTTAAATGAACATGATGCAAAAAATAATGGAAGGGGTACGGTGTACATCGATTCACTAGGAAATTTAAAAGTTGTATTGTGATACGTTTAATTTAGAAATAAATAAATTGATTTTAATTTTAAAATATTGTAATTAACAGATGTCAACTACAATTAAAAAAGTAATTAAAAAAAAGACAATAGTAAAAAGTCCAGTAAAATCAATTTTTACAAATTATACAACTACAAATATAAATGATCTTGAATTAGTATATTCACTTTTACAAGAACGTCATCCAGATCAGCAAATTGAAATAGAGTATAACGACAATACAAAAGAATATAAACTTAATGTAACTACAGAGCCATTTGTAGATAATCCAGAAATTCCATTAGAGCTTAAGACAAAAGTAATATATGGTGATTCATGTACTGGTGATACACCATTACTTTTACAAAAAGATGGTCAGGTTTATATTGAAACTATAAAAAGTATATTTGATGAAACTAAAAAGGTAGAATATCCTGGTTTTAAAATGTTTGATCAGTCTATTAGATTAGAAAAAGAATATTCACTTACAGATTATAAAGTATGGACTGATATTGGATGGGTTAATATTAAAAAAGTTATTAGACATAAATGTGAAAAGAAAATTTATAGAGTATTAACGCATACTGGATGTGTAGATATTACAGAAGATCATTCTTTAATTAAAGAAAATAAAGAACCAATTAAACCTGGAGAATTACAAGTAGGTGATACACTTTTACATAGCTTTCCAACAGAGTTTGTTGAAAATAAAAATTGTTTAGTTAAAATGGAAAAAGTTTTTAATGAAACCAAAGTATGTAATACTTGTAAAATAGAAAAAGACATAAATGAATTTTATAAGCGACTAAATAAAAAAATAAATAAATGTAAAGACTGTGATTATTATAAGAATTCTGAACATCCATTAAGAAATATTATGAAAAATTTTGAATTTAAAAATTATAATCTTACTGAAAAAGAAGCTGAAGCATGGGGATTTTTTCAAGGAGATGGGAGTTGTGGTACATATAAATGTAAATCTGGAATTAAAAATAGCTGGGCTCTCAATAATCAAGATTTAAAAAGATTAAATTATTTTAAAGATATATTAGAATCAGTTGAACCAGTTAAATTTAAAATCTTAGATACATTAAAATCTAGCGGGGTTTATAAATTAGTGCCAGTTGGAAGTTTAAAATATATGGTTGAAAAGTATAGACCTTTATTTTATTATCAAAAAGATTGTAATGCAGAAGGTGATAAATATAAAATAGTACCAAATTGTATTTTAAATGCTTCAAAAGAAATTAAGAAAGCTTATTGGAGAGGATATTATGAAGCAGATGGAGCTAAAACATCCGGTAAAAATGTTAATAATCCATCTTTTGCAGTTAAAGGTAAAATCGGATCTCAATGTATGTATTATTTAATGCGCAGTATTGGATATGATATTGGTATAAATATTACAAGTCATCCTAAAAAAAAAGAAATATATTTCTTAAGTAAAACTAATTTTAGTCAAAAAAAAGAGATTAATATTAAAAAAATCATTGAAAAAGAAATAACTAATGATTACGTATACGATCTTGAAACAGATATTGGAAGATTTGGAGCTGGAGTTGGACAATTAGAAATTTTCAACACAGATAGTATTTTCATAAGCTTTAAATATAATCGTGATAACTTTGAAAAAAATCGCCAAGATACTTTTAAATTAGCAACTATATGTGGCGATAATATTACGAATCTATTTAATAGAAATCCTATATGTCTTGAATTTGAGAAGGTTTTCCAGCCATTTATTTTACTAACTAAAAAGAGATACATTGGTAAAAAGTTTGAGGATACATCGGATCCATTTAAATTAAAAACTACTACAACGGCTGGTATCGCTGTTACCAGAAGAGATTTTGCGAACTTCACAAAAAAATGTTACAAGGAGATTATTGATTTGATTATGGAGAATAAAGCAAATGCATTAGAAGATGCATGTGAATTATTTAAAAAATATATAGATAAATTGACTAATTATCAAATTGATTTACAAGACATTGTAATTTCAGCGCAAATTGGTAAAGAATATTCATGTAAAACATGTAAAAAGAAAGTAGAATGGGTATTAAAATGTGAAAAGTGTAAAACTCTTAATCCGAAAATGAATAAAATTTGTCAAGGGTCTCTTAGGGGTAAACCATGTAAAAAAGAATTTGAATGCGTTCATACATTTAGTTTAGGACATATTAATTTGGCTCAACGTCAATTATTTAGAAATGAAGAAGTACAAGTAGGAGATCGTATTCAATATATATTTGTTGAAAGTGAAAACACAAATGCTCAAAAAAATGAACTTGCCGAAGATCCAGTATATGCTGAAAAAAATGCATTAAAATTTAACAGAGGATGTTATCTAGAACAATTAGGAAAAACATTACTAGCATTCTTTAAAATTACATTGGCTCAGCGTCAGGACCTACTAGATGACATAATTGAATATACTAATACTCACTTGATAAAATTTGGTAATAAAAAGCTAAAAGCAAGTGATTATAAAATTGATGACGAATAACATTTATTTTCAATTAGTCAAGTGTAAATAAACAAATTTTTTTTTTGTTTAGTTATTAATAATGAATGGTATTAAGATAAATGGATATACCTTGATAAAAAAATTAGGGTCCGGTGCATTTGGTGAAGCTTTTTTAGTTAGTAAGCAAAATAAAAGGTATGTATTAAAAGCTATAAATATAGGTAATAAATTTATACGAATAAAACCAGAACTTGATGCATTATTAAGAATTTCAGAAAAAGCTGATAAAAATACTTTATCAAATATTGTTCTTATAGACCATTTTATATTATCATATCCTCAAATAAATAATATTAACACTTTTAAAGATAAAACAAGTAATGTATTAGATGATATCCCTGCAGAATATCAATTGATTAGTAAAGATGATAAAATGCCATATGCATTTGTTACAAATTATTTAGAAAATGCTAAATCACTAAGGGAAATAATAAAAATACGACATGGGAGATGTAGTTTAAATGAAATATTATTTATAATGGGGCGATTAATATCACAAATGTATACCATGCACAACGCAGGGTTAGTACATGGTGATATAAAACCTGATAATATTATTGTAGAATATACTGATAATACAATTCGTAATATAATTTTTATAGATTTAGGTCTTAGTTGTACTGAAGAAATTTGCAATGTAGGCGGTACAATAAATTATATGGCTCCAGAAATATTTAAAAATATAGGAAAAAAAATAAAAAATGAGGACTATAAAAAAGCTGATATATTTTCATTAGGATTAGTTTTTTATGAAATTATAAATGTACATTTACCATCTAATTTGGTAAATATGAATCCTTGGATAATGAATAACTATTATAAAAATATAAAAGAATATAAGTTGAGTGAATACAAAACAAATATAATGATTAGTAAAATTGATCCTAGTGATCTAATAAATAAAATAATTAATAATATGTTAATTATAAATCCTGATAATAGATCTGATATAAATGAAATAAAAATTTTAATAGATAAAATATCCATTTTATTTAGAAGAAATACATTTACTTTTCCTATCAGTCCAGTTAAATCAACACATGGGTATTTAGAATCTCTACCAGAAACTGAATCTGACACCGAATCTGAAAGTGACATCGAATCTGATGAATCTGAAAGTGACACCGACACTGAATCTGATAGTGAAACCGAACTTGCTGACACAGAACTTGAAGAACGGAGTACACAAGAAGGTTCTGGTGCACAATTTTATGGACATAAAAGTAAAGTGATGGTAAAAGTTCCAAGTAGCGTTAAAGCGGCTGCAGAATACTCTTACAAACTACGTGATTACGGATTTAAAGGAGGTTTAAGTACAGGTATTAAACGTGCTAAACAATTATCTACAAAAGAATATATCCCAATAGAAGACTTGCGTTATATGAGAGCGTGGTATGCGCGTCATATATATACATCGCATCCAAGTTATCGTAAATGGGTTGATGCAGGTAGACCTAAAAATGAAACGTATTGGCATAATAAACATGGAATTTACGCTTGGCAGATCTGGTCAGCCAATGCAGGATTTAAATGGGTAAACTCTGCTAGCTCTTTAAGACTACTAAATAAACATTACCCTAATAAAAATTATAAACCTATAAAAGTTCCTCATAAGTAAATATAAAGTGATTTTAAAAGTAATTTAATAATAATTAAATTATGGAGTCAAGAGCAGCAGGTTGTTTTTTTGGGAGTATTATCGGAGATGCATTAGGAGGTCCTGTTGAATTTAAAGCGCGAAAAAAGTTAGACGAGTGTCCAGTAACAGATATGAATTTAATTAATAATAATTTTGGTAATAGCTTACCACCTGGTAGTTGGACAGATGATACTAGTATGATGTTATGTTTAGCAGAGTCATTAATTAATGGTAAAGGAATTCTAGATCCACTTGATACATTACTAAGATATCAAGATTGGTATAGGTCTGGTTATATGTCAGTAAATGGGACCTGTTTTGATATAGGTAATTCAACTAGAAAGTCAATTGAAGATTTCCAAAATTATTATAATTTAGAATCTATAACTAATGATGACGTGTGTGGGAATGGTAGTATTATGAGGTTAAATCCTATACCAATTTATTGTGCTTTTAAAAAATTTCCTGTAGAGTATTGTATGTCTATGGCTGGTAAAAGTTCTAAAACTACTCATAATAATAAATTATGCATTGATTCATGTAAACTATTATCTTGTATCTTATATAATTTACTAAATAGTGTGCATAGGGACTCTTTAATGAAACAATGGCAAACGGACATCGTACGTAGTACCCTGGATCATAGATTACATAATATATATAATGGCAAGTTTTTAGAAATGTCTAGAGATCAGATTAGTTCATCTGGATATACGGTAGATACATTAGAAGCCGCGCTGTATAGTTTTTATAAATTTGATAATTATCACGATTCAGTATTGTACGCTGTAAATTTAGGTTCAGATAGTGATACTGTAGCATGTGTTACTGGTATGTTATGCGGTGCATATTACGGAATTGATGGCGTGCCAGAAAAATGGATTAATAAACTACAAAAAAAAGAATTACTAATTAATACATTTGTAAAATTAAAAGAATTGAAAAATAAATAAACTGTTTAAAATACAAAAATAAATGCCACCATCATCTATGGAAGCTAACATGTATTTACAGTTATATCTACACAAAGAAAGAGAACGTAAGAAAGCTACAGCTACAACTACAACTACAGCTACAGCTACAGCTACAAATGAAAAAAAAGTAAAAATTATTAAAACTAATGAATATTGTTATCTTTATGAACCTATCATTAGTTTGCTTTTACAGTAAAATAAAAAATGTTTAAAAATAATAATATAGTTTTATATTATTATGTCAATAACCAACAAACAAAAAATATTTTTAAATGCAAGTGAGATAGCATCATTTATAAATCAAAACGATTACGATTACATTACACCATTTGAAAGACTTTGGAAAAAAACAGATATATTTGGATATACAGATACATTCAATAAATTGAATAATACATTTGCAGAAAAAAAAATAGAATTAGATAAATTAAAAGAAACCAAACTCAAATTAGAAGATGATCTTAAATCCAAAGTCATTAGTAAATCTGAATACAATAAATTGTCAAAGACATTACTTGATACAGAACGTAATGTAAAACAAGACTTGACTCAATTAGATAAAAAAATTGATAGCGTGCAATTATCTGAATCTGAACAAATATCAAAAGCATTAGGGCAAGATCTTGTTGAAACAATAAAAAATGTTACAATTGATACTGAATCTAAGCGTAAAGAAACTAATAAAATGATATTAGATTTAAACTTGGATGAAACTTCTAAAAAAGCACTATTAAAACAAACAGAATCATTTATTAACAAAAGTCACGGAACAATTAAAGAAGATTCTGCTATTGTAATGTTTGAAGCAAAATACAATGTAAAATTAGATACATCTCAAGTTTACAATAAAATTCAATTCAAAGAAACTGACAAATACACGTATTTTATAGGAGGAAAAGTTGATGGATTTTATCCTGGTGATTCTAAAACAACTCCATTTGTAGTAGAAGTTAAAAATAGAGTAAAAGGTTTGTTTAATAGTTTAAGAGATTATGAAAAAACGCAAATACAAATTTATATCTATATGTTAAATATAGAAGAGGCAAGATTAGTTGAAAAATATCGTAATGCAATTAGAGTTACAAAAGTATTAAAAGATGTTGATTACATTGATAATATTAAGACGTATCTTGAAATATTTATAAAAAATTTTGAAAGATTTATTGACAGCGACAGCCTTAAATTAAAATATCTACACAGTTCAAATGACCAAAAAAAAGTATTTCTAAAACAATTGTATCTATCAGAAATAGCTAAGAAATGTAACGAAATATATGAACAAAATATTATACAACAAGAAGGACAAGATCTTGAAAGTGATTTAGATGACTTTTAAAGTTAACTTTAAATTATTAATTTTTTTTTTATTTAGTTAATTTAGATGAATCCTGAACAAATACAACAATTTATTGAAAATTTAAAAATTGCAAATACTCCTAAAAAAGTATTAAGAGTTATAAATAACAATGACAATGATGATGATTTAGATGAAGATTACGAAGATTACAAGCGCCCGTCAGTTAATTATGTACGTAGAAATGCAGTAAATAGTTACGATTCAGATTCAGATTCAGATGAGTTTACATCTGGTAATTCAACAAATTCAGATTCAAATTCAGATTCAGAGTATACAAGTGGTAATTTAAGTACATTTGGAGATATAAGTAGGGAAGCGAGTATTGAATCAGAGTCAACTTTAAATTCAGATTTAGATACATCTGAAATGGATGTCGCTAGTCAAGAAGCATATGATAATAAAAAAAATGTATCACTTGAAAGTAAAAAGGAAATGTTAAAAAATGTATTTAATAAAGATTTATCAGATAATGATATTAAAATGATAGAAAGTTTTGTAGGGAGTATGAATTTACATTAAATAAAATGAAAAAAATTTTTATTTTATTTTAATAAAAAAAGTAAAATGGATAAAAATATTTCAGTTTCAGATATGATTACTAAATTATTTAGTGCTCCGCCACAAGAACCAAAATCACTATTATTTTCATTTGAAACTGCAAATGATACTACAAAAGAAAATGACGTTGTAGCATATAAAAACAATTTATTAATGACATTATTTATAAATGGATCCAAGATGTTATTTGGAACCGATATTAATCCTGCAACTATGACAGAATCACAATTTCATACTGTTAACAGATATATACAAAGTGTAGGGTTTATTACTAAAACTGAAATTATCCAATCAGAAAATCGTGTAAATATATGGTTTGAAGAATTACCTTAAAAATGAATTTTATTGGGGGTCCAAGTCGCCGTCTACATTGACGTCTAAACCGTTTTCTAAAACTTGAAAATTACTTTGTATTAATTTAAAGGTGTTATAATTTCCAGGCCATGTAAATTTCATTTCAGGATCTATATGTAGTTTAATACATGTACTTGGACCTGAAATTTTATTTTTTTTTCTATTAAATTCTATTTTAATAGATCTATCAATATAGTTTTTACCTTGCATTAATACTAAATTTACAGCAAATTGATTTGTACTTGTTATTTCTCCAAACTGTATGTAATTAAATTGTTTATTAAGGAATTTTTTATAGATTGTGTAAATTTGTATTATATGATCTCTAAAAGTTTGTCTTTTGTATAAATAGTTGCCACCTGTTTCCCACCCGTCTGTTTCACTAGTATTATTGTCAGTTCCTATTAAAAATAATATATCATAACTATTTACTCTAGAAAATTGTAACATACCAAGAAATGAGAAAATGTGATTAAAAATTATTCTAAATTTATGTTTATAAGGAGCTCTGTATCTATAAATATAATTATATACAAACTCTCTGTTTAATATAAATAAATTTGATAGAGTATTGTAATCGTTTACATAAAACAAAATCTCGTAAATTATATCGTAATTTAAACTCATATTAATATACACTTTTAATTTAATTTAAACTAAAAAAAATATAAATGAAATAAAATTCTTTTAAATGTATTTTATAGTTGATGGATAAATATTATAAAGAAAATTATATTGAAAATATTTTAGATATAAATAAAGATATAGATTTTAATATCATCGAATGGAAAGCTGATGACGAACAAGCTGATGACGACGAATCTGAAGAAAATACTTGTAATCAATCTTACACCATTAGATGCTTTGGCGTAACTAGTACAGGTGTATCTGTAACATGTAAGATAACAGACTTTTTACCATTTTATTATATTAAAGTACCAAATGATTTTAGTAAAGTAAAAGTATCTAGATTTTTAGATTACATTGAATCAAGTTGGCAATTTAAAAAAAAAATAGAAACAGAAGAAGGTAGATCAGAATGGGTAGATTATTATAAATTAGTTAGAGAAAAATGTATACTTGTATCTAAGAAAGATCTCTTTGGATTTAGAAATGGTAATAAATATAAATTCTTACGATTAGTATTTAGTAATATAACTGCCTTAAATAAAAGTAAATATATATTTAAAAAACCAATTACTATTCCAGGGATTGATTCTAAACCAACTAAATATAAATTATATGAAAGTAATTTTGATCCATTTATGAGATTTTGTCATATTAAAGATATTCTTACAGCTGGTTGGATTAAATTACCAGCTGGTAAATACAATATTACAAATGATGAAGCTTCTACACAAATAGAAGTGTCTATACATAAAGATCACATTGTATCACTTAAAGATCGACAAGAAATAGGTAATTTTTTGCAAGCTAGTTGGGATATTGAAACATACTCATTTGATAATGCATTTCCTGATCCTAACAAAAAGGGGGGTTTAGCCCCCCTACGACAAAACACCGGTATAGAGGAATTGTATCCAAATGTTATTTATCAAATAGCAACTACATTTAAATATTATAAAGAATCTGCTATTCTAGTAAAACATCTGTTGACACTAAAAAAGAGTGCAGTTATTCCGATTGGAGAAGACGGTGTTCCAGTTGTAGTAGAAGAATGTAAAACTGAGCGCGAATTAATACTTAGATGGGCTGACCTTATTTCAGAAATGGATCCTGATATTCTTTATACATATAACGGAGATTCTTTCGATTGTATGTACATGTATAACAGGGCAAAATTATATAATATTGAAGAAGAATTTCTAAGTACACTCAGTCGGTTGTCTCAGTTTCCAACTGTACAAAAAAAAGAAACATTCAGTTCAAGTGCTTATGGAGATTCCGAATTCCTTAGATTTTATATTCCTGGACGTCTAAATTACGATTTACTAATTCATTACAAACGTGGTATGAAGAAATATCCTAGTTACAAGCTTGATTATATAGCAGGTGAAATTTTAAAAGAAGGAAAACATCCAGTAACAGCAAAAGAAATTTTCAGTTTCTATAAAGAAGGTAAACCAGAACAGATAGCAAAAATTGGCCGTTATTGCATACAGGATACAGAATTACTTCAACGATTGGTTGATAAGCAACTTATTCTGATTTCAATTATTCAGCTTGCAAATGTAACTTATGTTCCGATTGGATTCTTAGTTACAAGAGGTCAGACAATCAAGGTATATTCTCAAATTCTAAGAAAAGCAAGGCAGATGGATTTCCTTGTTCCACATACTAACTTCAATGAAGATGCTTATCCGCTTCATATAAAATGTAAAAGTGAACATGACCTTGAGTTTTTACCGGGTCAAGATCATGCGTACATAGAAGTTAATTGTGGTAAAAGTCAAACAGCGTATGGATTAAAAGATCAAATAATTAATGGTAGAATATCAGAAATTATTAGTGAAACAGAATTTGTTATATTGTCAGACTTTGAATTAGAACCTGGTAAAGAATACTACAATATAAAATATAAATATCAAAATCGAGAATACCAAATTTCCAGAATGTTTGCTAGTGATGACCTAGCAGACGACACGTTCACAGGCGCAACTGTTTTAACAGCTACACCAGGTGTATTCAGTGAAAATATAGGTGTACTAGATTTTGCGTCTCTTGGATCGAGAGCAACAGCATACTTTAAAAGAGTGTTATATGCTAGTGAATTAATTTATTAATTTGCGACATCATCAAATTGCGGGAAGTCCCTTAGAGCTCTAATTACGATATTCTAGTAGAAACATTAGAATAGAACTCGGTTAATTGCCGAACCCAATGATCATTGATCATACGTAATAATATTAGAGATTGGGTAATCCGCAGCCAAGCGCCCTACCAAATAACAATTTGCGGGTGAAGGTTCAACGACTAAACGGTGGTGGGTTTTGAATTTATTAAATTCAGGGCTTAAGATATAGTCTAACCCTTATAGAAATATAAGGTACGGTATCTTTTGATTAAGATGCCAAAAATTGTGTATCCCACAATAATGATATCAAGAAATTTATGTTACAGTACATTCGTAATGGACCCAAAATATCTTAACATTCCAGGTGTAAATTATGAAAATATGAAATGGGATGATAAAATAGAATATAGATTAAAACATACATGTGAAGCTATAGGCAAAACAGGTATAAGTAAAGGGCAAGTATGTGGTAAACAAGCGTTTTTTGATGTTAATGAAAAAATAGAAAAAGAAAGTGTAGAATTAGAATTAAAAGAATTACAAGAAGAGTTAGAAGAAATTGATCAAGAATACAACAAAGAAGAATATAGAAAATTACGTACAAAAGTAAAAGCAAAAGAAAAAGAATACAATTTAATTAAAAATAATATATTTGAAGATTCTAGGTTCTTTTGTAGAACTCATGACCCAATTAAAAAAACACGACCTACATCTGAAAAGTTCCAAAAGAAAGATGTAAGTTATGACTTTAATGTTGTTCAGCCAAGTGTTGACTCTGATGGAAACTTTTTATTAGATAAAAAAGGAAATAAAATAAATCAAGGTGTATTACCAGCATTATTAGAAGAATTGTATGCTGAACGTAAAAAAGTTAAAAAACGCATGGCTCAGGCAGAAAAAGATGGTGATAAATTACTCGAGGAAATTATGAATTTTACCCAATTATCGATAAAAATCTCACTCAATAGTTGCTACGGATTCCTCGGTAGAGGACAGGGTAATTTAATCTTAAAAGAATTAGGAAGTATTGTTACATCAGTTGGCAGAGGTTTAATTGAACAAAGTAAAGATTATGCAGAAGGTATGTTTTTAGAATATATAAAAGAAAATAATTCGCTTACTCAAAAAATAGAACCAATAGATATATCTAATTTGTCAATAAATGAAAAAGATATACTATTAAAACAATTTCAGATAAAACCTTAATAAAATGAATCTCGTTTAAATTATACATTTTATATATAATTTAATTGTAATCTGTAGAGGATGGGTATAAATCAACAAAAATATTATAATTACGTTAAAGAATTTTTTAGTAAAAATGAATGCGAATTACTTACAACTTTTGAATTTTTTACAAATAAAATTGATTCAAATTTAAAATTTAAATGTAAATGCGGGATTATTGTAGAAAACATTAGTTTTAAAAAATATAGTAGAGCAGTTCATAAAACATGCGATAAATGTAAGTTAAATAATAATCCACGAAGAAATGAAGAATTTAATTCAATGTCAGAATATTTTAAAAAATATGATTGCGAATTATTAACAAAAAAACAAGATTATATAAATAATTTAACAAAAAATATTAAATATAAATGTAAATGTAATAATATAGTAGAAAATGAATCTTATATATTATATTATTTAAGTGTACATAAATGCTGTAATAATTGTAGAGAGAAAGTAAGAAATCATAGATATCTTCCATTCAATGAAATTAAAGAATATTTTATTAAAGAAAATGTTGAATTATTAACAAAAAAAGATGATAATTATACTGGAACTAATACTAAATTAACATACAAATGTAAATGCGGGGGTATTGTTGAAAATATAAATTATCATTCATTTATGTTATCTAAATATAAACAATGTGATACATGTGTTAAAAAATTAATTAAAACAACTTGTTTAGAAAAATATGGTTATGAAATCCCTATGCATCATCCAGATGTTTTAGAAAATGCAATAAAAAATAGTTATCATATTAAGCCATTTTCATTCCCATCTGGTAATATTGTACAAATGCAAGGGTATGAAGATTTAGCTTTAAAAATATTAATTGAAACTGGTTATCAAGAAAATAATATAATTACATCAAGAACTCTTATGCCAAGCTTTACATATATTCATGATAAAAAGGAAAAAAAATATTTACCAGATATTTTTATTCAGTCAGAAAACAAAATTATAGAAGTTAAATCAGATAGAACATTTGATATTATGAAAATACAAAATTTAATAAAAGCATTATCTGCTAGAAAAGCTGGATATGATTTTGATTTTTGGATTTTCAACAAAGTTAGAAAAGATGATAAACCAAATTATAAATATAAAAAGACTATTTTAAAATTAACTAAATTATAATTAATTAAATAAATGTATTTAATTACTTTTTAACTTTTTTGGCTTGTTGGATACGAATGTGTTTACTTGTATACTTGACACCTGTGCTTTTACTTTTGCTTTTACTTTTTTTTACGAGTACCGTATCATATTTATCATACTTGTCATCATAATCTTCAAATTCTTTAGAGTTCATTGTTGTTGTTGTAATGTAACAATAATTTAAATTTAATTCAATGTTTTTACAGTTTTGTATGACCTTTTTATATTTTGCGTATAATAGTTAATCCTGGATTTAATGGTAATGTTAATAATTCAAGTTTTCCATTGTATTTTTCTTTTATTGTACCAGGTACTTTGTAACAATCATTACAACCACCCGGATCTAAGAATGATTCTGCGCAAGGATATGTATCATGTAAAAATACATACCCACCAACGTCAATTTGATCAAAAATATATTTAAAATCTTTTAAAACAGCGGTTGAACTGTGATCAGCATCTATAAAAGCAGCATTAAAATTGATACTAGATAAAACGGTTTCTCCAAATGTATCAGTTGGCATTTCGTATAACTTAATTCTGTCACTAGCTAAAGAGTGATGCTGAGTTAATACATTAATATCAACTCCATAACATACCCCTGGAACTAATTTATGAATTTCTCTAAAATTTTCACCCCATCTAATTCCATATTCTATATAATTAGTTAATTGACTGTACTCCTGTAATACACTTTTTATAATTAATGTATGATTAACTGATTCATCAGGCGGAGGTAATAGTCTTCTATACATAGGAAGATCCGAATCGGTCCAATTAAATGTACCGTCTTCATTTAACCATTCTAATCCTGTTTTGTTTGTTTTTTTATAGATGTATTGATCCCCAATTTTAACAAATTCAACGTCTTGCGGTAAATCAGTATCAGGTGGTCCTGAAATATATATACCATCTAAAACTAGTGAATCTATTCTATTTTTATCAAAGATATTATCAGTTTGAATGCATAATTCATTAGTATTAGTAGCACGTAAAGATTTTTTCAGGTATTCAACTAAAGACTCCATTACACTTGATACTTTTATATTTTTTTTGTGTTTAAATAAAATTGTCGTTAAATTTATTATTTTTTTTTAAAGATTTAATATAAACTAACATGAGATTTTTTACAACAGTTGGAGTATTTTTATTTGGAGTATATATTGGCCAAGAGTATCGTGAATTTCCTAATATTAAAGTTAAAACATTAGATACAATTAAAATAATAAAAGATACAGACGTCTATAAAGAAATGTTTAAGAAATAGAGTGTGTTTAAAAACGTATTTAATTTTGTTTGTTAATAGTAAATGTACTTGCATATAGGAATACTAATTTTAACAATAGTTGTGTACGTTATTTTAAGTTATACTAGATCTGATAAAGATCAATCTAAATCAAATTTGATTATGACTGGATTAACACCCATCATATTATATGCTTTTAATTATTTTTACGTAAATTCAATTGAAGAAATTCATGTGTCAGAACATATTAGTGAAAGTTTAATGTCAGATATATATCCAGCTTCAAGTAGTTCTAGCGGTACAACAAGATCAAGTCATTCGCGTTTTAATTCGTCAAAATAAAAGTTGAATTTAATTAAAAAATGTATTTATTTAATTAACTTATGGAATTCCAAACTGAACTTTTAGAATTATCAAATAATAAAATTATAAGTGAATATTTTAATACACGCTCAATTACACAATTTCTACTAAATTATATCCAAGTTGATAAAATAATTAGTGGGCAAACTCAAGAAAGTTTATCAACTTTAGATAAAATTACTAGTACACTTGAACAATTAAGAAATGATATACGAAATTCTAGTGATTTACAGAAATTACAGTCTCAGTTATTAACTGACAGAATTAATTCTATTGCAAACACTGATATAAGAACTGCTTTAACAGAATTTTATTCTGGCGTAGACCTAGGTAACAAAAATTTAATGGATCTCTTTAATGAAAAAATACAAAATTTGTTTATAGGTAACTTATCTGAAATAGATCAAAAAATTATAACTAATATTAGTACATTAAATTCTAATATTGTAAATACCTTATCAGCTAACTCTGATAGAGTTTTAGATACATTGTCAAATAACTCTGATAAAGTTATAAGCACGTTGTCAACCAATTCTGATCGAGTGCTAGATACTATACAAAATCATTCTCAAATTAATCAAATTAGTGAAAAGTTGAATGCATTGCATAATACATTTACGAATAATAGTAGTAAAAAAGGTGAATATGCCGAAAATATACTTGTAACAAATTTGATAAAGTCATTTCCAGATTCCGAAGTATTAAATATGTCAGCTGTTCCTCATTCTGGTGATATTCAAATTAAAAAAGATTCTAAACCAGATATATTAATTGATTCTAAGAATTTTCAAACAAATGTACCCAAAGTTGATTTGGAAAAATTCTTTGATGATTGTAAACTTAATAATACGTGTGGAATATTGTGTTCAGCATTTTCTGGTATTTGTAATAAAAAGCATATGGAAATTGATATAATTGAAGGGCGAGTGTACGTGTATATAAGTAATCATAATTTTGATTCAGAATTATTTAAATTAGCAGTTCGTGTTATTTATGGTATAAATTCTATTATAAAAGAACGTAAAACTGATGATATAACATTACAAACACTATTATTCGAACGTCTTAAAGTAGAATTTATGTATTTTAATCAAACCTTACAAACACATCTAGACGCAATTAAATCAAGTGTAGCTAGTATATCACAATTAGGAATGACTCAATTAGATCAATTCTTTAAGCGTAGCAATTTTAATAGTGATTTAAAACCATTTAGCTGTCCTCATTGTAGTACTGGTTGTAGTTCAACTAAAGCATTAAATAAACATATTCAAGTAAAACATGGAATTAAATTAACAAAAGACCGCAAAGTAAAAGTGCCTGAACCGGAACCTGAAGAAACATCTGAAACTGTAGAAATTGAAGAGCCAATTGAAATTCCAATTGTAGAGTCTTTACCTGTTATGGGCGTGGAAGCTATGTATCGACAAAGAGGTTATACTCCTGATGCAGCCCGCGCCAGAGGGCAGGGTAAACAACCACCAGATGAAGTCCCAGTTGGCAGAGTATTATTTAATTAAATTGTATAAATAGAAAATAAATAGAAATTTAAAATGTGTACTATTATTAATGAATCTGTTTTTATTAATAATATTTATATCTATAATTGAATACGTCGGTGACTCAAATTTTAAATTTTATGCTAGAACTAAAAATATAAACAATTTATATATAGGTATAATTTCATATGTTTTTATGGTAAAAGGGTTTATATATGCTTTACAACATGGAAATCTACTGTATGTTAATAGCATGTGGGATGCAACTAGTATAATTGTTGATAGTGTACTTGCGTACATTCTTTTACATGAGCATCTTGATAATAATATACAATATATTGGTTTATTATTAATTATAAGTGGAATTTTTGCTTTGAATTATGGTAAAATTCCTTTTTAAAATTTTTCTATCCAATTAAAATGTAAAAATAATATATCAGAAGTATTTACTGACAATGATTTTGCCAAAATACTTAATTTATTAAAACAAATACTATTTTTACTTAAATCCATAAAAAACGCAGTGTTTTCTGGTAATATACCCGACCATATTACAATACCATCTGTTACAGAGTCAGCAACTTTATCACATTTCATACAAGATTCTGCATTTTCAATTTCTAAAAAATTGGCATTTGTAGGAGTTGTAAGTTTACGTATTTCTATATAAGTATTAAGTGATGCTTTTGCGGAAATAGATCCTAAAAAAGTATTACAGTTAAAATTTGATTTTTTATCAAGAGACAATACAGGTGTTAGTGTCTGTGATACTTGTTTATTTATAATATATTCGCCATTACATCTATTATGATTACTTAAAGTTCCCATTACTGAAAACTGTCTACCTGCTACAAAAATTTCAGTATTTACATCTAATGTAGTATCATTTGTAAGATGGACTGATATAGGTAACATTGGATTTCCAGTTGAAGTTTGATAAATTGTCTGATATGAATGTAATTGGCATGGTTTATATGTATTAAAAAAATCTAATCCAACTACACTAAAATCAATAGGTCCATATCCATACCAATTAAAATTAATATGAAAAACATTACCTTTTGCAAAATTAATATTATCACTATGTCCAGATGTTTTATTCATTTTATCTCTGTTAAAATTAGATTGTTGTATAGCAGTTTCAATGCCATTTCTTTTTATACATACATAAAAATTATTACTAGTTTTTTTAAAATAAATACCGTTATCTGAATCATAATACCCCCATGTTAATACTTGATTTCCTACTAATGGTACGGGTATTCTAATTGCTATACCACATTCACATGTTTTTCCTGCAACATACGATCCATATTCTCTCGATACAAGTCCAGCTACATCATCTTTTAATGAAACTGATAATTTATATTCAGAATTATTATTTAATACTGATCCACTACCTACAATATCACTTTTATTTCTTATAGTATTAAATCCAAATACTGGTTCTAAATTAATAAGAGTAGTTTTAGAAAATGTACCTAATGTATTGTATGAATCTTTTTCAAGATTTGTAATTGTTACTTTTTTTGAATTAAACTGATCAGTGATTGAATTTATGTTATATGATGACATCTATAATAAACGGATATTTTAATTTTGTTTAATTTGTTATTTAATTAAATTTAAAATCTCAGTGTATTTATAATATATGTCTAATAAACCAGTAGATACAAAATTATATGAAAAAGTTAAAAAATTAGCTAATAAAAAATTTGAATCAAAATCTGGTATTTATCGTAGTAGCTGGATTGTTAAAGAATATCTTAAAAGAGGTGGTAAATATTCAGGAATCAAATCTAAAAGTAAAGGTCTTGTACGTTGGTATAAAGAAGATTGGGTTGATTTAAATAGACCAACAAGTACAGGCTTTGCTAAATGTGGAAGACACTCTACAAATAAGGGAAAGTATCCACTGTGTCGCCCAAGTAAAAGAGTTACAAGTAAAACTCCTAGAACATACAAAGAAATCAGTAAAAAAAGTATAAAAAAAGCCAAAAAACAAAAGTCAAAAGTTAAAGGCTCTAAAAACATTCAATTCGGAAAAGGCATCTCACAAAAACCAGAACGAGATACTTTAGATGAAGGAATATTACATATAGTAGTTGGAATTATAGCAGTTAGTTTAGGTGCTTCATTCTTTTTCTAGAGGGCTTTCGCGCTCTTACGACAAAGCTCCGCCTTACGAAGCTTTGTCGTTAAAAGTGAAAAATTTTTATTAATACGTGTTAATAAAAATGAAAGTTGTTATTAATACGTGTTTTGGAGGTTACTCTTTATCAAAAAAAGCAATTGAATTGTACATTGAAAAATCTGGATTGGAATTGTTTTGTCACAAAAATAGCTATTATACAATTCCATACAATCAATACAAATTATTATTAGATGAAGAACAACGTCTGTACCGCGAAAAAAGTTCAGATTACAAAGGTTATCCATCTAATAAATATGCATGGAATAGTGGCTCAATTGAAAGACACAACGCAGTTTTAGTAAAAGTAATTGAAGAATTAAAAGAACAAGCGAATGGTAAATACGCAAAACTCAAAGTAGTAGAAATTCCTGATGACATTGAATACCAAATTCAAGACTACGATGGATCTGAACATATTTCCGAAGTCCATAGAACGTGGGCGTGAGTGTTAGTCATCCTCATCCGCTTCATCGTCTTGTCCTGGTACTTTGATAAAATATCCTTGTAATCGTATACCGCCTTTTACTTTTTTAAATTCTGAACACAGTGCTATTTCCAATTGTGATATAAAATTATTTAATTTTCCAAAATGAGCTTTTAATCCTGGATCTTTATTAAAAAGTGTGCGGAGATCTTCTTTAGTTATAAAATCAGTCCTTGAATTACCTAAACTTATATGTTCATCTGTAAATTGTTTAATAACATTATTATTTGCTTCATATTTTCTAGTAACACCTGTTACAGACTCGGGTGGAGTCAAGCCTTCTTCACGATACACTTTGTAGTAATCCAACAGTATACACATAAATACTGGATGATATTTTTCTAATTTTGATTTAAGATCACGATCTATCTTGTATTCATGAATTCCAATTTTTAAATTATCCGGATCAGGATTATCAACGAATCGTGAACAAAATTCTACTATCTTTAATCTACGCATAGTACCTCCATCAGTTTCTGATATACTTGGTATCCTATTTGTACACATAATCATCTTGGCAATTGGTTTAAATTCAATCTGAGAACTATTTAATTCACGCGTACTAATTCTGTCACCTCCACTAAGACTCTTCATAATATCAGATTGAATTTGATCATTTGCACCAGGTTCTTGTAATATAACAGCTCTTTTATTTCTTATACTTGCTAATGCTGAATTTGCATTATTAGCAGATTCTCTCTTACCAGTCAATAAACTAACAGGTGATATACATGCATATTCTCCTAGAGCACATAGAAGTAAGTCAGTCAATGTACTTTTACCATTACCACCAGTTGCCGCTTTACCTGACCATATATAGAAATTTTCTTCACGATTTACACCAACTAGACAACTAGCAAGACTTTTTAATACAAAATGTCTAGTAATTTGATCAGGAATAATTTTAGAAATTAATTCCATTAATTCAGTGTACATGTAATTATCTGGTAGATATTCAACATATTCATATCCAGTTGACAGCGACACGTAATCACTAGCCCGCCCCTTTCTAAATTCATTTGCGACAAGGTCATACACACCATTTTCAAACCCAATGAGATCTTTGTTTTGATCTATAATTTTGTCAAAATTTGATGAGTAAAATTCTAATTCTAAACAGTTGAGTTTTATACCTGATCCAATTTTCTGTAAAATGTTGTAGTAATTTTTGATGATTTCTTCTTCAGCGCCATCTTTAACTAATTGTCTACGATAATTTTCTATTTTAGCAAAAACTTCATCAATAATCCGTTTACGCAAATTAAACGATTTATTCTCCTTTATCCATCTATTACCATTGAAATAATACCATACGGAATGTTCACAATCACTACAAACAAAGTTATCACAATACATTCGATAGATCAATTTACTAAGAATATTATCAAATGGTCGTAAGTATTTTATATCATGATTAGGTATTTCTTTTGATAATTCTTGATGATCTGTTGGATTATCTATTTTTGCTAGCCATTTTAAATTTTCAACCGTATATATAAAATCAGTATTACATGAATCCCATGCAACATTAGCATCACGTTCATGATAACCATCCCATCTAGAACTAAAATAATGCCATAAATCGATATATTCAGGATTAATTGATTTCAATATGTATGCAATATTAAGCCATTTACTACGATCAGTATATCTAGAAGCATCAAGAATATCAAGATATTTTTTTACAATTTCTTTATCAGTGTAGATGTCTTCACTTTGATTCATATGTAATTTTTTTGAATTTTCTTTCTTTTTCTCTGTTTTGTAATTAAATAAAATAGAGTCTGGTTCAATGTTTGTTACACATGTACTAAGAAAATCTTCAAATGCGGTATCTTCAGCAGGTACTATGTCTTCATTCATTTCATATAAAAATGGTTCTGTTTTAACTAAATACAAAGGACGATTTTGACCGGCTTTAGAACACAACAGACTTCTAAAACAAATAGGGCGATAAACAGCAACATCTATAATTTTCTTAGCAAATAATTCAGGGAATTTTGGTTTAATCTGTTCTTCTATATAAATTTCTAAATTTTTTATTTTTGAAAAATGTATACCTGAAAATACAATATGATAACTTTTTTTAGTAGTATCAGGTAAACTTTTTAATATATGAATACCTTTGATTTCTGGTAATAATTGTTTAACTGTATTTATTATATTAAGAATATCATTTTTATGAGAAGCAGTTCCGGTATCTTTTTCATTTGGATCTATTTTACGATCGTAATCTATAAAGAACTTTACAGGCTGAGTTGAATTCCACGATTCATAGTAATTTGCTTTAGCTACACCAGCTGCTACAATTTTATTCCAAATGTGTTGATAAGTTGTAGCTAAAAATAATTTTGCACATGTATTATTTATATCACGCTGAAAAAATTGTAAATTATTAGCTTCAATGTATTTTAAAGCTTCAGTCTTTTTATTAAATTCTGAATATAGTTCTTCAGCTTCCATTACTACTGTAAAGTAAATTAATTATTCTTTTTAAACTAAACTTTAAAAAAAAAAAAGTTATCTTACTGAAAAAGTTACATATTTTTATATTATTCTAGTATATTCTGTTATTAAATTTCCAGTAGTATTTGTACGTTCCCATTGTTTAACTATAGTGTCCTTACGTTCTCCAATAACCATCCAATTTATTATGTCATTACTGGAATTATTTTCACATATAATAGTTAAAATATTACCAGTTATACTACCTCTTACTCTATCAAAAGAACTATTATTTTGTAAATAATATTGATTATTTGTACATAATGAAACAAATGTTCCATCTGTCATGCTGCATTCAGATGATTCTACACATTCTGTATCTAAATTGATTGTAATAGTACCATTTACTAAAGCTTTACTACCACGATAAATAAGATCGCATCGAGGTCCTTCTATAAAAGAATGAACCAATCTTTCATTTGAATCACCTTTTAATGGATGAGGAATATCAAAGGTACCAGAGCCTTTACTTAATGCACCTGTTACAGCAAGATTACCTGTTGAGCCTAATGTCATATACTGTGTAGTATTAGTAAAAAAACCCATAGTATTATTATTTAGACTATATAAAATACGACCTTTGAAATCAATGCTAGGTGCTGTAAAATCAATGTAACTACTAGCAGAAGTATTAGCTGCGCAAATTTCAATAGCATAATCGTTAGTACCAAATTCACCCATATGAATACCTTTAGTTGTAGGAGCAGATGCTCTAGAACCAACTACATGCAAAGCTGATTCTGGAGCTAAAGTACCTATACCAATATTTCCAGTTGATGAAAAAACCATTTTATATCCAGAATTATCGGCAATTGAAAATCCAGCAGATGGGGTAAAAGTACCTGGGGCTCCAGTACGTAAAAACCATGTATTTCCTGTTGTTGATGCAAGATTACTCATAGCTATAGCAGCACTATTTCCGTGGGAACTTGTTTCAGTACCAGATACATATAGTCTAGCAGTAGGGTTAACTTGACCAATACCAATATTACCAATTGCATTTAAAACCATACCTGTAGAAATAGACGTTAAACTACTTCCAGCAGATCCATTTGCATAATTAAATTGTAATTGTCCACCAACTTTATATATTTGAAAAGTACCAGTTGTATTACTTGCTCTCCAAGATCCATCAAAATAACCATCAAAGTTAAAAGCTATATTATCATGTCCATAATTTAATAATTGCACAGTTGGAAAAGTATCAGTACTGGTATTCATCACTATATGTGGACCATTTACAGTACTAGCGGCCCCAGTTATAAATAATTGTCCAATAGTATTACTACTAAAAGAAGGCTGTGTGCCACCTATATCAAGTCTCGAAGATATTCTACCAGTAGTTAATACTAAATTAGCTGCTGATATACCAGCTGCATTAATACGAGCGACTTCTGTACCTAATGCAGCTGCGCTTTGACCAGTTGTAGAACCTACATAAAATACATGAGATGCGGAATTGTCAACTTGATAATTTAAAGCCAAATTATTAGCACCAAATCCATAAAATGCAGATGTATCTGAATATACAGCAAGCGTTTTATTAAAAGCATTTTGACCAATATCTAATACGTATTTAGGAATAGCTGTATTTATACCTACATTACCTGCACTATTAATGGTCATAGAAACAGTATTTGTTACTATATTTCCAGCAGAACTAACGCCATTTGTATACCATCTTAATTGGCCAGATTCTTTTGAATGATAAAATGAGGGTGTACTTGAACTTTGTCTTACAGCCGACCCATCAAAGTAACAGTCATAGTATTGATAAAATCCATTATGTCCTAATGCTAAACTTTGATAATTAGGATAAATATCAGTAGTATTATTTATTACAATACCAGTCCCATTAGATGCACTTGCGGACCCAGTAATAAATAAACTACCAAGTGTATTTGAATTAAAGGATGGTTGTGTACCTCCAATACTTAATCTAGAATTTGCTAGTAAATTAGAAGTTGTAATATTGACTATATTTAGATTGCTAGTACCAGATTTTTTAACATATGTATAATCATCGTATAAATTGGCTACAAGTATATTTTTTACAACTGTAGCTCCAGTAGTACTAATATGCAATCCATCTACTTGGAGGTACCCTGAAAGTACAGCATCATCATTTGACGGGTCAGTAAAAGTAGTATATAAATCAATAATACGACTTGCACCAGCTGTATTTGCTCTAATCCAGTCATTTAATTGTCTTATAGTAATATTGTAAGTTACATTGTCAGTTCTAGCAGGATAAGTACAAAGCCATACTTCAAAGTTATTTGCTTTCAATCCAGATACAACTGTTGTAATATTAGCTTCAATAGTTGCTAATGTAACTCCTATACTAACGTCATTTGTACCAATTAAAACAACGCAAATATTTCTAGCAAGATTAACAAAATGTCCGTAAACAGTTGATATACGATTAATTAAATCTGATGCTTGATTACCTCCTATACCAGCATTGTACACTGCTACATTTTGATCTTTAAGGTCATACATTATTTGATTACTCCATTCATCACCACCAGTTATACCGACACCTAGTGTATTTGAATCACCAAACATAACAAAATTTGTTAAATTGTCAAGGTCTCTAGTTTCAAAATTATCATACAACTGTGCTGCTGAACTATTACCGAGACCATTTGCTGTATATGTTCTTGAATTATACCCAGATGTTACTGAATGAAGAGCTGCTATAACTTTACTATTATAAATAAGATGACTATAAGCTAAATTTTCATATGATTTTACACAATGTGTGTAAGTAAATCCAGTGCTGTAAGGGGAATAAGTAGTACTTACCAAAGCAGTTAAAGTAGTACCATTCCATGTTGATATATTAAACCCCAAAGCATCAAAATATGATATATAAATATCTGATATATTATTATATCTAATATGAATTTGAGGAGCTCCAGTTACTCCTACTGCATCAATTTTTACAAGTTTATTACGTCCATAACTCCCTCTATTTAGCTGTGTAGATGTTGGAAAAAAGTTAGGAGATCCTCCAGTAGGATTTGATAATTGTATATAACCTGATGTAAATGAAAGTGTATTAGATCCCGATGTACTACCTTTGGTCCAATTATTATTACTACTAACTCCGCTGTCAAGTATATTTGAAGTTGTACCTCTAGTATATTGTAATTTATCTATATATAATTTACTAGCTGCATCTGTTAGAGATACTGGATTAGCAACATTTGAAATAACATTACTAGACATATTCAAAGAAGTAGTTGTAATATTTGACATTAGCAAATTGCTACCACTAATACTTGTACCTACTATATTAGCAGCTGTAATATTTGTAAATGTACTGGGTTGAGTACTGTTTATTATTATGGTACTACCTCCTGTAATATTTATACCCCAATTTACTAATCTTGAAGACATCTTATATACAATTAACTAATATTTTAAATTTTCTAAATTGATAAATTTTCTAATTATATTAGAAAATAAGGAAATTAAACAAAATTAATTTAACATCCTGGTGGCTAACCCATTTTGGGATGCCTTTTGGAAAAGGCCTAGACAGTAGCATGAAATACCCAATTAATTGATTTATCTGATTCTGCTAGATCATCTACTATTTTTTTAAAGAGAATATCTTGTTGACGTAGTTTTTCTTGACTTTTAAGTAACATAAAGTATTTTGAAAATTCTGGTAAACCTAATATTAAGAAGAATTGATACAATAAGTAGTTGTATGATATCATATTTTTTCTAGTTTTTGGTCGATATTTTTCAAAAGGCGCTTGAATTTGTTGAAACATAATTTTAATTTTATTTTCAATTTCAGATGTCAATACGAATGGTGGTCGTTTATTAATTCTATTAATAATTGAAATAACATTATCATAGTAGTCATTTAATTTTCTATTTTTTAAAAACACTTTGACTTTTGATTCAGTAAGATCATTTAGATTTGTTACTCTATTCTTTTTAGCTTCTGCTAAAACAGCATCAATAACTTCTGGCGGGATAGTTTTGTTTTCTTTAGCAGAAAATCTTTTTAGATGATCTATTAAGTGACTTTCTTTTTCATATTTGAATTGAGGACGATAATCTTGTTCTTGTTGTTGTTTATAAGAAAGTTCTTGTGTGATATAAGTACCAGACCCACATACACCACAATTAGAACATACATATGATTCTTCATCTACATCTTCAATAGGTTCATTACAATTTACACAAAGATTAGATAAACTTTGATTTTTAAATTTAAAATTAGTGTATTCTGGATCTATAGCTGAATAATAACTATCAATCAATATTTTTTTATCAATATTAAGTTTATATAATTCTTGTTCAACTGTCATAATTTCCCCATTGTCACTATGTACTCCATTTTTTAAATTTTCTTCTAGATTACTATATGCTTCTTCTATTTTGATATAATCATCTAAAATTCTAGCAGTTGCAATTACATAATCAGTTTCATCTTTATCATTTATTATATTTTGCCGTTTAATGTGTAAATCATTAATAACAGTTTTTATATTATTTATTTCTACTAAAGTATTTGTAGTTGCATTAATATTAATATTATTTATTTTTTCTATATTTATTTTTCTCCGAAGAGCTGTTATTTGATCTTCTTGTTTTTTAATTAATTCATCAATTTTACTAATACGTAAATCTTTATTTTGAAATAATTCCATTTTTTCTTTATGTTTATGTAAAATAGATGAATTATTAATACTGGCCTTTTTTTTGTTTTTGGATTCAGCTAAAGTTTTTTTTTTTTGAATTTTATTTACACTAGCACACTCTTTAATACTTTTTTTAAGTTTATAAGCGGCTATTTGAACAGATGTATAATTATACGTTGACATCTATTATATATAAATAAAATTTTTGTTTTTAAATACACTTTTGAAAAAGTGTTATCAAAACTGGTTAGGCCACCAAAAAACTAAACGCGCCTAGAAAATATTAGGTGGCTAACCCGTTTTGGGGTAGCCTTTTTTGAAAAGGCGTGTGCGGTATATAGAGTAAATTAATATAAAGTATAATTGTATGGAAAAAGATATTGTCATCAACAAATTTTTTTATAAATGTTTATATATTTTAAAAGCTGCATCTGATGGATGGATAGTTAAATATATAGGTGGAAATAAATATGATTTTTTAAAGATAGGATCAGAACTAGAAGATGAAAAAATAATGCCATTTGAAGAATTCATAAATGACATTGAAACAAAAATGAAACCTAAATAAAATTACTTTAAATTAAATGAATTACGTTTTAAAATACAGTTTAGGGGCATATTCTCTACTAATGTCAAATTCTTCTAATTACTTTAATTCAGACTTACCTATTACACATTACACCAATGTAATGAATCTAGCTAAAATGTCATATGATGCATATGTATTACCAGGCGGTACTGGTTGGAAAGAAATTCCTTACAACTATACTAATTTAGGAGGATCACCAGCAGTTGAAGGATATATTTTTACAAATGAATACGACACTGTAATTTCAATAAAAGGTACTAGTATATGGTGGTACAACAATAAAACTGAGCCCAATGCAGAACCATGGACTTCTAAAGATGTACATAACGACCGTTTTAATGATAATTTACTTTTAAGTTGTTGTTATTATAGACAATCAAGAATTTACAAAGATATGTGTAATTATACAAATAATAGTTATCATATATGTGAAAAGCAATGTTATACAAAAAGTACATCATTTGAAATGAATTATTTAAGTATAGCTAAAAATTTAATAGATTCATTAATAGATAATAACGTAATTGACCCTAATAAAAGACTTGTATTTACTGGACACAGTTTAGGCGGAGTATTAGCTACTTACCTTGGAATTGTATACAACAAACCGGTCGTGACATTTGAATCACCTGGTGAAAAATATTATTTTGATTTAATAGGTTTAAAGTACGATGACACTATGACTAAAAATATATATCATTATGGTCATACAGCTGATATTATATTTACAGGAAAATGTAATGGGGTGACTAGTTTATGTTACCTTGGAGGATATGTAATTAGAACAAAATGTCATATAGGTAATGTATGTTCTTATGACTCAATAGGTAAATTAGGGTTATCAGAATCATTGTTAAATCATCGTTTAGATTTTACAATTAAAAAAGTAATGACAATGTGGGAAGACGATCCTCCAATTTGCAAACAACAGACTGACTGTAGTGATTGTGAACAATGGTCCTTTGTTTAGATGCAATCTTTACCACCTTTAAATACACACATTCTAAAATAATATTTTTCCAGTAAAACTTTTATTTCAAGATGATTTGATAATACAGCTTCTAAAATAGCAGTTTTTAAATTTTCAATTGTTAAAGATATATTTCTATATTTAACACTTTTTTGCCCTTCATAAAATGGCCAAAGTGGTGTTATACTTGGTCTAGGTTGTCTATTGTAATTACGTTCATTTTCAAGATCGTTATTAATTAATGCTTCTACTACCTCTAAATGACCAGTAAAACTAGCAGATTTTAATGCTAAAGATATATCCAAATTTAATGGATGTTCCTTGCTAATATATAATACTTTATTTACTATATCAATTAAACCTAATTGTGCAGCTTTATCTAATGCATATTGATATTTTCCTTCATTTATAAATTCAAGTAATTGATGTATGTATTCATTGATACTAGTGTCATTATTTTCTGTACGATAGTCAGCGTCAGTTGTACCACATAACATTTTTGAAGACTTTTTAAATAAATATCCAGAGTCTTCTAATGATTGTGATTTTTTTATTATATCATTTAAATTATCTCCTCTTTTTAAAAGTTTATACAAATTTTGATTCATTAAATCAGTAATTTCATTTAGACTAGCACTTTTTCTTCTTAGGCGGCCCATTAGTATAACAAAGTAAAAAAAATATTCTAGAATTATATTATTGTTAGAATTCTATATTTAAAAATTGTTATAATTCTATATTAAAATAACGTTCTAATGTTTTTTTAAAATTTACTCTTAGACTATAAGCAAATGCCTGTGGTCTTTTTTTATTTATGTATTTTATTACTCTATTCATTCTGTCTGAATTTCCAGAGTATTTATTTATATATCGCAATGTATCTTGATAACAAATATTATTAATTGAGTACATGTCTTTATTTGATGATAATATATATAACACAGCTGCTACTAAAACTGCGCTACGCTGTCGACCTTGATGACAATGCACTAGCACATTACTAGTTTTTAATTTAGTTAATATAAATGGTATAACTGTTGTAAAGTACTCCTGCATTAAAACGATATCTTCTTCTAGAAGTGAATCTAATACTGGTACTCTAAAAGTTTCTAATTTGTTAATACCAACTAAATCTTTAGAAGGATGTATTTCGTAAATATACGGAATATTAGGTGTACAATTTATTATAACTGTAATATTATTTTTAATCAAAAAATCTGGATCATGCGCTGCATGATAATTCCCTAACCATAAATTTCCTCCAATTTCATTTGCAAACTCTGGTCGATTGCATTCTAACATTTGATTAGCATTTTCAAAATAATTTATAACGTTTTTAATTGCGTTCATTATATAACACTCAGATTTTAAATTAAATAATATACCACAGTGTGTTTGAAAATAAAAATGATTTTATATTATTATTATAATTATTTATTAGATGATTCAAATGAGATATGAAAAGAGAAAATTTGATGAAGATGGGGGTGCACCCCCCAATGATGCAGGGGTAGGTGGTAGCCAAGGTGTAAGTAAAAAAATAAAATCAGAGTCTGATTCAGACTCGGAGTCTAATTCAGAATCAGACTCTGATTTTGTACCTGGGTCTGAGTATCAAGAGTCTCAAGAATCAGAAGTTGATATTGAAACTGAATCACATGACTCTGACTTTGAAACCGAAGAATTAGATGAAAATATAAATACGGCTATTGATACTTATAAATCTAGACTAAGACCTAGAACTAAAATTGCTACAGGTATTCTAGAACCATCTCAAATTCAAGAAATTATCAAGGAATCAATTAAAAATCTAATTAAAAAATACAAGGATAATGATAAAGATTTTCTTAATGTAGAAAAAAATCATACTAGTATAAATGATCCATATGAACAATTTCATGAACTAGTAGAATCAATTTATGATGGAGAATTTTTTGAAAGAATACCTTTAGAAGACCGTAGGGAAAAATTAAAAGAAGAATACACAATTGAGCAAATTAATGAAATGACCAATGAATTGCAAACAATGAAAAATGTATATAAAAATTCATCACCTAGTATTCTGGATATACTAAAAATGAAATGTCCCTTGGAACAAAAACAAAAATTAATAGAAAAAGTACATAATTTGGTAAATTCAGAAACCTTGTCATCTGAATATACTTCTAATATTAAATTTTTAAATTCAAATATATCAAATGCTAATCCGGAAAATGCAGCACTTTTAGAATTAGAAGAAAAAATTCTTAAAAGCGCTGTTAATAGTAGTATTTTTGATTCATATAAACATAAGATTCTCAAATCAAAAATGTCATTTGATAATAAGGTAATTGCATATAAAAAATTAGAAATAATGGAAACTTATGAAGAAACTGATACAAGTGAATATTCAAAATATAAAAACTGGATGGATACCTTGCTTTCAGTTCCTTTTGGAACGTACAATGATATTCCTGTTAAAATTACAAGTCAAGAAACTGAATTAAGAGAATATATAAAACAAGTAAGAACTACACTTGACAACAAGCTTTCTTTTTTAGAAAAGCCTAAAGATCAAATTATTAATATTATAGCTCAAATGATTCGTAATCCAAGTGCAAATATAAATGCAATTGGGTTGTACGGACCAAAAGGTGTAGGAAAATGTCATGGTTATAATACGCCTATTATAATGTTTGATGGTACTATAAAAATGGTTCAAGATATAAAAGAGAATGATTTATTAATGGGAGATGATTCTACACCAAGAAAAGTATTATCTACAACTACAGGTAATGATAGATTATTTAAAATATTTAATGATAAAGGAGATGAATATATTACAAATGGTGATCATGTTTTATGTTTACAATATACTGCAAATAAATATATATATGATGATAAAAAGAAAAAAATTTTATATGCAAGATGGTATGATAATACAAAATATAAAATTATAGAAAAAGGATTGTCATATAATAATAATAAAGTTAAAGAAGATATAATTAAAAAGATAAAATATATATTAGATCAAGTACATGAAAACAAAATTACAGAAATAAGTGTTTATAACTTTTTAAAATTAAATAAAACAATGCAGAAAAATCTAAAAGGATATAAAACAGGAATAGAATTTCAACATAAAACATTAGATTTTGATCCATATATTATAGGATTTTGGTTAGGAGATGGTCATCAACACGGAAGTGAAATAACAAATCAAGAATCTACAGTTATTACATATTTCTATAAAACTTTAAAAAATTATAATTGTTATCTGAGTTATAGAAATAATTATACTTATAATATTTGTGGATATAAATATAAGGGATATAAAATAGAAAATGCATTTTTAAATTCATTAAAAAATAACAACTTGATTAAAAATAAACATATTCCAGATATTTATAAAATAAATTCTAGAGAAAATAGATTAAAATTATTAGCTGGATTAATTGATAGTGATGGACATTACTATAAAGAATCTAATTGTTATGAAATAAATCAAGTAAATGAAAAATTAACTGATGATATTGTATATTTATGTAGATCACTTGGATTTGCATGCTATAAAACTAGACATGAACGTAATTGGACATATAAGGGTAAATTACAACCTAATAAAAATCTAGGGTTTGATATAAATAATTCAAAAATAGTTTATCATTATAGAATTGGTATATATGGATCTAATTTAAATGAAATACCTGTTTTATGTAAAAGAAAAATAGCATATCAACGTTTAAAAAATCAATCAGCTCTTGTTCGCAAAATACAAATAAAAGAATTACCTAAAGATAATTATTATGGTTTTGAATTAGATGGTAATAATAGATATTTATTAGGTAATTTTATAGTTACACATAATACATCAATTGCAACAAGTATAGCAGAAGCATTAGGGCGCCAATTAAGATCAATTAGTTTAGGTGGAGAGTCAGATGCAAGTACATTAACTGGACATAACTTTACATATGTAGGTTCTGGTGCTGGTAGATTTATTGAAATTTTAAGAGAATCAAAAACAATGAATCCAGTTGTATTAATTGATGAATTAGATAAAATTAGTACAACTCAGCATGGGAAAGAAATTATTGGAACTCTAATTCATTTAACTGATTCTACATCAAATAGTAAATACAATTATGATAGATATTTTTCAGGTATTGAATTCGATTTATCCAAAGTATTATTTATATTTACATACAATGATCCTGAAAAAGTTGATCCTATTTTAGCAGATCGTTTGTATAAAATTAAAGTAGAAAATTATACTACAAAAGAAAAATTAGATATTACAAATACTCATATTATTAAGAATGAATTAGAAAAATTAAATTTTGATAATACACAATTAACATTCACAGAAGAAGCTGTAAATTATCTTGTAAATAAATCAAGTTCAGATCAAGGTATGAGAGACATTAAGACTAAATTCAAAATTATAATGTCTAGAATTAACACTTTACTATTAACTGAAGAGGCTGATCACATTGTTAATTTGAAATACAAACAGTTGTATCCATTTTACAAAAAATTACCAGTAGTAGTTCCACAGGCTCATATAGATATACTTTTAGATGAATCAATTGACGGTGGTGATAATTCTAAGGTACCATGGGGAATGTACGTTTGATACCCGATTATATTTAATTTTAAATAATTATTGTTATTTAAAAATTTACATTTTATAACACAAGTGATTTTTTAGGAGCTCTTTTTTTTTGAACTTTTTTAGGAATAATATCAGCTGCTACGGGGTGATCTTTTAAAAATTCTTCTAATGCTTCATTAACATCAATTACAACTTCAGTTTCAGGTTCAGTTTCAGGTTCAGTTTCAGGTTCAGTTTCAGGTTCAGTTTCCAGTTCTTGAGTTTCTTCTGATTGTAATTGTTGTTGTAGTTCTTGAGGGTATTGTAGTTCTTGAGGATATTGTAGTTCTTGAGGATATTGTAGTTCTTGTTCTTGGAGGTCTTGGTCTAGATTAGTTCCAAAGCATTCTTCTAACGTTTTTAAAGGCAGTTCTGGTTCAATTGTTAGATGTTCAGGTCGTTTTTGATATACACTTGAAACATCACTTTCGTCATCGTCGTCAGACTCGTCAGACTCGTTTTCATCGTCTTCGTCATCTTCGTTAACTTCAACTTCAGCATTAGAAACTAATTTTTTCTTGTCGGATTGTATTTTCATATAGTAAAATGCTGATAGTAGTAAATCAATAATTACAATATAAACTATAAATTTATTAAAAATACTTAGATATTCGTTATTGTAAAATAGTAAATATAAATAAATACTAGCATACAAAATTAATCCTAATGCAATTGAATATGTTGATATTTGATTAACATTTTTACAAACATTTGATTGTTCTAGAGCGTATTGTGATACTAAAAACATTATATAATATAATATATATAAAATTTTAAATAACTGAACGAATAGCCACCAGTATTTTATTTTTATTTTAGTTGTTTGGCATTACTTTTATAATATGTAATTCTTTTGAATAATCTTTTTTATTTACTTGTATTATAAAATAATAATAATGCATATTGATGGAATTGTTTTAACTGCTGGTGATTTTTTAACTGATGGCAAAGACTTATACGTAAATCCTAAACTTACAAACGGTAATCCTGGTATGCTTTTAATCCGAGCCGATTGGTGCGGGCATTGTAAACACTTTGTTCCTATCTTCAATGACCTTGCAAATAGCATTGGTACACAATTTGCCTGTACTTCAATTGAAAGTGAAGAATTAAAAGCTCATCCTGATTTAGCAAAAGCTCTAAATTTCCAAGGGTTCCCAACTATTAAATTTATTAATATCAAAGGTAAAATAATTGGTGAATACGATGGTCCTCGCGATGCACAATCTATATTAGACTATTCATGTAAAGTATATGATTATTGTATGAAAAGATAAACGTATTTTGACAGCCGAGGAAGTTAGCATTTTTTAAAAAAGTAAAAAAATGAATTTTATTATTTAAAGCAAATAATAAAAAGTATGAGCCACGTAAATATTCTTGAATTAGATCTTAGCAAACTACAAGTTGGAAAAGCCGGTAGAACTATCAAACTGTTTTATGATAAAGCACCACTTCAACTACTTACTCCTAAAATGTATAGTCCATTTGGAGTTAAAGTAAATAACAGTGATTATAGTTCTTTTACAAATTGCCATCTTGACTGTTCTCTTCATAACAGTAATTCAAAAGAAGCACTTGAAGTTGACGAAGCACTAGCTAAATTTGATACAAGAGTTGCAGAACTACTTGAAGTATTTGATTCGAATCTAGGAACACTTGCTTCTACTCTGAAACCAAATAAAGATTATCCTAAACTAATGAAATTCAGTCTACCAAGAGACCGTAATGGGAATTTTACATGTGTAGTATTTGATGAAAACAAAGAAAAGGTAAAACTTGATGACAATTCACTTGAATCAACTTTAACAAAGGGTCTAGTTTTCAAAGGTATTATTGAATGTGGTAAAGTTTGGAATTTTAACGGGCGAACTGGTATTACATGGAATGTAATTCAACTTAGATTTGCTCCTAAAAGAACTGAACAAACTGGTTCATCTTCAGCTCCAGTAGCAACTGGTGCATATATGATGCTTGAATAGACTAAATGTACCTTGCTGACTAACGACTTCGTTAGATGTACATACTTGAATATACACACGTATTATTATCAGGTTTTATTCTATTTAAATATTTATTAAATTGTTCAATTGATACAGATACCTCGTCATTCTTTACGTCGTCGTAGACAGTAGAAAGCCCCATTAATTCGTCCAAAAGTATTTCTTTATTAATTTGTAATAATATTTTTTCAAGTATTCTTATAGATTCTCTTATACCACTTGTTTCATTTGAATTGCAACTTGATTCGACGTAATTTAAAAGTGTAATAAAACAGCGTTCATCAAAATTGACATATTGTTTTATTCCTATATTTTTTAAAAGATCTGGTAAACAATATTTTTGTAATATAATACATTTTTCACTTTTAGATGGTGAATTTATATAAATTACATTAAGACGATCTAATAAAATGCGATCAATTTTTGTTATGTCATTAAATGTAAATATATAAAATACTTTGGATAAATCAAATGTTATACCGCGAAAATAATGATCTGTAAAATGAGAATTAATTGTTGAATCAGTTAAATTAGATAATACTGAATATATATCTTTACTCGTATCACTTATTTTATCAAGTTCATCAAAATACATTATAGGATTCATTATTCCTTTTTCTATAATACTACCAATTATACACCCATAATTAGATTCCACATATGTAAAATTATGTCCTAAAAAATAACTAGAATCTTTTATACCTCCAAGACTTATTATTTTAAGAGGCATATTTAATACTTTTGATAATACTTTAATAAATTTAGTTTTACATACTCCAGCTGGTCCGTGTAATGCTAAATTATTTCTTTCACTATATGGATTTGTTATTAATTTACATATAAAATTCATAATGTCATTTTTAACTAATTCCATACCATATATTTCATTATCAAACTCTTTTTTAATATTTTTTAAATAATCTGCAAGACTGGGGTTTTGACCCCTTATGACGAGGTTGTCTTCGTTATTGTATTTTATAGAATAATATTTATTCCAGGGAACTGACACTATCTGTTCTATAAATAATTTATTTTTATAATATTCAGTAGAACTAGAATCTAATTTTTTAAGACTATTTACGTGTTTCATTATTTCATCTTTATTTTGTTTTGATGTATCTAATAAATCTATATTATATTCTACATCTGATGACGTAGGTACAATCGTAGGTACAATCGTAGGTACAATCGTCGCAGGTAAACCCTTATGTAATTTACAATTACATTTATTGCATTTATTATTTTTTTTTACGCCTTTTTTAAAAATATATTGGCATTCCATTACTTACTTACAATTACAATTTAAATAAACTTTAATTTAATATTTAAAAAAAAAATGTAAAATAATGTAATTCATTAATATTAATATTAATATTATGAATGCCTGTTGTAATGTGCCTAGTAATTACATCATACAAGAATCATTTAAAGTGTGTTCTATTTGTGGTAAAGTCAATTCTGATTATTTAGATTTTTCTACAGCAATTGTATATACTGAACCAGAAATTACAAGTAAACCTGGATATATAAATTCCAAACTATCTAAAATTTTAAAATGGAATATGTATTCTAAAGAAGATAAGAATCAATACAAGTTAAAAAAAGCCGTTAAAGAATTAATTCAAAAATTTAATTTTAATGAAAATATTGAAAGTTCTGTATGTGAATTAGTAGTTTCTGTAATTAAAAGCGTTGGTTCAAAGAGAGCAAAAATAAAAGAATCTATTATAATAGTATGTACATACTATATTTTAAAATATAATAATATAAATAATTATACACAATATCATTTAGCAGAATTAGTTGGATTAGAAACAAAAAGTATATCTAAAGCCGATAAAATTATATTAGAATTCATAAATTGTGAATCTAATAAAGAAAATGACAAAATTAATGTATTTAACACAAACGAAAAATCAATTGATTATATAACTAATATTGTAAAAAAATATAATCTCGATATAACAGATGATACTCTAACTAAAACAGAACAACTAATTACAATATGCGAAGACAACGATATATTATTAGATCATACCCCACTTTCAATCGGGGTTGCATGTTTTTATTACATATTAAAAGAAAATAATACTGCAATTGATATGAAAATATTTTCAGAAATTTATTCACAAAGTATAGTAACTATTAATAAAACATATTCAAAATTATTACCATTTAAAGAAAAATTAAACAGCCTTTTAAAAAAAGGCTTCCTCAAAACTGGTTAACTTGCTGAAGGCGAGTTAACCAGTTTTGACTTAATTAAAAATCTTCACACTTTTACAAAAGTTTGTTTAAAAACAAAAAAATTATATAATTATAAAATCTAAATATGTGGCCCAGTTTAAATATTAATAATTATTTTTTTACAAGTCCAGTTAAACCTACATCTACGCCTGCCAAGTACATTTATAATTGGAAAAGAGGACCAGTAGATACAAGAGATTTTGATTTTGAAGAGCATATGTTTTATAACTTGTCAATAGAACCACTTCCATCTAAATTCAGTTTACGTGAATCTATGCCTCCTGTATTGGATCAAAAATCATTGGGTAGTTGTACTGCAAATGCTACTGCAAATGCATTACATTTTTGTCTAAATAAAGAAAAACAAGTTGAATTTGCACCCTCAAGATTATATATGTATTATTATACAAGATTAATTGAAGGGACAGTTGATGAAGATTCTGGCGCAATGATCCGTGATTGCATGAAAGAACTAAAAACATATGGAAGTTGTCATGAATCACTTTGGCCATATGACATTTCTAAATTTGCTGCCCGACCTAAAAATAAATGTACTCAAGAAGGAAAAACTCACTTGGATGGATTTAAATATCTAGCAGTTAGACAAAAAGAAGAATCAATTAAAAGAGCGCTTGTAAATGGTTATCCAATAATTTTTGGATGTGAAGTTTACAGTTCATTTGAAAGTGATGAAGCTATGCGTACAGGAGATATACCAATGCCAGATCTTGATAGAGAGTCGCTTTTGGGGGGTCATGCCATAATTTTATGCGGATTTTGCGATGAAACTCGTAGATTTACATTTGAAAATTCGTGGGGTGAAAAAGTCGGAGACAAAGGTTACTTTACGCTTCCTTATGAATATGTATTAGATCCAGAAAGATGCTCAGAATTTTATACAATCACATTTTGGAAATAAACACTTGACAAGTGTGAAGATTTTTAATTAGCTAAGCTAATTAAAAATTAAGTCAAAAACTATTTTAAAATTAAATAATAATTTTGGTGAAACCCGTTTTGGGTAGGCCTTAGCGTCTATTTCTAGTATTACTCCCCTGGCGACTCCAATCTGGGTCTTGTTGACGTTCATTTTGCCAAATAATAGTATTATTATTATGATTTATAGGCAATGGGTCGGCTGATGATATTAATACTTTTTCAATATCATTATCATTATTATTATATCTATTAGTTTGCGATGGTGTGTAATCAGGCGATGTTATAAGATTGTTATTAAATGCTGATTGTAATGTATTTTGATCATATAGACCTTGATATTGTAATATAAAATCACGATCTTGTTCTATTTTTTGTTCTAGTTCTAGTTGTTGTCGTCTAAGTAATTCATTTTGCTCACTTTCAAAATTACTTCTTGATGGACCTGAATTTGTCATTTCAACAGTTCCTCTATTCTGTAATTGTCTATTTACTTGTTTTGTCATTTGAGATGCAGTTAAAGGGGCGTCTTTAAGAGGATTTGCTACGAATGTTTCTGGTACTGATACAAGACTATTTGGGTTACCAGCTGCTTGAAAACTTTGTTGATAATCTGAAAAATTTGTATCAGAATAACCTATACCACTTTTACCAAAATTATCACCTACAAGTAGTAATCCATTGTAACTACTGACAGATGCGCAGCCACCTAAACTTGCGGAGTTGTAACCAGCAAATCCATCTGTAGTTTTATGAATAATTTGACGTTCTTCATTTATTTTAGAATCTTTTTCATATTGGAATTTGTTATATTCAAATGTTTTATTAAATGATCCTTGATCAAATTGTTTACTATCAAATTGTTTTGTAGGTTTATATGAAAATTTTTCATAATCGTCAACTTTTGTTAATCTATCTTTTACTTCATAACCAAAATCATTAGGATTAGAAACTCTTAATTTTTCAAAAGATTTATTAAAATTATCAGCTTGATTTTGATTTTCAAATGATTCAAGTGGAATATTCATATCTACGCTACTCGGTGTTACATTAGTATTTCTATTTACCTGCATAAAATTCTTTTTTTTGTTTTGTAGATATTCAAAACATTGTACTACAATTTTAAAATACTGTATGCGTTCAGCAACTTTTTTAGGTGATTTTTTATCTTCTCTTGACAATTTATCAGGGTGTGCACGTTTGGCTTTCTCACGATACATTTTAGTAATATGGTCTATATTGTCGTCAGGAGTAACACCTAGTACAAAATAAGGATTGCATTCTATTTTGTCAATAATTATAATATCTTGCATATATTATATTAATTAATTAAATTTTTTTTTATTAAACGAATAGTAATTTATTTTGTAAAAGTATGGGGAATCCTATTTATACTTACTTGACACTTGAACAAAAGGGAGCTATTATCCAAAATGGCATAGATACAAAAGTTTTAATTGTCAAAGAGTACCTTGACAGTTATGAAAAAATTAAAATATTTAATTCATATAAAATAGAACCAGCTTTATGGGTATCTGTAACACTAGATGACACTAATACTGATGTATTAGAGTTAGAAATAGCATCTAGTATATGGACTAATTATCCAAAATATAAAGTTTTTGGAAGATTAACTAATTATGGTGAAATGTACATTAGGAATTCTTATCGAAATCTATAACCGCTAGCCCTGAATTCTTTAAAAGTTTTAGTTAAGGTGTCATTAACTCCAGTTATACTAGAGCTACCATCTACAAATTTATAATTTATACCAGTATCAGTAACTCCTGAAAGAGGATTATCATATTTATGGGCATACCATTTACTAGTTCTAATTAAAGGATCGTTAATTAGTTTATTAGTTCCGATGTATGCTCCACCTGAAAAAGCGGCAGTGATTAAACCAAAATATAAATTTAGATTCGAATGGTACTCTAGGCATTTTTAAATTTAATAATATTAAAAAAATTTCATTATTTTTTCTAGACTCTAAAATGTTTATCGACGACCAAGCCCAAAGACCAAAGTTATTTAAACATAATATTTATTAAAAGTATATGGAAGAAAGTAAAAATATTATATACAACTTGAGTTTACAAAATTATTTAAAACATACTATAAAAATTGATAATAATATAAGTAAAAGTTATCAAATGGAAATATTAAGTAAAGTTTTACATAAAGAATTAACTTTTGATTTAAAATCAGAATTTAGTTTTAAGATACATATGTATTCACCTGATGAATATAAAACCACAATTAATGATATTAAGAATGTTTTAAAAAAAATCTATAAATTAAATGATTCTGATATAAAATTTTTTAAAGAAATTTTAGAAAATAGAGGTATATATGAAACAAATACTAGTTGGTCAGGTAGTCATCCTAAAATAGCAAATTTTTTATGGTTTGAATTAATAGAAATAGAAAATTATGATTTTTCTGATTCATATACAAAATTATCTTTTAAAATTAATATTGATTTAATGATAGAATTATTAAAATATAGAAATTTTGTAATTTATATACAAAGAAAATTTGTTGATAAATTGTACAAACCACCTAATGGTGTGTTTTGCCAAAAGGGGTATACTGAAATTAATAAATTATTGAGTTAAAAGTTCTAATAAAATATCACCGTGACAACTTTCGGGATGACACCAACAACCTAAGTTTTTTCCTTTTAATTCATTTAGATCAAGTTCTTTATTTTTAATTTTTTCAATTATATATTCTTTATATAATTTAATAATAGTTTCTCTAGAACCATACTGTTTTATAGTAAATGGATTTGCCCATTTAGAATTATTTTTTGGATATCTTTCACCATTAATAAAAACTACACCACTTCTACCTATATATTCATTATTTTTATTACTAATCCACTCACTTAAATTTTGATAATGAGGACGTATATATTTAACTTTTACATTTACAACACTCATTTTATAAATGTAATTAATATAATTTAAAATCAATTATTTTACTTATTTGTTTAGCTGTATATATTGAGCTAATTGCTTTTACTATTTCTATATCTATCTCTAATTTTTGAGTACCTTCCCGTAAAACGTCTTCGTTAGAGGTACTTTTTTTAAAAGTATATGTACTAGTTCTTAATGTGTCTACTTTGTTTGGAATAAATTGACAACCCCATAAAGCTTTACAATTATCGAGCTCTAAACTCGTATCTAAAAATTTATTAATTTGCTTAATTGCATTATTTGTTCTTATTATTGTAATATCATCTGGTATACAATTATTTATTATAATTTTTTGATTTTCTAATGTAAATTCTGAAAAATGCGATACTCTTTGAAATAATGTAGAATTTGATGACATATAATGTAATTGTATTTTACCATTTTTTCTAGGACTTAATTGAATCATTCCTTGACTAGTGCCTCTTTCACCTATTATTGCTATTTCGGGAAGGGGTATAGTATATTGTGACGACGATGACACTAACCAACTAGATTTTAATTCTAATAATCCACAATTTGAAGTTGAATGTCCCTTTGCATTAATTAAGGGGGTTTTCACTGGCGCAGTTTGCGACAGCGAACAAGTCTCGCCCCACTCCGACGAGAATGAGCTACTTCCTCGGTATTCAGTTTCTAGATGTAGTTTAATATTTGGTGTATTTTTAATTTTGTGTTTAATTAATTGTTCTACAATGTCTTGTTCAATGCCAAATTCATTTACTGATACAAATGGGTATTTTATAGAATTTATATCTTTTAACATTTTACAAACTGTTTTAACATATGGATCATGAAATTTTCTAGCTTCGCATGTAGAATATAAAAATTCACCCGTATTCTTGAAATGTATTATATCATTCTTTGTATACGCTGCAAAAAATGAAGCAGTTGTACCTAGGGGGTTTCCTTGTCGTACCAAACCCCCATATTTAAGTTTTATAAAATTACATTTATTTACAAGATCTACTGTACTGTAATTACTTTGAGCATTGTACATTATTACACATGGTCTTTTAAAAATGGCTGTAGGGTATTCATTTGCAAAATCTATAGAATACCTCAAAAGTAATTCAGATTCTTTAAAAGAAATCATTGGATACATTAATCCACAATGTAATCTACAATATGGTGCATTTCCTAAAATATAACTCTTTTTTTCATATAAATTAATTTTATATTGTTTATTTTTTGATAATTCTATAGCTGCAGTACAGCCTGCTATACCACCACCTACAACAGTTACTGATACAGTTTTCATTAAAATACTTTTTTTTTTAATGAAAAATCATTTTTAAGTTACATTAATTTTGTTATTATAACTCGCGTATATACTTCTGTAATTCCAGCGGTTGTTGCTACACCGCCAGCAAATGTATTTGATGATTGGAAGTATTGTTGTACTGCAAAAGTTTTAGTAGTAGTAATTGTTAATATACCATTTATAAATGAATATGTTTGGCTTGCTATATTATCAGACCATGTACTTGTACCTATTAATGCGTTTGTTGAATCTGTTATATTTCTAAGAATTGCTTTTGTTCTATTACAACCATTACCAGGAGCTTGAATTTCAAACTTATAGACTCCGCTACCAAGTGTTATTTGATTACTTGACAACGTTATTCCTATTGTATCTTCTACTATAGTATTTAATGTACGACTAACAAAACTACCAGTAGAATAACTTCCTCCATCTGTACCATTAGATTTTTGATCTTCTATAATAGCATACTGTTGTAGACCATATATATTACCACCGACACGAAGATCTGATGTAATACCAGCTCCACCTGCTACTACTAATGAACCGGAACTTACAGTTGTTGCATTTGTAGTATTTGTTATAACTAATGCTCCTGTTATAGTTTGCGTTCCACTTGTTGCTAATGTTATACTACTATTTGCTCCTGATATTAAAATAGCTGTACTTTGATAATTGAATACACTTGACACCCATCCTGGATATGTTGTATTACTAGAGTATTGTAATTGTCCTGTACTTGTAATATTAAAAGTAATATCAATTGCATCTCCAAGATAATTTGTATAAATATACCATCCTGTACTGCGTTGTATACCTTCTATTGTATATTGAGCATACAGACTACTTGTAGCAGACATAGAAACTGACAATTGAATTACAAATGACCGATAATTTGAACTAAGGTACAATAACCCAGTAATGTTTGTATTACTTATTACTCCATTATTTGCATTAAATGTTCCAGCAAATGTTTGAGAATTACTATTCATATTAAGTATCCCGCCTAATGACATATTTTTACTTATACCTACACCTCCACTAACTACAACTGATCCATTACTTGAATTTGTAGAATCAAGAGTACTCTGGACAGTTAACTCTCCAGAAATACCAAAATTACCAGAACTAATAAATGATGGATAATAATTACCACTAAGTGATATAGCAGTTGCGTTGTATCTAAATGTAGTACTATTCCAATTAACAGTATTAGTACTAGTATATTGTAATTGACCAGTACTGGAATTTATACTAAATACTATACCAGTTGTATCTCCAATATAAGTTGAATCAATTTGCCATCCAGCGTCATTTTGTACACCGTCAATATTGTACTGTGCAAACGAATTGCCACCAGATAATCTTAATAAACTTACAGATATAATTGTACTAAATGATCTAACAGTAGAACTTGAAAATATTAAACCGGTTACATCTGCTGGTGTTGTTATATTATTAGCAGCAGTAAATGATCCAGAGAATTCATTTGTCATACCTCCAATCGTAAGTGCATTTGTAATTACATTTGCACTCATAAAATGATTTGCTGTAAAACTATCTACTGTAAGAGCCTCTGATATATTTGCATTACCACGTATGTCAAGTGTAAAACTAGGACTAGTTGTACCAATACCTACATATACACTTCCGGATGATCCTCCATAAAAAATACTATTATTAGCTGTAGATGTCCATTGGGTATTAGTCCATGATACTCCATTATTATACAATCCCCCACTGAAAACAAGTGCACCAGTTGAAATTGTATTAGAATATAAATTACCTACACTAATAGAGTTAGAATTTGCTGTACCAGATACATTTGTGTCTCCAGTACCCAAAATAGTAAATAATTGGTTAGAACTTACACTCCCAGTTCCAGCGTAAAAAATATGCGAACTACTAGTAGAATCTACTTGATACCTCAGTGAGCCGTTTGTAACTCCTAATGAATATACTTGATTATCATTATTCACAGTTTCGTATAGTACAACTTTTCTATTTGCTTGTGTATTTGCAAATTGCAATGAAGCATTAGGTGACACATTACCTACACCAATATTATTATTATTTGTAAATAAATTTCCAATTGTATTACTTACATTTACTGCATTTAATCTAGTTGGTATATCAATCGTATTTGTATTTATAGTCATTTTAGGATTTGTTTGATCATTCCACCCTGTAAATCTAATTGGAGTAAAGGACAGCGCTGTTCTATCTTCATTACCAGAACCAATAATAGTAGCTTGTGTAGTACCAGAAACCCAATTTGAGAATACTTGTAATGATTGTAATTTCACAGGATTTAAATTGACTGTACCTGATTTTATATCTACAATTCCTCCTACTAATAAATCCTCTGATACAGCTACACCACCAGCTACTGTAATACCTCCTCCGGAAGTAACACTAGTGGCATTTGAATTTGTAGTATCTATAATAGATATACTTAGACCACCTATTAATCTCATAGCTCCAGTAGTACTATTTGTACTAACTTGAGTATTATTAATATTTACTGTATATGGACTATTAATGTTTAATTGCCCTCCTACATTAAGATTACCTACAATACCAACTCCTCCGGCTATTTTTAAAGAACCACTACTTGTATCTGTGCTAATTGTAGTACAAGTTATATTCATTGAATTATCTGCTGCATTTAATATAATAGGAGTACTTGAATTACCAGCGGCAAATTTAATTGGAATACCTGTTTCTGAATTTAAATACACATTATTACTATTATTTGAATATCCAATATATCCAGAACTATTGCCAGATGTATTTAAAAATTGTATAGAACTTGATCCAAGATTATTTAGATTTTGTATTTGTAAAACATCTCCAGTTCCACTATTTTTAATTATACTTACACTTCCCGCCGTTTCATTTACATTCAATGGTCCATTTACATTTAAAGCTGCATTAAATAAAGTACTAGTACCACAAAATAGTGACCCAACTGTAAGGAAAGTTGTATTTGAATTTAATACTTTTAAATTACCAATTGTACTTGTCAAAACATTTAAAGTTGCAGTGCTTACTGCGGTCGAATTCAATATTCCGCCAATAAATGTATTTTGAGCAACTGCTAGCCCACCACCAATTGTTAATGCGCCACCTGAACTACTACTAGTTGCATTAAATGTACTCTGAATTGATACACCACCAAATGTAACTAACGCACCATTTGCTACATTATCAGATGGGTCTGATGCTGTTAATGTAAGATATGCATATGTATTACTAGCTTGTGCTGCATTTGCATATGTAATACTTCCTCCTACAATAAGATCACCTTGAATAGAGGCGCCACCTGCTACTGTAAGTGCCCCTCCTGAACTTACAGTTGTAGCATTTGTTAAACAATTAATTGCTAAACCTCCATTTTGTAAAACAAGTGCTCCTGTAACTGTATTTGAACTAGGTGTTGTGTTATATATTGTTAAAAATCCACCAGAATCTACTGTAATACGATCATTTGTAGTAAGACCATTTACATTGTAATCTGATATAAGATTTAAACTATTAAATACATCTATAACTTTGGTAGTCATGTTACTCTATAATAAACTAAACAAATAAAATTTGTTTAATTTTAAAACTAATTAATTAAAAAGCTAAGTTGGTGGTAACCTCGTCGTAGGGGCATGACCCCCTTACCATATATATTTATATACAGATTTTACACCACCTTTTAACCATTTATAAGTTGTTTGACGAGACACTGTAAAAATTAACATATTTGTTTCTGGGTCCATATTTTCTTCATAAAAATCTTTTAATAATTTACTTGTGTCTAATACTGGTTTTAAAACTTTTTTACCATTAGGACCAGTTAATGTTGTTACAGATATAACTAATGTATCTGAATCAGATAATCCTGTTATTTTTTTTTTTAATGAATCAAAAAAGTATTCTACATTGATATCACCGCTTACTAAAAATTTAGATTTTTCAATACCAAGTACATCACTTGCTACTTGTATTAATATAGATACTTTATCAGGATATTCACTTCTTAATACAACTGATTCTTTTAATAGAATTTCTTTTTCTTCATCTGTAAATGTCTTTTTATTATAATCTAGAGCGGACATATTTAATATGTATGTATAATATATTACATTAAATTAAAAAAAAAAAATAAACGACTAAATTAAATTAATTTTTTAATTTGTACATTTTTAAAATATACAGATGTATCTACAGGGGTCGCAAAATCAATCGATCCACCTCCAAAAAATGTTTGCCATTCAATACCAGTAATAACTCCAGCACTTGGAATTGTAGCCCATATAAATTTATCAAATGACATTGTTACACCATTAATAGTTAATGATAATTTACCATCTGCATTAGCCTGGTTATTACTAAAAGTATTAACAGTTAATGTCATATCAACTGTATTCCATTCTCCAGCTTTAAAATTTAAAGATCCTCGCCATAGAGAATCACCATGTGTAGGGTTATAATAAATATTAGGTATACTGTCGTAACTTGGATCTTGCGGTTTTAATACATAAATATATGCTTCAGCTCTTAATCCAACTCTCCACATTAATCTACAACTTGCACCATCTGGAATATGATTACCACCAGATGCTCCCTTTTTACCAATATATAATCCAGGAAGTTTTCCTCCTTTGACTGGAATAAAATTAGATGGGAAATAAACATCGTATAAAAATCTAACAGATTTTGCAGGAAAAATACTATAAGGAGATGCATATACTCCCATACCTCCAGCTGATTTACCAGAATTTGATGCAAAACTTCCTGCAAGATAATCTACTTTCAGTACACTACCACTACCACTTGGATCTTTTACTACAGACTTTAAACCATTACCACCACTTGTTTTATCCCAGTTTAATGGATTTGCATTGACTAATTCAGTTACATCTAAATTAAGAAAGTTACCAAAATTAGAACTTGTAGAACCAAAACTTGTAGAATTACTATTTGATGTAGAATTAGATTTGTGATGTGACTTATGTGATTTGTGGTGATAGTGATGGCGAGTTGAGTTAGGTATAGGTGTACTTGTAACAAATTGTGTAAATAATAATGATAAAATTAAAAATTTCATTTCTACTAAATCATTTTTTATTTTTAAACCATTTTCAACAAAAAAAGTAAATGCAAATGCATTTACTTTACTTTGACTTTACTTTGACTTTACTTAAGCTACTGCACCTCGTTTTGTACGTGTTGGTGCTTTTTTAACAACTACCGGAACTGGAACAGGCTCGGGTTCTTCCTCAGATTCTTCTTCAACTTCAGAATCATCTTCTTCTACAGGGACTGAAACAACTTCTTCTAGAGGCTCCTCAGGTGTATCAGTGTCAAGATCTTCTTGGACTTGTTCAACTTGTTGGACTGTTACAGAAGGTTCATCATCAAGCATAGCGTAACTAGTAATAGCTTGAGTGCTTCTAGATACACGACCTTGAACAAGCTTCCATTTGGCTGAAACTTTTGTAGTAATAGATAGATATACAAGTTCAAGAACTGCAGTGACTTGAGAACCTTTAGGAACTACAGACTCAAAGTTAGATTCATTCATATCAAGATGAGTCTTGGATTCATCGAACATCATCACTGGAGTACGAGTACCTTTGTGAGACAGGAATCGTCCAGAAAATTCATCTCCATCACGTTCACGATCAAGTTTGGCACGCATACGATCAGGGAATTCAAGTTGATTTCCGTCCTTGTCAGTTGCAATACGAACAGTAGGGGCATAATAAGCATTTTCAACAAGTTCCATGCTTACTTTAGGCTTAGCTAACCATTCCTTAGAGTGAGCCATGATTTGATTTTTAACAAGAGTATCAAATTCGAGCATCTTGTCATGGAATACACGAATTTCTGGGTTTTTATCTTCTCCACCAAATGACATTTCCATTTCGAATGAATCATCTTTGTTATCAGTGGCATCTTTTTTGCGCCAACGCTTGACACCATTTGGAGTATACATTTTAGGAGTTTGAATTAGAACTTTTCCTCCGCGGTTGTTAACATATACCATTTTGCGCCCATGGTTGTCGAGTTTTACTTCACTGAAAGTGAGTTGAGAGAGATCTAGGTTAGTTGCTTTGATTACTTGGTTAGACATTTTTTGGCTTGTGGTTTTATGATTTACAGCTCTTTAAATTAAAATTCATTTTTTTTTCACTTTTTCAAAAGGCCTAGATAGTTATATATCCAAATGGTAATTTGTCTTTTATACTTTTAGTATTATATTTATTAATAACTTTTTTTATATTTTTTCTATTTTTAATAAAGAAATATATCTCTTCAAATATTAAATAAAATATACTATTACATAATAAGAATAATGTTATGATTATATCATCTATATTAAAAAATAAGAGACTTGTTAATACACTTCCAGTTACAATATTTCTATAAGAAGTTGAACCTGATCTTATTACTAAATACACTAGTGTTATATTAAATACTACTGCAAATAAAGATACATTTTTTATTATTACTTTTGTAAGACTTGTAATGCACCACACCGAAGAAAATGAATACAAAGCTAATAAAGTAGATACATAAGTACTTGAATATTCATTTGCATATTTTTTTGAAATTAATACATAAAATGCATTTACAATCTCCATTTTATTCAAGTCGTGCCATCGTTTTTCATTAATTATTAAATTAACAAATGATACAGCGTTAACTGGATCAATCGCTGTAAAATTATATCCAGTACTTGTTAAATAAGCATATTTAATAACTCTATAATAATATGACTTGTAATATCTTAAAGTGTACAGTAAGCATATAAATAAATAATTGTAAATTATAGCTTTAAAATAACTCCAAGAAATACTATTATATAAAATAAAAATATTAATATTTGGTACTTTAACAATTTTTATATGTAAATGTTCTATAAAATTAAGTAGTACTTTTGAAATAGAATATCTTAAAAATATTTCTTTATTCTGAGTATATACTACTAAACGTGTATCTATAAATGAAATACTCATTATTTTATTTTGTATATGCGGAATAACTAATAATAACATTATAATTTTAGTGTAATCACTTGAATTAATTAATTCTAAAATTGTGGAAATAGTGTATAATAACAAATACAATATGTATCTATCATAAAAATCTAATCTATATACATTTGATGTTTTATTTATTATCTCTTTTTTTTTTATAAATATTATTTCTGTATCTGGTTTGCCTGATGTAATTATATATATTATAGGATACACTCCAATTAAAAATACACCTGCTGTTATACTAGCATCTATTAAAATTGCAGTTTTAAAAAAATTGTCCATAAAATACATATGCAATTTTGAATTTAAAATTACACTCATTGAACTTGACACGATATTCAATGAATTTAAAGTCTCATTTAGAAATTGTTCAAGTATATTTATCATAATATAATTGCTTATATTTTAAGTTTTAAAATTAAACTTGAGTATTTAATTAGAAAATAAGGAATTAGAAAATAATTTATATAGAATCTACTCTATCCAGATTTTAATAAACCTTTTTGTGCATTTAATGGTTTAGTACTAACACCGGTTTGTTCTTTAACAGTTTGTCTTCCAGTATCTGCTAACTTATAGCCACCTAGATAAGGATTAGAACCAGTAAAAAGATTATCATATATTACTGATGGAAAATTTTTTGGACTAAATTGTAAATCTAATAATGGAGGCGCTTGTTCTTGGGTTTTAATTGAATCACCACATTCTTTACATCTAGGACACTGTGTATAAAAAGAAAATGTAGAAAAAATTATTGCTAAAGCTAAGAGAGTTATTATTATAAGATTCATATTACTATAAACTGAGATTTTAAATTTTAGTAAAAAGTTAAAAAAAGTAATATTTTTTTAATTAATGTAATTAATTAAAACAAATCAAAGTAAATTTACATAATAGAAATTTAAAATTAATGTAAAAAAAAAAAAGTTAATTAACTATTTCTTCAATATAATCAAAAAGTAATTCTGATACTTTATTCCAAGAATATTCTTTATCTATAAATTCACAAGCTGATAAAATATCCATTGTAGATGTTGTTTTTGTATTTTTAATCGTATTCACAAGATCTTCCAATTTTATAACATTTTGACAAAGACCAGATAAATCTTTTTCAACATA